TCTTGGAAACTAAGAAATTCACTATCTTTCGAGAAGATTTATGTAAATAATCTTTAACCTTGTTGTTTCTCTTATTAGTCATCCTCTCTATCCTTTTAGATGTTTTTCTGTTATCTCGCAAAAGAGATTGTAATCTCGCTTTCTCTTTATTCCAATATTGATTTATAGATTTTAAAGGTCTTCCGTTAATAATAAAAGGTTTTTCTATGTTAGACGAAACAGTAGCTAAATTGTTTAATCCTAAATCTACAGACACATATCTGTCGTTGTTGGGTGAGAGTTGTTTCTCTTCTACCTTGTACGCAATCTCTACAATGTGATGATTGTTTCTAGGGAGAACTCTTACTTCCACTAAATTAGATTTTGTTACCTTAGTAGGAATTAAGATGTTAAGAGACGATAGTTTAATTAATCCTTTTCTAATAAACCTTTTAGATATAGCGTCTTTAGGGAAAATAGCTATAGTTCTACCTTCTTTATCTAAGTATTTAGGTATTCTTACAGATTTATCGTAGTTGTTGTTCTTTTTCTTTTTAATTAAAGAAAAGAAAGAACTAAAATTCCTATCCAACAAACGTAAGATTTGAACGGAAACCTTAGTTGGAAGAGCATAGTAATCTACATCTTTAGAATCTACTAACAAACGATTTACCTTAACATAGTCCAAATGCTTTTTATTATTAAAATAATGTTGTCTAACTAAATACAGGGCTTTATTATAAAGATTTTTAGAGTTGAAACAGATTTCATCCAACTCCTTATTATTCTTTATTATATGTCTTTCTGTTAAATACATTATCTTGATTTGCTTTTAGTTCTTTTATTAACTTCTTGATTATCTTCTAAAGGTATATAAACCCTTTCTGTATCTAAACATATAGCCTTTAACCTACTTTCTTCTATCCTACATCACAACGCTCTTATAGAACAACTTTTGAGTTTAGTGTATTGAAAAAGTTTAATTTCTTTCTACATATCTTTAAAACTTTAAACAAATTAAATGCAATAAAAGCGTGCTAAAAGCTCTCAATAGACATTAAAAAATCATTAGGATTGATAAAGTAACATTATACTTTTATATTATCTATTTTTATTCCATTTATAATTCAAACTTGCTAAAATTCTGCAAATCACAAAACCAACAGCAAATGAATTAGATATATTACGAACCATTCTTAGTTCATCCATTGTTGTATTTTGAAAAACCCAATGTGAATATTCAAAACCAAACCAATCATACACAGCTGCTAAAATTGCAACATTTACAATAATCACCAATTCTAACACTAGTTCAGAAATTGTGTTGAACAACATCTTTTTCTTAAATACGTCTTTTACATTCATTTTATTTCTTATTTAAATTTAACGGTGCAAAGGTATGACTAAATTTTATAACTTCCAAAAAATTAACAAAGAATTTTCACATAAAAATTAAAAAAAGTTCACTAACAAGTTTTAAAGTCTTGAAAGTGAACTGATTATAAAAACAAATTAACAATAAATCGTTATTTTTTAACTACAGGTGTATCTTCTGTTGTATTTTCTTCTTTGGTAGGAGCAACTGTTTCATTTTTCAATTCACTAAAATGAACAGCCTTACCGTTTTGTACATTATCATTATGTACACGTGCAAGATACATACCTAGTGTTCGAGCCAAATGAGCTCGTTTTGGAACAAATAGTTTCTCTGTTGAATCTATTCTTTTTATCCAAGTTGCAAAATCTTCACCTTCTTTAATTGAAGAATATTCTACAACAGGCTCAATTTCTCTATTAGCAACCATATCCAATAGTGAAATCAATTGTATCAACGTGCGACCGCTTATTTCAACCATATCTTCTTGACGATATGTATACAAAGAAGGGTCTAACTCTACCTTTTTGACTTTTTTAGCCTTATCGTTCATGTTTTTCGACATAATATTATGTATTTAATTAATGTTTTACAATAGCTAACACATTTATTTTACGGAAAAAATAAAGTGTTTTACCTTCATACTCTGTTTCATAAGGAACAGCATTTTTATCAATTAACACAGTATCTCCATCTTGAATATCAATCTCTGAATTACTGTGTGTTCCGCTTGACACAACAACACCCTCTAAATGTTTAGGTGAAAGGAATGTGTCTTCTTCTGTTGGTTTTAAATCTACTAAAACCCTGTCGGCATAAGAAATAATTTTACTCATCTTGTTTTTTATTTAAAATATTTTTGTTTATACTTTTTACGTAAATAATTAATGACATCTTGTACAGAATTTAAAAAACCATCTTCTAAAAGAGAAGCAACTTTGATTTCTAAATCATAAAGTTCATTCATTCTATCTTCTGTCCCAAAATTGTTTCTTACATCTTTATAATGTTGTCCAAAAACAACATAGTTGAGAGCTGTAGAAATTCTTGTTATAACAAGAGACATAAAGTCTTTATTCGTTATTTTAAAAACCTCATCGGATAGTTTTTTATATGCGTCTCCCGCTTTATCTCGATATTCAATCATCTTATCACGAACGAAAGATAAAACATCATATTTAAATTCGGGATTCAACCACATCGCAAAATCAACGAACAATAAAGGGTGCATCCAAGTACCTCCATTTTTACCTCTACTTGCTATGTATATTTTATCCAAAGGTATGTTTTCTTTGGAGGATAGAATTGACACAAACTCTTTTGTAGAAACAAAACTCAAATAATCTCTCAATTCCTTTTTATTGAAAGGTAACTTAAACTCATTCTGTAACTCTTTCAAAACAACTTGTCTATCACCACTTTTCAACCTGTTTTCTAAATCGGGTACTTTCGCCCTATTTAAATCTACCACTGAGTTCCAACACTTTAACAACTCTGTAGCATTAAAATAACCATCTTTTGTTCTTTGATAAACAGGAAGATTTCCTATCTCTCTTTTCATAATGACGTTTGTCTTCATCTTAACTAAACTTAGTTTTCAACCTTTGAACATCTCTAACATATTTTTCAGGAACATCTTTAGCATAACTATTATACAATCCTAAAAATTTGATTTTTAAATCCACTGTAATAGGAGTCTTAAAATTCTCCAAGTATAAAATTTGTTCTAAAACTTTTATAAACTCTTCCATTTTATTGTTATGATTATAAATTTCTTTTATTCCATTTCAACACCTTCTGTATCTTTTTCTGAAACAGAAGATTTTGATAAATATTTAGTATATGTAGTTTTGACTATATTCATTATTTCTTCCATTAGTTCAGGATTATCTTGTAAGGCAGATAAAGTTTTTTCTCTACCTTGACCTAACTGTGTTCCGTTATATCTAAACCAAGAACCTGATTTTTCTATAATATCAAACTTTAATGCCAAATCAAATATTTCTTCATCTAAACTAAAACATTTATCGTAATAATAATTAATTTCGGCAACTCTTAACGGCACACCAACCTTATTCTTTTTAACTGTTATTTTTACTAAATAACCATTAGGTAACCCTTCTGAATCTTTTAATGTTTTACTTTTTTTAACCTCCAAACGTTGAGAAGCATAATAAACTAAAGCCTTACCCCCTGTTGGTGTAGAAGTTTCCCCACTCCACTGAGTCGTTTGAATTGCAGAACGCATTTGATTTATAAAAATTACAACAGTTTCTGTATCCAACAATTTATTATTTAGTTTAATAACACCTTGTTGTACAAGACGTGCTTGTAACCCAACTATGTTATCACCCATTTCACTCTCTAACATTTTACTAGGAGACATTGCTGAAATAGAGTCTACAACAATTACCGAAAATGAATTTGTTTCAACCATCTGATGTAAAACATCAAACGCCTCTTCACCTGTTCTTGATTTAACATAATACAAATCATCTAAATTCACACCTAACTTAGCTGCGTGATGGGGTTCAAAAGTGTGTTCCGCATCTATGAAACCACACAATCCTCCGTTTTTTTGAGACTCTGCAATTACGTGTAATGCAAGACTCGTTTTACCTGTTGATGACTCACCGTATATTTCAACATATCTTCCTTTTGGAAAACCTCCTCCAAGAGCAAAGTCCAAAGACATTATATTAGAAGGAAGTTTAGGAACACTCAAATCCATTTCAGAAGCAACTCCAATAATACCCTTACCATACTTCTTCTCAATATTAGATATCAATCTTTTTAAAGACTCTAACCCTTTATTTTCAGAACTTTCTGTTTGTCTCTTTGCCATAATAGTAATTTGTTTTAATGAGAAAAAGTCGTTTTATTTACGACGCTGCAAAGATACAACATTATTTTTAAATCTCCAAATAAAATTGTAATTATTTTCTAACAAGATGTTTAACTGTACCCAATTCCCTAAGAAGATTTGAAACTACAACTTTCAATTTATCTATTGCACCTATCTTTTCAGCAATATCCAAATTATTTTCACCTTTCTCCTTTTTATAAGCATTTAAAGAGATGTGATAACGATAGTAGAGTTCGGAATAAATTTTATTCCAAACCTCATTGTATTTCAAATTGGCAGATAAAGCATAAGTCCTAACCATTTGATTTAATTCTTGACGAGGTGTAAATGATGGAACTTCTTCTTGCATTAAAGGTAGCTTGTTTAACTGTTTCAAATTTTCTTCCTGAATAGTTACAAGTTGTTCAACCTTATTTTCTGTCTCATTTAAACGCTGTTCTAATTCAGCCATCGCCTGAGCCTGAGCTGCTAACATTTGAATATGTGTCATCGGTTTTATAGAATAAGAACCTGTCTTGCGAATTGAAGGAAGGACTTCATTGAAAACCCAATTTTGAAATTTCACAGCTTCTTCTTTACGAGATTGAAAAATAACCCTATAAAGATTTGGCTCATTTACAAAATTAGATTTAGTGTTTCCTAACTGCTTGGTTTTCACGCCCTCATTATTAGATAGGGTTTGTAAATCAATGAGTTGTACTCCTTCTTCTTCAAGTCTCTCCTTTAAACGTGAAGGGTTTCCAATACTTAAAATTCGACAAATGTCCGCTAAACAAAACAGAGGTTCATTATTCTCCTGAACAATGACTCTAACCTGACCAAACTCAGGATTTTCAAAAATTTTCAACTTTTCTTGCATAACTTTAAAGTAAAATAAATAAAACCCTACAAGGTTGCTTTTAGACATTGTATATATCTCCTTGTAGGGTTTCTTAATATGTATACTTTTTATGAATAAACAAATTTCAATGTCTAAAAGCGGTGCAAAGGTACAACAATTTTTGAAAACTCCAAACTTTTTGTGAAAAAAAAATTACAAAAAAATCAACCACTTATCTTAATGTTTTGAATAAGTGGTTGAAAAACAAATATATGAAAACAATATTACCTGCTTTTTTTTAACCATTCTAAATCACCATAAATACTCATTTGATTAGAATAAGGACTTATAATGTTAGAAGAATAAGGACTTTCAAACTGTTTTAATTCTTGTGACTGTCGTTTAAAATAATTATCGTCTTGTTCTATTTTCTTTTTAGGTAAGAGATTTAAACTATCCCAATAATCAGCAAGTGCAAGAGCGTGTCCAAATGCCACTAAACGGTCAGCGTTCATTCCAGGATAATAAGATATTAATTCTTGTAACAATCCTTCATCAGGAATACGAACTATTCCTCTTTTTTCAATTGCTTCTCCTTCAACAGTGTGTCCCACAGTTATCCAACTGTTTGTATAATTTTGAACAAGGTTGAAAATATAACGTTGGTTCACTGTTGATGTGTTCATACCAACTTTATTGTTTTGTGTTGCTTTTGGATTAATTTGATGTTGTACTAACTCTTCTCCATTCGCTAATAGTCTTGTATCTTTCCCTTTCTGACGTAAATATATTTGAAATGAGATATCAGCATTCTCCATTAAACACTGAGCTCCATAACCTTCTAATAACATTTCACATGTTTTGTTAAAGGTTTCTATTCTATCAGGTCTTGAAGCGTAAACAGCAACAATTCTATTTGCAAAAGGGTCTTTTATATTAACAGATCGTTTAAAAATATATAAAACACCAACAGAATCAGTATTAGATTTATCATGTTTATAAGCGTCCAAACCAGCAACATAAGTAAAATCGAATTTAGGTTCTTTAGGAGGGTCTTCAAAAATTACAACAGGCGCGTCTATATTACCGCCCTTAAAAGGGAATGGTGCTAAATCTTTATCTGAAAAATAAGTTTGTAACCCTCCATCATCTGATTTAACAACCTCTACTTTTTTACCAAGATTTCCTCGTTCCCTTATATCTTTTAAATGTTCGTCTCCTTCTCTTGCACAAAATGGATTTTCAACACGATTGACAAAACATTCAACAGGGTCTATTGGATATCCCATTTTTTCCTGAGCTAACGCGGTTCTGTCATTTTTAACTAAAGCTCTATCTTCTTCTATTCTTTTATTGGCCAGTTCCCAGTTAGTTATATGAACTTCAATCTTTTTAAGATTCTCATCATCTACTTTTTTCAAGTCTGCCATATTAGTAATGTCTTTAACAAGACCTTCCTTATAAGACATCTGTGCAGGGGCAAACATACTAAACGCCCTTCTTTTCCAAGTTATAAATCGTTCTTCTGGAACATAACTCTCTAACAAATCCCAATCCATTACAAGTAACTTGTAAGCAGCAGGGTCAGAAAGCATCATTTGAGCGTCACTAGAAAGAACTTCATTACCACCTGTTCCTGATATGAGTGGAATTACACCCCAACCTTTTGGGTTCTGAAAAGAAGGTACTGCTTGTAAATACATACCCGCACAGTTAAACTTCCCACCTTCGTCACATATCCAAGCAGTAGGTGTAGCACCCGCAGTTTTAACTGTTCCTGAATTAGTACCACTCGCAACATTTCGTATATAAATGTTAGAATAGGCTAATGACAAGTTATCTTTTTTCTTTAATCCAAATTCAACTCCCTTTTCCCAAGACGTTCCATTTCTTTCCAAAAAGAACGCAGGATGTATATTTGTAAAAGCTATGTTTATTGTTTTGGTGAGTTTTTCAAGGTCATCAGCAGAACCTCCAATAACCAAACTTTCAGAGTTTTCAACGAGTGTAGTACGCCAAGTAAGCAAAGAACTTTCAATAACAGTGTTGTGTGTTACAATTGCATTTGTTGTTAAAAAACAATGAGATTCACTATCTACTTCTATACAAACAGCTTCATCATCTCTTTCATAAACAATGTTTTTTATTTTTGTGTTTTGCTCTCCTTGATAAAACTCTTTTGGAGATTTAGGTAAAAAATAATCATTGCTTTCAAAGCCTTTTATGATTTCTTTCAATGAAACAACTCCTGAAAAGACTGTTTTTAAATTGTGTTTGCTAACTTGTAACACTTCCCACAAATGTTCATTACAACACAAAATATTTCGTCCATCAACCAATGTAACACGAAAAAGTTTTTTAACGCCCTGCGGATAAACACCTAAAACAGTAGTTGGTTTTCCATCTTTTCCTATTATTTTATCTCCAACTTTAACTTCATCTATGTTTTTAGTACTTCCATCAACATTGTATACTTTTTCCTTAACCCACAGAGCTTTTCCAAAACGTCGAGTTCCAAATAAAAAAACTCCTTTATTTTCTTTCTCTGCTCTCGCATAAGTATCAATAAAGTACAATTCATTATCTCGAATAAACGGGTTAGTAATCAGTCGTTGTTTATTTGGATTATATAACGGAGTACCTTCAAACATAGCCATTGGTATATCCGTTTTGAAAAAATTCATATGCCAATATAACAATGGATGTATAAACACACCTGCAATAGTAACACCATGTCGTATCTTTTCTAACTCATTAGAATAAAAATCAATAACATCTTTACTTTGTTCGTAATAATGTTTATCAGGGTCATAAGGAGGTGGATTTTTTATATTTTTAAAAAGTTCAGTACTTGAAGATACGTCATAAACAGTGTGAGAAATATTGCGTTTTTCGTTTTTCTCAAAATTTTCTCTAACTGTTTTAATTTTAGGATATAACTCTTCAATCATATCCTTCATTAGAAAGGGTATCTTTTTTTCTGCTCTTATCGGTAAATCAAAATCAGTATCTTCTTTATTAATATCTAACTCATAGTATCTATCTGAAATTCTGTTGAAATCAACAGTCATCTTGTTTTGAAACTCCATTTCAGATATTCGCCTGTTTACGTCTTTGATATTAAGAAGTAGATTTTTTTCAATGTAAATTATATAACGTTGCATATATAATTTAACAGGAGCTGACATCAAATCTATGAACTCTTGAACATACTTATATTTTAAGTAAGCATCAAACTTTTTAACGAAATATTTTATCCTATCTAAAAGAATATTAACAACAGTAACTTCAGCTTTATACAAACTTTCTATATCATCATGAAACACCCAATTGTTTTCTTTACAATGAGTGTACATTTCTTCAAAGTTTTTTTTGTAAGTGGATATAAAACGATGCACAGAGTTATTAACCATCAACTGTTCTGTTGATTTTTGTTCAATTTCTTTTTTCATCTTTTTTGGTTTTATCTGTTACCTAAAACAAAGACAATGTCTTAGGTTTTGTACGCGACTACACAAGTATAATCCGCACAGGCGTACAGCAAGCCTCTATCGGGTACTGAAATTCCCCGATTACTTTCTTTAAAATGTTTAGTGCGCCGTTAAGGTCTGCGTTTATCAACTTGTTTTTAGCTGACCTGAAAAGTCCTCTTTTTATACGCTTTCCTAAATAAGAGTCTTGCTTCTCTAAAGGCTCGTTATCTAAAAAACTACATTTAGAAGTGTAAGATTCCTCTGTAAGAATAACGTTAATTCCTTCTAACTTACACTTATACTCTAATTGATTAATGAAAGTATAAAAAGGTATAGATGTAAAAGATTGATTGTTTACCTTCCCTATAGAAATGTTTTGTTTCCACTCCTCGTTGTAACCGATGACAAGAGTACTTATGTTCTTGGAAACTAAGAAATTCACTATCTTTCGAGAAGATTTATGTAAATAATCTTTAACCCTATTGTTTCTTTTATTAGTTATTAATGCTAATTGTTTAGAACTTTTAATATTGTTCGTAAGACGAGATTGTAAATTAGCTTTATGTTTATTCCAACGCTGATTTATAGACTTTAAAGGTCTTCCGTTTATAATAAAAGGTTTTTCTACGTTAGAACAAACTGTAGCTAAATTGTTTAATCCTAAATCTACAGCCGCATATCTCCCGTTGTCTTCAATTAAAGGTTTCTCTTCTTTCTTGTAAACAACTTCTAAGATGTAGTGATTACTTCTATGTAGAACTCTTACCTCTTTTAAATCTTCTAATTTAACTTTAGTCTTTATAACATTGGAAATGTTGGCTAATTTTATTAAACCTTTCTTTAAAAACTTTTTAGATACTGCGTGTTTTTCAAAAACAGCTAAATATCTTCCTTGCTTATCCAAATATTTAGGTATTCTTACAGATTTGTTGTACTCTTTACTCTTTTTCTTCTTAATTAGAGAAAAGAAAGATTTAAAGTTTCTATCCAACAAAAGAAGTGTTCCTTTAGATACTTTCGTATTTAACGCATAATAGTCTGTATCTTTACTATCTACTAACAACTTACATAATTTATAAAAATCTAAATATTCCTTAGTAGAAAAGTAATGTTGTCTAACCAAGTATAACGCTTTGTTATAGAGATTTTTAGATAAAAAACATACATTGTCCAACTCCTTATACAAAGAATTGTTAGGTTTAATTATATGTCTTTCTACTAAATACATTATTTTAATTCTTTTATTATCTTTTTAGCCATTTTACTTGTTATCTGTTTTCTGTTCTATTTCTTCAAAATCAATTTCTTCTATGACTTGTCCTGGTTCATCTTCTAAAGGTTTATATTCTAAATCCTCAGTTTTGTAAGTGTGTCCTACCTGTGTAGCTTGTTCTTTAACCTTGTTGAAGTTCTCTTTAATGTCTTTTATAAACTGTTCTTTGAAAGCCTCTCCGTCTTGTTCATAAATGTGTTTCTTCATCAATTTAACAACCTCTTCATTTTTAGGGACAATTTCGTTATCTTTAAAAGAAAAAAACTGCCCATCTTCTTCTTGTTGTACCAACAACTCCAAACGCTTAGTATCTCCTTCAGAGAACACAACCTTTTGTTCTTTTGCTAATTTATAAAGTTCAACAAGACGAGAATATGACTTAGTTATTTCTCCTTCATACAAATTGTAATAAATCCTATCACATTTGTAGTCATCTAACATACTATCAATATTTTTGTCTTTATGTACCATTTCAATCATAACATTTACATTGTTATTGATACGTTCAGACTCAGAAGTCATTTTTTTCAACAGAGCGTCTGTGTAATGTAGTAAATACAAAACTCGCTCTTTCAATGTTTCTTTTATTGTCATCTTTTTAATTTTCTTCGTTTTCTGTTTTAATTTCCTCTATTGCACGTTCTAATGCCGAATAAAAATCTTCATCACTAATGTCTAAAATCCAAGACAAACACCCTTCCTCTGGTTTTTCCCAGAGTACAGGTTTACGTAAAAAAGAATAAAGAAGTGCTCCAAAACTATAATCCTTTGGAGACACTTCATTTAATTCTTTAAACTTTAAAATGTTTAAATTTTTGTAATTCATGCTAAAAATTGTTGAATTTGTGTTATCGTTTCGCAACGATTATTTAGGTAAGAATCTAAATTCTATTCTTGTTCGTTTAGTACCCTCAGAACTTTTATAGGCAAGATACACATTCTTGGTTGTTCCTACACCTTGCTCTTCCGATTGAAGGTCGAAAGTAATTGTGAGAATATCTTGGTTCTTAACTTCCTGTTCTTCCTTACCACCTCCTATTAACATTGATGGTTTTTTACGTTCTACAGTTGTACAAAAGTGACAACCAGGTTCAGGGTTGTATAACTCGTATTCTTCTTCTTTTCCTTCTACAATAATTTCGTAAGTGTGTTTTCTAAATTTATCTATTTCACCACACTCTGCTACAAAATGATCTCCTTCTACTGAAAGGTCAATGTTCATCTTGTCTGTTGATAAATTGATAATGTTGATGTCTGTTTTTTTCATAGTTTCTACTTTTATCCTATTCCACTTAGGTTTCAAACCTAAATATACAGCTCCACAAACCTCTGTGATAGATGCTGTTTTTTGTTCTATTTGACAACCACAAGCTGTACAAAATGGTTTTTTTATTACTGTTTTTCGTATTTCTTCAAACAACTTTGCTTTCTCTTTATTCAAACTGTTTAAAGGACAGCTATCACAGATTTCCCTACGTTTTTTAAGTATTTCAGGGTCTATGTTTGATTTTTGAGTGAAAGCTCTAAATATTGTTTGTATTTTACCTACCTTCTCCAATTTTAATTGTTTTTAGCTAAATCTTTCTGAAAGTCTTCTATTTCTTCAAAACTTTTTTCATCTGTATAAAAAACACTTCTTGTTGTAGGATATCGAAAATGATAAGAATGTTCTCTTTTTTTATAATTTTTATGTACAAATTTCTTATACTTTTGAAGCACTTCAAACTTCTTCAAATAAACTTCAAGTTTTTCTTTATCTAACTTGCTAATTCCCTTAGTTCGTTCGTTAAATTTTAATCTTCTTATTTCTCTTGCTAACAACAATCCATTGAGATATAAATGACCCAACTTCGGAAGTTTTATGGATATATGTTTGGATTTTTTAGCAATTTTCAAAACATATTCAACAATATAATAATATATTTTACGAACCTCTTTTTCAGAAATATCAAGTTCTTCTGCAACCCGTTTTATAATATCATCTGTATAGGCTATGTCTGATTTATTGTTGTTCATTACCAACTATTTTTGGTTCACTTGGAGCTACTTCTTTCCGTTTTCTAAACCGAATATTGAAAGATACCGATTCACTTTCATCGTTTAAAAAGAAATCTCGTAATTTTTGTAACTCTACACTAAGAGTTCTTTTCTGTGAATTATGAGGGTCTCTTAACAAAAAATTCTTTTTAGTAAGTTCTGAATTTATCTGATTTAAGTTTTTAGAATTTGTTTCTAACGCTTCCAAGATATATTCTTTTGTGTTTTGAGAATACCCCATTGCCATATAAAAAGCTAAAACATCAGCAGTACGTTGTTTTAAAAATGTTGTTTTATGATGTAAATTAACAATTAACGCATAAATTGACATTATTTTACGACAAATATCTAACTTATCATTGAACGACAAATTAAAATATTGAATCTTTACGTTCTCTAAAAATCTAACATCATAATCTTTTAAACAGCTCATTACTTCAATGTTAGTTTCCTTAGAGCCAGAATCAATAATTTTTACTGTTTTTTTGATATCTATATCGTTCAGAATTTTATGGTATTTATGTTTTACTGAATTACTCTCCATACTTACTTTTCTATACTAAAAGCTAATTTTGGTGCAAATATACAACATTTTTACAAAAAATCCAAATTTTTTTGACAATAAATTTAATTTTTATTGTTAAAGTCTTTGAATATCAAAGTATTATAATTTTCATCAACAAAACTTTCAGCCAACAACAAAATAACACAGACTGCTGTCACAACACAGACCCCGTATTACTACCACAACAAACGTCCTGACATTTTGATTTTATATTTTTTTGTATTTTTAATGATTTTAAAGTCAATGTAATGCGAAGTTGTGATTGTCGAGCGTGGGTGTTGTTGTTAGGAAGACTCAAAACAGTGGTTTAGTAGTGATTCTTAAAGCGACCCTTAAAACCACAAAACGGTTGAAAATTTGTATTTTTTTTAATCAAACAAAACAGCGAGCTTTTTTTAAGCGAGCAAGTTTAATTTTTAAGGAAATATTTTGTGACTTTAGGAACAAAATATTTATCTAAAATTAAACCGAATTATTTGTAATATAAATAAAATAATATTATAAATATATATATAATAATTATATTATTTCCCTAGTTAGTCGCGCGCGCGATAAACATGGGACGCGAGCATGCGCGATAAACATGGGACGCGAGCATGCGCGATAAATGATTAATAATTAATATATATTTATTATTTATTATATATATAAGCGATTTAGACCGATTTAAAACTTTATTTAGTTTAGCCTAAAAATCGATTTTTTTTTCAAAAAAGTTTGTAGAATAAATTTTAATTTGTAATTTTGCAAAAAAAAATAAAATGAAAATACTAGGAGTAGACCCAGGAACAAGTCAAACAGGATGGGTAATTTATGACACAATCACACACTCAGTTGAAGACAGTGGTGTTACAGAAAATGAAGAGTTTCTAAATTCTGTGATTGAGATTCAAGATTATGATATAATGGCAATTGAACGAATTGCAAGTTATGGTATGCCAATAGGTGCTGATACAATTAGAACTATTGAATACATTGGACGTTATTGGCAAAAGGTTTTAGATAGCAAAAAAAATGTAAGGGTTGAATTGTTTTATAAGAAAGTTGATATAAACCCGTCTATTTGTGGAAGTAATAAAGCAAAAGATGCAAATATACGTCAAGCTATAATAGACATGTTTCCTAAAACAGGAGGTGGTTCTAATCCTGCTATTGGAACTTCTAAACAACCAGGTGCGTTGTACGGTATAAGTACTCATAAATGGGCAGCGCTTGCTGTAGCTTTAACATGTGCAATTAAAAACAAATTAGTAGAAATGAAAATTTATTAGTTATGGATTTAGAAATGTTTAAATCTTATTATAAAACAGATTTTTATATGTTTTATATTTCTGAAAATATTGAAGGGGTTAAAGATGGGTTTTTTTATTATAAAAGTTTAGAACTTTTGGATAAATACAAGGAAGAAGTACAATTGTATTTTGAGGATTCTGTAAATTATAAACAGTTTTTAAATGAACTTTTTGAGTTAATCTTTAAAGAAAAAGATTATTTTAAATTTACTTTTAAAGATTTTGATTATAATAAAAAAAACGGAATTTTTTAACTTATTGTTGGATTAAAGTTCGTTTAAAAAATATTAAAAAAGCATTTGGAATTATTGCAAAGCCTTTTCCTAAAAAGAAAAGAAATTCTCATAAAGTTACTTGGTAAATAATATAAGTTATAAAAGTTGTCAAAATACAGTGATTATCAATATGTTATATTTGTTGTAAATGATTTTTTGTTGATTTTCTTGGATTTTTTATTTTTTTGTTGTATATTTGCACTTTGTAAAAGTAATTTTTATAGATGTGAAACTCAACAAACAACAAATAAAAAGACTTAATTTCCTTTATAAAACATCTTCAAATATTACAGAGGCTGCTAAAAAATTAGCTGTGGAATTAGGTATTTCATATGAAGATTCTTTTAGGAGAAATTGTTCTAAACTTTTAGAAAGGTTTAATGTAACAAATAATAAAATTAGAATAGAAGACTCAGAATCTTTTAAAGAGGCTTCTAAAAGAGAACTTTCCAAAAAAAAGTATTACATTATAACTTGGGAACAAAATGAAACTCCTATACATCAAGATTTCTATAATAATATATTGGCTTATAAGAAATTTTTAAATGCTGAGTTAAGTGTTATTTTGGGTCGTTATAAAAATCCTACTTCTGTGTTTACAGACTCCAAAAATGATAATTGGAGTGAACAAACTCGACCTTATTGGGATGCAAGAGAACATAATATTCATAAACATTTAAAAATACTTTCTAATATAAAAATAACACCAACTCGTAAATATCCTCTCACAGGAGTTCAAGATTTAGCAGACGACAAAACAGTAATCGTGGGACACCCTAAACTTCATTTAAAAGTAGAGCCTACTCTTGCAAACTATCCTGACAGAATGATTCTTACCACAGGAGCTATTACACTTCCTAATTATACAGATAGTGCAACAGGTGTCATAGGCGAAGGTTCTCATAAATACGGTTTTGTTATAGTAGAGATACAAGACGAAGAAATATTTTTTGTTCGTCAGGTTGAAGCAGAAGAGGACGGCTCTTTTATTGACTTGTGCTATGAAGTTAGAAATCAAAAGGTTACTAAAATAGATAAGGCGTTAGGTTTAGTGTGTGGAGATACTCATTTAGGACAGTTAAATGTTGAAATTGACAGACAAAATGATTTAATTTGTGATTATTTTAATGTGGATAACATTGTTTTACATGATGTGGTAGATGGTGAGAGTTGTAATAATCATAAAATAAAATCTCCAATAGAGCAATTTAAACGTTATGATAAGGGTGAACATCTTATTCATTCTGAACTTGATAAGTTGACAGAGTGGGTGAGTAGTAAGTTAAAATATAAACCTGTGATACCTCAAGCTAATCATAACAGTAGGTTTGATAGAATATTGGAAGAAGATTGGCGGAAGGATATACATAATGCTAAGTTTTATTTAGAATTTACTAAACGTGTTTTAGATGGTGAGATTCAAGAAGGTGTTGTTTCTTATTGGTTAAAACATAATTTTGGAGATAAAGTTACAACACTTAAACATACTGATAGTTTTAAAATAGGTCGTTATGAGTGTTCACAACATGGAGATAACGGCTCTAATGGTACAAAGGGTTCTCCTGTTACATTTCGTAATCTTGGAATACCTATTGTGCTTGCACACACTCACACGCCTTATCGTGCAGATGATACACTTTATGTTGGTACTAACACAGAATTGTTATTGGATTACAATCAGAAAGGAGCCAGTTCTTGGATGCATTGTAATGTTTTGATAGGTAAAAATGGTATAGCTCAACATATTATATTCAACAATTATAAATTTACAACATTTAAACTAATTAAAAATTGATTGATAGATGAGAAAATGGATTATTAAACTTTTTGCACTTGATTACATTGTGAATGTTGGAGGAACAAAAATTAATTTTACACGTTCAGCAAATGTAATTTTTCCTTCTCTTTTAGGAACAATGACATTGAGTGCTTGTCACAGTTCCTTGTGGTGGATTGCGGCTCTGATTACTTTAATTGGAGTATTTTTTGGGTTTTTCTATTTTAAGTTTAAACCTTTAAATTCAAATGACATTCGTTATTTTGATGATTGTCAATTGTACAGTTGGTTGGTTTTTAACAAACATCGTAATGTTCCTGAATTAAGAACTTTTAATGGAACTTGGGTTTTGATTGTTAATCCAATTGCTATTATGATTTTCTTATCTATTTTGATTTTGAAATTTCATTGATTATCTTTGCTAAATAAAAATTGTTGAGATGAGTTTTAATATGAATAATTGTTGTCCACCTTCACCTTGTCGACCAGAACCTTGTGGTTGCAAGTTTTTTGTGGATAGTAAATGTGTAATTTATGATGGAAGGGGTTTTAGAGTAATTAATTTACCAAAAGGTTCAAGAGCTGAACATATTTTTGAATGGATAGATGACCTTTTGTATAAGTTAATGAATGATGTTTTACCATTTAGAAATGTTGGAGGAGGTGCTGAAATTTATAAGGAAAGAACAACTGATGGATGGTATGAGCTTCGTACTTTAAAATCAAAAGATGAAAAAACACTTGTTATAAAACAAGAGCCTACATATATATCTCTTGAAAGTGCGATGCCCTCTTTAAAACGTGTTGGTAATACAGTTGAGTTGTATTTAACAACTGAAAAGGGAGAACATAAGGTTTCCACAATAGATTTGAGTGATTTTGCTGTAGCATCTCAGGATATCCATGTTCAAAATGTTGAGATTGTTGGTAGTGATATTGTTTTCACTTATAATAAAGTAAAACCTCCTTTAAGAATAGATGCTTCTGTGTTTTTGGCTAATTTTTATGGTACAGAATTGAAACTTGAAGGTACTGTTTTAACGTTAGTTCGTAATGGTCAACTAACACCTTTAACTGTTGATTTGGCTTCTTTGAAAGGTGCAGGAACTGATACTTATGTAACAGACCTTCAGTTGAACAGTAAGTCTATTGTTTTAAAGCAAAATGGAAAAACAGATATAACTCTGGATTTAACTCCTGTGTTAGGAGGTGGTGGAGGTGCAGGAACCGATACTTATGTAACAGGCTTTGCATTAGATGGTAACACATTGAAACTGACACAAAACAACGGTAAGTCAGACTTGTCTGTTGATTTAAGCAAATATATATTTACAGCGGATAAACATTTGACAGGAATGGAGTTTGATAATAACACTTATGTTTTGACTGTCAAACGTTCACAAAATCTTCCAGATATAAGTGTAAATCTGTCTGCTTTTAAACCTACACAAGCAAACTTAGTTCAAAATGATAGTACAAGTAAAGAGTTTATTAAAAACAGAAACTTGTATAAAGAGGTTACAACCGATTATGTATTAACCAAAGAAGATAACAATACAAATATTTTTATTAACAATGGTTCAAATCCTGTAACTATTACAATTTCAGCAGGTGCGGGACTTACTCAAGGTTTGGAGGCTAATAATTCATACTTTGTTTCGTTTACACAAGTTGGAACAGGTGTAGTAAGTTTTACTGGACATACTCTTATTCCTGAAGGTAGAAAGCCTCAAATACAAGGGCAGGGTTATGTTGTTGGTGTAGAAGTTACTCCTACAATATCTCATTTGTGTGGTGATTTAAAACAAGCATAATAAATTTTTCTTCAAAAAAGTTTGTAGAATAAAATTTAATTTGTAATTTTGCAACCGAATTAATAATTAAAAGTTTTATGACAGCAGAATTACAAAAAAAGAAAGAAGAAATTTATTTAAATGTCTTGAAACAGTTAAATGAGACATTTGATTCTGAAAACTTTGATGAAGAAACATTAACAAATAAAATCTATCCTTCTTCTGAGGGAACTGATTTGAAAAGACCAAGTTTCACATTCAAGCGTTATCTTTATAAAGGTGACCGTTTGTATGTGAAACTTCCTTTGTTTTGGGAGGGAGATGTTCCAAAAGTAGGAACTGAAATTTTGGATTGGGGGTATTCTCTTACAACAATGATTAGTTGGGGAGAAACTTCAACAGAGAAGGAAGATGGTCTTAATAAATGGAAAGTTGAAATGAGAATGAAGGGTATTAACCCTGACGAGTATTCACAAGAGCGTGCTGATTATGGTACTTTAATGCACTATACTTTTTCATTGTTGTTAAATGATTTTGAATTTAATAAAGAAAGTTTTGAAAAAGACTTATATAATAAGGCTGTTGAAGATAAAGTTCTAAGAAAATCAAGACTTGTTTTTATTATAGAAAAGTATAGAGTTCATTTGTGGAATGCACTAATAGGTTTTTGTAGGTTTGTATCTGATTTCGACATTAAACCTATTGCCACAGAGTTAGTAGTAATGGACAAAAATTATTTAGCGGCTACACCTGTGGATTTGTTGTGTACAATAAAAGAACCTGTTAAAATAAAGGCTTTTGTTCCAACAGGTGAAGTTTATCTTCGAGATGGTAAAAATGGAATTAAGAAAGGTGACCCGAAAATGAAAGAGAAAGTTTTCATAGTTCCACAAGAAAAATTAGCAATTATAGACTTTAAGTCTGGTACTAAAGGTTTTTATGATTCTTACTATTACCAACTTAATTGGGGAGCTCATATGTTAAAAGAAACTTATGGTATTGAAGTTGAAACTCTTTTCAATTATTCTCCAAAAGATGAGATGAGTACTAAATATAAAATAAAAAAACAGACAGGTAATGAAAAATTAGATATGCTTTTGCCTTTTGTAAAAGAAACTTCTTGTCTTCATTTGATGAATAAGTTTAAAAATGGTATAGATATTTTTAATGATGAGTTGGACAAAAGTAAAGTTATAACAATGAAGTCTATAAGTTACAATAGTCAGAAAGAAGATTATAAGATTGTTGGTGATGAAGTGGTACTTGAAGATGGTTATAGTTTTAATTATAAAGATATTTTAGAAAAAAATGGCTTTACAACAGATACAGAGGGAGAAGAAGGAGAACAATGATAAGGTTTTACACACATTTGTTGAACGGTTTGGTTTAGAAAAATACACAGGTTTAAAATCACGACATACTTGTCCCTCTTGTGGCAGAAAACATAGTTTTGTATTGTATGTAGATAAAGTTACAGGAGAAAAGATAGGTGATAAATTTGGTCGTTGTAATAGAGAAATTTCTTGCGGTTATCATCTTGCTCCTAAGATGTCAGATTTACCAAAAGACGCATCATTATATGTTTCAAATAATGAAGTTAAATCAGAGTATCAAGAAAAGGATTCTGTAAATATTATTAATTCTAAGTATGTGAATGAGAGTTTGGAAGAACCTCTAAACTCTTTCACTTACTTTTTATATAATCATTTTCCTAAAGATAGTGTTGATTTAATTGTTCGTAGGTATAGGTTAGGTACTGTTGAAAAATGGAATGACAGAGCCGTTGTTTTTTGGCAGTTAGATGAGGATTTTGATTGTAGAACAGGGAAAATAATGTTGTATGACAGAAATACTTGTAAGAGAGTTAAGAAACCATATAATCATATAACTTGGGTTCACACACCAACTAAAAGTAAAGAATATGGTGAAAACAATGATTTTAATTTACAACAAGTTTTTTTTGGAGAACATTTATTAGCAAATCACGATGTTGATACATTTCATGTTGTGGAAAGTGAAAAGACAGCTGTAATATGTTCAATTAAAAACCCAAATACATTTTGGCTTGCAACGGGTGGTTTACAAAATATTAATGAAAGTCGGATGTTGCCGTTTTTAGATAAAAAATTAATATTTTATCCTGATAAAGGTAATGCTTTTATTCAGTGGGAAAATAAGTTGAAACCTTTTATGGAAGATTTTAATATAGAAATAAGTAATTTTTTAGAAAATCAACCCGATATAGAAGAAGGTGAAGATATGGCTGATTACATAATTAAAAGATTGGAGGTGAAACATGGGACTGATAACAAAAGCTGTTGATTTGGTGAATGTTGCGGTAAGACAGATTTTGAGGTATCAGACCAAAGAAGACGCTCCTATTAAGACAAGGTTTGAACATTTTAATACAAATGCACTTGGTGGGATATTTAAAGGAAATATAATAACTATTGGGGCTATCTCAGGTTCTGGTAAATCGTATGTTTTACAACAGATAGAAGAAGATATGTTTGATAAGAGTTTGAATCCCGATTGTGATGAATATGTTCTATTACGTTGTAATTGGGAGATGACTGTGTTTAAATTACTCCTTCGTAAATTAAAACGTAAATTACATAAATCAGTAACAGATATTTTGTTTAATTCTCCACAAGGTGATGAAAAAGATAAGTTTAAAAATGTTTGTGATAGTGAAAGGTCAAATCAAATTTATTATTTGGAAGACCCTTGTGATCCGAACACTTGGTACACTGCAGTAAGAGAATTTTTGAATGAGCATAAAAATAAGAAACATGTTGTAGTTACAATTGACCACATTGCACTGGTTCGTGATGTTTTAGGTGGTAAAAAAGCAGCAATGGATAATTTAATAGAGAACATAAATATGCTTAAAAAAGAGTTTGTGAATGTGTCTTTTATTATTTTATCGCAATTGAATCGAGATATAGAAAGTCGTACTGATATTCAAAATTTAGCACCAAAACGTTCAGACTTGTACAATTCTGATACAATTTTTCATATTTCTGACATTGTTATTGTATTACATAACCCTTTTAAATTGGGACACAATTTGTATATGAATATTCCAGGTCTTGCCACAGATTCAGAAGGTAATACACTTGATAATCGTTATGCATACCTCCACGAGCATATGGAAAAGGTTGATAATAAGTGGACTCACTTTTTGACAGCGGGTAATGTTTTTTGGCATTATCTCAAAGTTCGTGAATTAGAAGAAGGGTATTTGGACATAGCCGTTGAGCCGTTTTTATTACCTGATGGTAGAAGGTTAACAATAACACAAGATGGTATAAAAACAAAATTTGAATCTAAACCTAAAAAGAAAAAAGAGAAGTTACCAAGTTTGTTTGGGGCAGAAGATGAAGATGATGAAATTCCTTATTAAAATAGTGAAATAATAGATAAATTTATAAAAAAATAGATAATATGAACAATATTCAAATTTTTGAAAATCCTGAGTTTGGTCAGGTAAGAGTTTTTATTGAAGATGGAAACCCTTTGTTTGTAGCTAAAGACGTTGCTGTATTGTTGGGATATGAAAACCCCTCGAAGGCTGTTGCAACACATTGTGAATCAGCCGACATAACGAAACGGTATGTTGCTCACGAAAATGGTGTTGGAGGAACTTATGTTCAACTTATAGATGAATCTAATTTATATCGTTTGATAATGAGATCTAATTTAGAGAATGCTATAAAATTCCAGGATTGGGTGGTTAAAGAAGTACTCCCCTCAATTCGTAAGACAGGCTCTTATTCTGTAAAGCCGATGACTCAGGCTGAATTACTTTTACAACAAGCTAAAGTTATAGTTGATTTAGAAAAGAGACAACAGAAACAGGAAGGTGAAATACAGAGATTGACTGAAGAGAATGAAGAAATTCGAAAAGATTTTGATTATTTAAAATCAAAAACAAACAACACTCCTGATTATTATTCAATTGTGGGTTACTGTTCTTTAAAAGGAATTTCTATAAATTTGGAGGATGCTAAGAAATTAGGAAAAGAAGCCTCTAAAATCTGTAAAGCTAACGGTTTATCTGTGGGTTCTTTGCCTGACCCACGTTTTGGTAGAATTAACACATATCCTTATAGTTTATTGGAAAATATAGTGAGTAAGAGTGTCAAAAAGGTTGTGAGAGTTAAATGATTGTTACTTTATAAATAAGTTAAATTAAATGTTAAATAGCGTAAATTAAATTTTTATGATAATAAAAGATATAAATACTAATAAGGTAATAGAGTTGAAGGAGGGTGAATGTTTGGTATTTAAACATAAATTCGGCACTTCACATGTTGAGGAGTTTATTGGTGATGACTTGCATTTTTTTAGACTTAGAATGGAAGGTTTAAGGAAGGTTGATTTTTCAAAAGAAGCATGGTTAGAATTTAAAGAAAATGTAAAAAATGTAGCTATTAGATATGCTGAATGTAAGTTTGAAGTTCCAGAAGAAAGACCTGATTTTAAGTTTATAAATGATAAGTTATATGTAGATATGTCTTTTTTAAGACGTTTTATGAAATTAGATTTTATGCAATTTAATAACATGAATTTCAGAAAATATATTTATTCTGTTTTAGGAGATAATATGGATGTTATACAAGATATAAGTGAGGAATTTCCAATTACTGTTGATGTTTGGATCTCAGAACTTACAGCTATAGAGCTTGTAAAAAAGGAACAACCTTATAACAAAAGTAAATTTTTGAAAATAGTAAAAGAGTTTAAGAATAAAGCTAAAACAGAACATAATAAAAATAGGGATATTTAATGGAAGAATTGTTGTCAAACAATTTGTTTTTTTTTTAATTAAAAAGACAAAAAAGAAAATAAGAAAGTAAATTTAGAACTTACAAATTTGGAATTTGTGGGTTCTTTTTTTATTTTTGTTCATTAATTATTTGATAATGAACGTTACTTATTCACCTAATAACACTTCTTACTGGTTTGAAGGAGGTTCTCCTTATGGCACCAATTCTGTGTTGCCGACTCAGGCAATACCTGCAAAAAAGAAGAATGAAAAGTGGAAAAAAGCGACGATGGACGCTTTAGAGCGTATAGGTGTCAAACAATTAAAAGAGAATTTAAAATTTAAAGACTTCTATCGTATGATAGAAGGTAAAATGGCATTTTCTGAATTGAGTGAAACTTTTCCACAATTTAGAGAAATTGAAAAAGCGTTCAAAGATATGGATTTACCTTTGAACATAAAACACTACGATTTAACAGGTCGCCTTATAAATCTTCTTGCAGGTGAACTTGTACAAAATACAGATAAATTTTCAGTTGTAACAGATGATGAAATTTCAGAGAACGAATATGTAAGAGAAAAAACTGACTTGTTACAAAAGTATGTTAATGAATTATTTCAAAAAGAATTAAATGTTCGTTTATTAAGAGAAGGGATTAATCCGAATCCTTCTGAGTTTGATTTTGAAACGCCTGAACAAGCAGAACAATATGCTCAAGAAATAGAGAAAATACGTATAGAGAAAACGCCTGAAGAGATAGAACAATATATGAATAAGACTTGGAAGGTTGCAGCTGTTGAGTGGGCAGAACATACTTTAGACCAAGATATCATACGTTTTTCACAAGATGAAAAAGATAGAAACGAGTTTATTGATTTCTTAGCAACAGGGCGTTGTTTTCGACATTTTCGATTAGGCTATGATTTTTATCAACCTGAAACATGGTCTCCTTTGAATACGTTTTTCTCACAAGATTTAGATACAAAATATGTTCAAGACGGTGAGTATGTTGGTAGGATACATTTTTACACACCAAGTCAGATAATTAATAAATATGGACATCTTTTAACTCAAAAAGAAAAGGAAACATTAATGAAATCTGACTCTTATTCTGAACAATTACAAAATTCTGAGTATGGAAATAAGGGTCAAGATGTTGGTAGTAATAAAAATTTATTTCAATTTTATAGTGGCGTAGAAATTCTTCCTTTTGAACAATATCACGAATACAATATGTTTTTAGAGTTACAGGAAAACTCGGGTGAACCTATGGGTCGTGCTATTTTCAAGGATAAAGATGGTGTAGAACGTGAAGAAAGAGTTTTCCTACCTTCTATAAATGACTTTAATTCTTATTCTTTAGGTCTTGCTAATATAATTCGTAGCGATTTAAATTTACGAGAAGATCTAATTCAAGTGACAGAAGCCTATTGGATTTCTTATGAGTTGATAGGTTTATTGACATATGAAACAGAAGAAGGAAGGGTTACACAAGAAATAATTTCAGAGGAAATTCTTCCAGATTTCTTGAAAGAAAAAAACATAAAACAAATAAGAAATAGAACTATAACGGAGGCTGAAAATAATCCTGAAACTAATACGGTTGTTTGGGATTATATTCCTGTTGTTTATCAAGGAATAAAAATAAATCAACGTAATACAAGATTAGAAAAGTCGTTATATTTACAAGTTGGGGCTACAGAATATCAAATAAAAGGAGATAGTAATATTTATGATGTTAAATTACCTGTTGCTGGTATTGTGGATTATTCATATGCAGAAAAAATATTTCCATTTCAGGTAGCTTATAATATAGCGTTGAACCAGATTCGTGAGTTACTGGCCAAAGAAATAGGTTCATTCTTTGTATTTGATGTTCAATATTTACCTTCTGAATTTAAAGAATGGGATAGTACTAATAAGACATTATTGCATATGCATAATCTTGTTAAATCAACAGGGTTGATGGCTGTTGATACCTCTAAACAAAATTTAGCAGGAGGTGGAATGTTTAATCAGTTTAGTGTTCAAGAATTAACATATACTAATCAGATAATGGCTCGTTTTCAAATGGCTGAATATTTTAAACAAATGGCTTACGAACAACTTGGAATTAATCCTCAACGTTTAGGTCAATCTGTAAAATATGAAACGGCTGAAGGAGTAAAACAATCACAAGACGCTTCTTATGCACAAACAGAAGTTTTGTTTGATAAATTTTCTCAGTATAAAAAGCGTATGTTAGAAATTCATTTGAATATTGCACAATACGCTCAACAAAATGATAAGGATATAACTGTTTATTATACTAAATCTGATACTGAAAAAGCATTTTTAGAATTTTCAGACCCTTATTTTCAACTACGTAAGTTTAATATTTTAGCAACAACTTCATCAAAACAACGTAAGGAACTTGAAACAATACGTCAGTATTTCTTGAATACAAACACGATGGGTACAGATGAGTTTGCGGTTGCTAAGTTGTTTACTTCTGATACAGTTGTGGAATTGATAGAATTTGCTCGTAAAGAACGTCTTCGTAGGGAGCAAATACAACAACAAGAACAACAAAATCAAATGCAATTACAACAACAACAAGCAGAATTGCAAGAACAAGCCGCTCAAAAAGAATGGGAAAGAAAAGAGTACAGTAATCAAAAAGACCGTGAAAATGCAATAAAGGTTAAGATTATTGACGCTGCAGGTAGAGCTGCTGATAATAATGCAGATGAAGCTCAAATACAAAAAATAAGTGCTCTCGGTAATACCTATGTACAACAAGAAAAAGCGGCTGCAGATATTAGACTTAAACAGCAACAAATAGAAATAGACGCTGAGGATAAAAAAGAAGATAAACGTTTACAGTGGGCTAATTTGGACAAAGAACTTGCTCAGTTAGAACAACGAAAAAAAGAAGATGATACTAAACGTTTTGTAGCAATGATTAATAAAAATTAAAGTGATAATAAATTTTAAATTTATCAATAAATTATAAATTTATAAATAAGTTTGAAATTTATTCTTTAATCTTTTTTGTAAGTTTTTGTATAAAAGATATTTACAAAAATTTATTACGTTTGAATTTGACTAACAATTTAATAATTTTGCGATATGAATGTAAGTGAAACCAATGATAATGTAGGGCTTTCTATTGGAGAATTAGGCTCTATTGATGAATTTCTCGGGCAATTGGAAATGCCAGAAGATGAATTTAAAGTAACACCCCCTTCGGTTGATACAGACAACATTGTTGAAACATTGAAGAATAATGAGGATGAAGATACTCCAAATACAGTTACTATAGAAGAAAATAAAAAGGAGGAGAAAGAAGATAAGACTTCAGAAGGCAATGTTGATACTAAAGTAGAGAATAATAAAAGTGAAGAAAACGCTTCAGAGGAGAAAAAAGAAACAGTAGAAGGTGTTGAGGAAGAAACCTCTAATTCTAAGTTTTATAAATCTATTATTTCAGATTTGGTAAAAGAAGGATTGTGGGAATCATTTGATGGTATAGAAGATGAGAATGGAGAAGTTATTCCACTTGACCAAGTTAATATAGATAAAGATGTTTTTTATTCTATAGTTGCTTCAAAAATAGAAGAAATTAAAAGTAAGGCTTCTGAAAATAAAATATCTGTTGATGGCGTTTCTGATTTTATGAAGCGAATGATTGAACTTGAAAAAAAAGGAGGAAATGTTCGTCAGGCAATGGAAACTTACAACGCTCTTACAAATCCAATTGAAGCTCTTGATTTGGAAAAAGTAGAAGACCAACGTAAGATGGTTTGGTTACGTTATAAACTTGAAAATAAACTTGATGACCAAACAATTACAGATATTATAGTGTCAAGAGAAATGAGTGGTAAACTTGAGGAGACTGCAAAACAAGCTAAATCTCAGTTGGAGAAAGCGGCTGAAATGCAATTACAAAATCTTGAACAACAAGCAAAAGAAAGACAGCAAAAAGAAAAAGAAGAGATAAAACAGTATCGTGCTGATTTGAATGATGTTCTTAACAAAGAGTTTAAGTTGAAAGATTCTACAAAAACTCGTTTGCTTGATTTGGCAACAAAAAGAGATAAAGAAGGTCTTTATGGAATAGACTATTTGTACAAGCAAGCAATGGAAACACCTGAAAAGGCTACTAAGTTACTATTGTTTTTGACGAATGAAGAAGAATACAATCAACAAATTTCAGAAAAAAAAGTACGTGAGGGTAAAATTAACACAATGAAATCAATTCGTTTAGTTCCGAAAGGGAAAGGTTCTAATTTAAGTGTTCCTTCTCAAAATAAAGAGAGCAAAGAAGATAAAACGTTTGATCCAATGTTGTTATTTCCAAGTTAATAATTGAAACAATCCTTTATTAAAAGTTGTCATTCTTTAAAATAAAGGTAAATTACTTACTAAATAAATTTAAAAGATTAAAATAAAAAGATTATGACTGACACCAATATTCAAAACTTAAACCAAGTGGTTAATGGTGATAGGGTGGTACGTTTAACAAATTCTGAGAAGATTTCAGTTAATCAGAATTTTCTAGACATGGCAACATTGTCATCTTGGTATCACCGTGACCCAAACAAAAACCACTTAGGTCTTATTAACCTTTATAGTGGAATGGCAAAACAGCCAATACCTTCTTTGAAAACAGCAATTGAAACAGGGGCTGTTCTTAAAGTAGATGGTGTTGGTGGTCGTTTCTCTTATGATGTACCTGTAGTTAAACCTTATAGTAGTAGAACAAATAAAGATACTTCTACTATGTACGATCAGCCAGGTTTTAATGGAGGAATTTTCTACATTGGACTTGACCAAAAATATAATCCAGGCGATGTTATTACATATGATTCTGTTTATGGGGAACAAGCTGTGGTTTCTGAAGACGAACAGATTTATATTGAAGGTGATGTTTGGATGCACCCTGTTAAGTATGTAGGTGGCGAACTTGGTTATTTTCCTCCTGATAAATTGGTAGCTGGAATAGAATACTTTAAAATCGGTCACGTTCTTGGTGAGTTTTCAACACAGTTTTCAGGTATTCAAACTCCTGGTAATGTTGGTACAATGACATTAGAGTTTGAACTTGGTAACCATAGAGGTGTTGAAACAGCAGTTACAATGTATGCTGGTATGAAGACTCTCGGAGACGCCAAACAACGTAGTATTGCTTGGTTGGAAATGTTGAAAGAACAATATTCAACAGAAGACCTTAATTTTAAAGACAACGACATGTTTGTTGTTTATAAAAAATTACCTGATGGAAGAGCTACTGATGCATATCTTGCTGAAACTTGGGAATATTTAGTGGGTATGGAGTTGATGAAACTTGAAGCATATCAAAATTATTTCCAAAAAGGTGCTTTGATTAAAGATATTAACGGTACTAAGCGTTTGAATGAAGGATATGTACATCAACTACGTAGAGGATTTAGAATTACTTACTCTAAACCAGGAGGAATAACTCGTTCTATTTTCCGTCAAATTTCAAGTTTCTTGTTCCGCAATAGTTCAATTCCTATACATGAACGTAGAATTAAACTTCGTGTGGGTTATATGGCATACCTTAATGTAATGCAGTTGTTCAAAGATGAAGCTCTTGCTTCTATTCACGGTATACAACCACTTATGAACGAGGTTAAAGGTTTGCCAGAGTCTCCTATTAAAGGTAAGAATTTACAAAACTTAACAATAGAACCTGTTCGTTTTGTAAGCGTTCCTTTTGATGGAATTGGAATCGTTGAAGTAGAACATGACCCTACATTAGATTATCAACATTTGACTGATGTGAAAGAAAGAGGTTTCTTTGCTGACGGTTATCCTCGTACTTCGTTTATGATGATAATTGATGATGCTCAAAGTCCTCGTTTTTCAAACGCTGAAAATGAAATAGCACGTGGTGTTAAACGTGTTACAACTCCTGATGGAAAATATAATACCAACGCTAATGTATGGAGAATAGAACCAAAAGGAGCAAGTTTTTGGTATGGTCGTAGAGAAGGACGATGGAGTTCTCGTGGTGGCGAAATATTGAGTAGTATGAACACAATGGGAGAAGAATTTTTTGCTCATTCTGTTAGTGCTGTCTGGTTGAAAGACAAGTCACGTACTATTATAGTAGAATTAGATTAAAAATATTCACTTATTCACTTTTAAGAGGGGGTTTTCATTGCCCCCGTAAACCCCCTCTTATTTTTTTTAATAAAACAACAAAATTCAACATAATAATGAAAAATACAAAATCTGATAACATTGTTGCTTCGGTTAATGGTCTTGATATTAAGGAAGGAGCAATTTACAAAGTTTTACATAAACCTGATAGTACTGGATTAGATGGTTATACACAAGAGGGAGCGACTAAACTTCCTTCTGAAGGTGTAATGGAAGTATTTCAGTGCAAGTATGTAATGACTGACCCTAATAATAGAACAGGGGTGTGGGATACAGGTTTTTATCCTGAATCACCTTGTTATGCAAACATTGATGAAAAAGAAGCTAAAGTGATTGTCAAGGCTTTAAAGGATAATATAGTAACACCTTATGAGCGTAAGTATGGTGTAGGTATTCTCAGTCATGAAAATGATACTTTTTGGAATGCAAAATATTTTGTATTAGAAGAAGGTGGTGTTTTTGATATGTCAAATGTAGAACAACGATTAACCTTGTATATGGCAATGCGTAACAGAAAACTCACTCCTTCTGATAAAATAAATGACGCTTCGTTTAGAGGTAGTTTTTATTGTATTCAAGATGTTAACAAGGTTCGCAATCGTAATATAGACAGAATGGCAGATGAAATGAGAGCAGGTTCAATGTTTGCCACTCTTGGTAAAACAAATCAAAATCTTCTTAAGGCTGTTATGAGTTATGTAGGTTTTGCTGCATTTAGTGCTGATTCTGATGAAAAAACACGTTTAGGAATGTTTGGTAATTGGCTTAAAAGTGATGCTAACAATGTTTATAAGTTTTTAGAAGCAATAGACTTGTCAGAGGATAAATCCAATTCAGATGTTTTGTTTATTTATTACAAGTTACCTTTAGCTGTAAAACGCAAAATTATTGAACGCGAACAAGGTGTGTATGTTTATAAGGGTGAACTTCTTGCAGGTGATTTGAAAACAGTTGCACGTCGTATAAACAGTACACCTGAATTTGAAGATTTGAAACTTGAAATACTTGAACTCGAATAATAATTTTAACATAAACTAAAATGAATATAGGTACAGCCTACCTTAAGTTCCTTGAAAAGGTGAATAAAAACTATACAAATGATAACATTTCTGTTGATGTTGGTAGGTTTGTGTCTTTATTTAACGCAAAACAAATTCGTTTTTTAGAGTACGTTTTAGAAAAAAGAAATGAAGATGACATTCGACACATACAGAAGATGTTAGTGAAGGATGAATCATTGGAGTTTTTAAGAAAGAAGTTAAATCATTGTGATTTTAAACTACCTTCTAATTTCTTTTCATTTGTAAATGTACAAGCTAATGCTGATGAAGGTTCTTGTTTTTCAAATAGAATAAACTTGTGGGAGATAAAAAATGAAAACATTCATGAACTTTTACAAGACGAATACAATAAACCTTCATTTAAATGGAGGGAGACCTTTTATTCTTTTGCAAATGATACCATTGTAATTTATGTGGATAACTTTACAATATCAGAAGTGTTTCTTACATATTATCGTTATCCTAAAAAAGTAGATATGAATGGTTATGTTAAAGAAGATGGTAGTTTTTCTACTAATATTGACCCTGAGTGGGATGATAAAGTAGTGGAGCGTATTATAGAGTTTTGTGTAGCGGACTTTGACATTAACAACGATGATTTACAACGTTATCAATTAGATAATGTTAGAAAAATATCAAAATTTTAAATTTTTTTGTAAATAAAATAAATAAAAAATTATGGCAATACATAAACCTTATGACCGTTATCTTGTTTCAACAGGAGCGGTGAAAACAGAAGGTGGTTCTGTAAATCTTGCTTATGGGCAGTTGGGTATTTTTAAAGTAGATACTAAACATAACAAACAAGGTTTGGAAGCTCTTTCAATTTTTAAGAACCTACCTAAAAAACAAAAAGTGGAAATCCAAGTTGGTAACAATACAGCTTATAAGTCTTCTACTTTCCCATTTGAAATTGGGAAGATAAGGAATCTACGTGTTTCAGCACCACAAAAAACTGAACAAACTGTAGATGAAGTAATTATAGGTTATAATGGTATTGATGATAGTACCGCTATGGAATTTGGTGTTGGAGAAGTTAAAAACATTAACATTCGTTTTTACGGTGAAAAGGTAGGACAACTCGGTTATCCACAAGGCTTTGTTGATTTGACACTTCCTCTTGATTCTGACCGTTGTTCTTATTATCCAAAAGACCAAAAGTGTAAACCTTGTAATGAGTGTAACAAAGTACCTGCACTTCCTGTCTTACTTGCGGGATTACAACGGTTTTTAAACACTCCTTTGAAAGGGGGAGAAAGCGTTACTGAATTAGGAGATTTCACAGTTATTAAGAAATGTACAGGTGGAGTTGCTCCTGATAAAGTTAAATTTGATTTTTATGAATTGTCTATACTTGATAGTGGTACATTAGAAGCTTTATCTGCGGTACAATCTCAGTATCCTTCTGTTAAAATTGTTCGTAAAGGTCGTAAAGAAAATGTAACTACTTATCAGTTTGTACAAAAAGAAGCATCTCCTGCACCTGCTAAATTTAAGCGTGGTGTAAATAGTTTCATTAAGGGTTGTAAAGACTGTGAAAGTCCTGTTTGGAAAGCCGTTCAAGGTGGTTTCTTATACACTGTTTCTTTGACAGAAGATAATGCTGAAACTGATATTAAAGCGATTGATGATACTGCAAAGGTTGGTGTTGTTCAAGAATCTGTTGTAAAAGGTGGAGTCACTACTGAGGGTCTTTTCACTTATACTTTCATCGCTTATAAAGAGTTGAAGAAGGAAAAGTTAGATGCTTTTATTGAAAGTAAAAAAGACAAGTCTGTTGTAGTTTCTCTTATTGGAACTGTAGCTTCTGTTTGTAAAAATGAAACAGTTTCTGAGTTTGATTGGAAAAAGGTTGGTACTTGTGATGCGATTGAACAGACTTATATAATCGACCTTCCTGATACTAAATGTGGTCAAGACCGTCTTGATGAGTTGAAAGCTCGTTTTGGGGAAGAAGTTAAAAAAGCAGACCCTGAAGTAAAAGGAGGTTGTCAAACACGTTATGAAATGAATGTTCTTTCTAACATTGTTTGTCCTGATGAATGTAGTGATGAAATTTTTGCAGGTCTTTATTCAACAGAAGCACCTCAAACTTATGATGGACGTACTTGGGTTCTTAAAAAAGAACTTGATTTGGGTACAGATTGTAAAGTTGGGTTGCGTATCAAAGGTAAACCTTTTGCAATTTATCCTTCTGAAAACTTCCGTGAAGAACTTGGATTTACAGAAAGTTCTGTGGGTGTAATGGTTTCAGGTGGTTATTCAAATGATATTCCTGAAATGGCATTTGATAATCGTCAAACTCCTTTCCATGTAGAATATGTTACTCGTCAAGCTCCACGTACTCATGTGGGAGGTAATATGTGGCAGTATGAAAGAATGGGTCGTACTTTCTTTACAGGTTCAGAAGAACATACTGATAACATTTCTAAACTATTACTTGGTGAACAATCATTGTTCCCTGCAGGTGCTCAGCTTTTGGATTATGTTATTGAGGTTGAAAGAGAAACATTCTCTCAATCGTTTGCTCAAAAGTACAATGAAAGTATAGAATACCACATATTGGTTCAAATTGGCAAACATAAAGAAATTGAAAAATTGTTGAATTTGTTGGTTTCTGCAAACGGAATAGACCCCGTTCGCGCTCTTGCTGAGTAATCGGTAAAGACAAAATAGGAAAGAGGGGTGAAACAAACCCTTCTTTCCTTATTATTTCTAATTAAAAACTTAATACAGATGACTAATCAACAGTTTGAAATTATTTGTCACAATCTGAATTGTCTTTCAAAGGGAATCAGTTCAATTCCTGGTGGAGGCGGAGGAGGTAGTGGTCAAAATTACAACCAAAAATTAGATTCAATTATAACTCAATTAAATAACTCAGTTTCTAAGTCTGATGAAGTTCTTACAGAAGTAAAGAAAGTTACTACTGAGGTGACAAAAGCCACTACTGAGATTACAAAAAGTTCACAGGCTGTAACAACATCTTCTCAAAAGGTTTCAGAAATGAAAACATCTGTTGATGGATTAGTTACTAAAACATCAGAGTTAATTGAGTTACAAAAGGAAACAAACACTTCACTTACTACTCTTGGGAATGGTATAAGGGAAGTTAAAGAAGCAATTAAGGATAATAAAGATAACATTGTCAGCAAGTTAGACAAAGTTGTAGAAAAATTAACAGAATTAATTGGAAAATTCCCATAATATTACTAACTTTGCACGCATAAAATGACAGTTCAAATTTCTTTAATTGGAGAATATTTTTATAAAATGCTATATGCTAAAAACGGAGCATTAGCTATTTTCTCAGCTTTATTTAGTTCAATTAGTGTTACAGAAGCCTTTTCGGCTTTTCAAGGTTTTGATAAAGCACACATTCTTTTACCTTTAACTGTAGAAGCAGTGTTTATATTTTTGTTTATGTTATTTACATCGGTAGATATGATAACAGGTATATATGCTGCTAAACGCGTTAATAAACAGAGAAGTAATCCTTTACCAAAGGTGGTACAATCATTTAAGTTGTGGCGAACTGGTTGGAAATTCTTTTCTGTAACTATGGTTACAGTTGCTCTTACATTTTTGGCTTTGGTTGCAGAACTTGCAGGTTCAAGTTGGATGTATACAGCCTTTTTGTGGGTTACTGTTTGGTTTTGGATAATTGTAATAGGTTTTGAATGGAAGTCTATTGGTGAAAATATAGAAAGAGCATCTGGTGATAAACCCGCTATTTTTAAGTTTTGGGATAGACTTTTAAATGTATTACAAGTTGCTGGATTAAGACGTGTTTCTAAAACAATAGCAGGAGAAGATGTGGATATTGAAGAACCAACAGAAGAAGTAGTAAAATATACAAAAGATGAACAAAAAGTTTAAACGGATAGTGTTGGATTTTGGGCACGGTGGTTTGGATAGAAACGGAAAGTATACAACTGACCCTAAAATCGGTAAATTGCATAAGTTTCCAAACGGGGATATTGCTTATGAGGGTGTGATTAATAGATGGCTTGGAGAAGCCATTGTAAAGGAGTTGCGTTTACAAATTCCTGATTTAGAAAGAGTTTTTACAGTACATTATACAGATTCGGCAGATGTTCCACTTGATAAACGTGTAGCAAAAGCAAATAGTTATGATGCGTTTGAAACAATTTTTGTTTCAATACACTGTAATGCTGCTAATTCCAAAGCTCGTGGTTTTGAAATCTATACTACTAAAGGACAGACTGATTCTGACATTTTAGCTGAATGTATTGCCAACGAGGTTGAAGTGTTATATAAGTCGCTTGGTTTAAACTTACGTTTTGATAAATCTGATGGAGACAAGGATAAAGAATCAGATTTCTATGTTTTACGTAAAACAAAATGTCCAGCGGTGTTGTTAGAAACATTATTCTTTGACAACGCTGAAGATTTTAAAGTTCTTCGTAATCCTAAGTTTCAAGAAGACTATGCTAAAGCTGTAGTGAAAGGAATTAAAACATTTATTAATAAAGAAAGCTAAGATTTAGGTTTCAATATAAAACGAAAAAGACTCTTTACAATTAGGTAGGAGTCTTTTTTTTATTTCTAAACTTATTGATTTTGTTATTTATAAAATATTTTATATCTTTGTGCAATGAAAGAAAAATAATTCTTTACTAAACAATTTTAAAAGACTAGTTAATGGAACGAGTTATAAAATTAAGAAGGTTTGGGAACGGAGATACTATTACTAAAAGTAATACTCAACAAACTCCACCTCCACCTAAAAAACGATTTGGTCGTGCTTATACCACATATAGACCTTTAACTACTGCTGAGAAACTTGATGTTGCTCGTGGAGCGTTGGGAGTTGATGTAGACCCTTCTTTAACAGAAAACGGTCAGATTTTTGATTTGTCAAGACCTGTTACTGAGATTTACATGGAAAAACCTGCACCATTTGATTTGGGAGCATATGCAAAAACAGGTTACTTTCAACAAGAGTATGACCCTTTGACAGAAGGTTATAGAATTTATCCTACTTCTAAGTTTGTTTTTGACAAAGGAGCTTATGAAGATATGATGAGTAAAATTTTATCTTTACCTCAAAATAAAGATAAACGTTTCATTTCTTCATATGGTTATAAACCTCAGATGAAAAGAGGAGGTCTTTTTAGTCCTGCTGAACTTGCGGAGATTGAAGAAATGGGAAAGTATTTCGGGGGCTTTTCACGAAATAGTAATGAAGAGCTCCCTGAATTTGCCTTTGGGGGTAAAAAAAAAAGAATTTCTGAAACGGTAGATAATAGTGATTTAGAAGAAATGACAGTAAGTGGAGCATTGATGAATCCGTTAGTGCGTCCACTATCTCCTATTGTAACAACAGGTGTTAATAATCAACAGATACCTAATTATGCAGGTGATTGGGCTGCGAATCGCGTTTTTAACGGTTCAATGTTAGATGGTAGTAATACTTATAGTAATTTAGATGGAACTCTCCCTGTAACAAGTCAAGGCTTAGCTCCTTTACCTGCACAAGGTGTTAATAATCAACCTGTTCCTAATTATAATCCTGATTCTAACTGGGTTCGACCAAGTTATTTTAATGGTCAAATAATACAAGGAGATGGAAGTTATTCTCAGTATGATGAGCAAGGTAATCCAGAAACAGTTTGGAAGAATGGCGAGGAAGGAACATATAACGAACAGTCACAAGCAAATCAGACCAGTCCTTATGATGTGATAGGAGCAGGATTATCAATTGCAGGCGCAGATATTGATACGGAAGGAGCTCTTTTTCAATTAGGACAATCTTTGAACTTTAATGCTGACAAATATGCTCCCGAATATAAAAATGTTGCGAGAGCGGGTAATATAGCTCGTTTGGTAGGTGCTGTTGGAAAGTCAGTGTTGGCGGGTGTTCGAAACATAAATGCAGGAATGGGTTATCAGAATCGTATGCAAAATTATAAACAATGGTATGATTCAAAAGAAGCTGAAAGAGCTAAGGGTAAATATCAAGTAGCAGAAGATGGAGGACTTATTCAATATTTGGCGAATGGTGGAAAAGTTGATGATATTTATCCTGAAATGTTAATTTCTGGTAATTATACTACGGGAGTAAAATCAGACCAACCTGCTAATGCAGAAGTTGAAAATGGAGAATATTTGCAAAATCCTGATGGTTCTGTACAACAAGTTGTAGGAAAATCTCATGATAATGGAGGTGAAGCAATGATGTTGGAGGAAGGAACTAAGGTTGTTTCAGATAATCTAAAGATAGGTAAAGAATTATCTAAGGATATAAATTCTAATTTTGACCTTAAAACAAAACCAACAGATACATATGCTACGGTTATTGATAAATTCAAAAAGAAGAATAAATTTTACGAGTTAGAGAAAGAAGAAGAAGAACTTTTGGAAAAAGCTGAGAAGAATGAAAATGTCAAAAGTGCTTCTACTAAGTCTTTGAATAAGGAACGCATTTCAGAACAATTGAATGAATTAGATGAACAAAAAGCAGAAATGCAAGAAATGCTTTCTCAATTTACAAATTATATATTTCAAGCTCAACAACAGGCTAAGGGTGAATACAATGCTGAAGGTGATGCTGTTCCAACTGAACAACATTCTCCAACTCCTGAAGAAACACAAATGTTACAAGATGAGTTGTCTCAACAGATGGGTGCTGTTACAGCTGATGAAGATGTTAATAATCAACAACACGAACAACAAATAGGTCAGAGTATGTCTCTTGGTGGTTTGGTAGAAGACCCTCGATTTATAAATCTTGTAAAACAATCAGGATTGTCTCCTGAGAGAGCACGAGAATTGTATAGTTCGTTTAAAGATGGGGGCTATGCAGGATTACAGAAATTTGCAGATGGTGGTAAACCTAAGAGGGAAACCAAGAATTTACGTGTAGATTCTCCTTATTTGATAGAGCGTGCCGAGAAAGACCCTGAGTTTGCTAAACAGTTAGCAACTTTCTTTAAGTATATGAGATTAAACCCGTATGCTTTAGTTGAACGTGATACACAACATTATAACAAGAACACCAATTTGTATGGTGGAATAGAAGACACTGTTGATAATCGAATGAATTGGCTTTATAATAAAAATGAAGACTTACTTAATTTTTATGAAGACAATAATGGTAAAAAACGTATTAAGAAAGGTCAAGAAGGAGCTTATCAGAAGAAATATGCAGAACTCTCAGACAAACAAGTGAAACGTTTAGTTGAAAAGGGTTATTGGACACAACAACAAGCTGACTTGTTTAAAGATTATATCTCTTTTATGGATAAACAAGATACAGCACGTGGGTTTGATGCTAAGGTTGGAGATTTTACTTCTTCACGTTCTTTTTTAGGTATTCCTATTTTTAAGACAGAAGAAGAAAAGAAAATAGCAGAAGATAAGGGTATTTTTACTTTAAAACAGTTTAAAAAGGCTTGGGAAAAAGATAAAGATAGTCTCATTAAGGCAGGAATTAGTCAAGAATCATTTGATAATGCCAAGAAAGAGTTGGAGGAAAATGGAGATTTAGATATGGGAATGTATTCTTTTGACAAACCTGCTCCTGAACCAACACCTGAAAACCCTACTCCTGAACCAACACCTGAAAGAGAAAAAGGTAAACCTGTCACATTTGACAATCCTTCAAGAGGAGCAGTGGACGCACCATTTGATTATTTGTTGTTTCCCGACCAAACACCTTTAACTCCTGATGGTATCGTTCCGCATTTAATGGTTGATAGAATGTATGAAAGGTTAGACCCTGTTAGAATAAGTTATGAACCTCAAATGGTAGAAGGTCAAAGGCAACTTGCACAGTTACAAGATAGTGTTGTAAGTCTTCCAGAAACAGCAAGAGCCGCTGTTCTTTCTAATGCTATGGCTACCACTCAACAAAATTTAAATAATGTAATAGGACAAACGCAACTTGCTAATCAACAAAACGAAATGCAGACTGAACAGTTTAATATTGGTCAGTCTAATATGGAGGAAAATGCAAGAGCTCAAGATTTATTGAACTTTGAACAACGTCAGTTGATGGCTTATGAAAATACAGTAAGAGACTATAACGATTGGTTTGAAAAGGTTCAGAATAATCGTATGAGAGAGTGGGAAACTCGTAATAGAATGGCTCAGGTGAACCAATTAACTGATAATTATAAAACAGATATTTTTGGTAGAACAAGAGAAATAGATACAGGAGAACGTTGGGATAATAACGGATTTGCTTTGGATTATGAACGTTTGTCGGCAGAAGTTTCTAAAAGATTAGCTGAAGCTAAGTTGGCAGAAGAAAAGGCAAAAGCTCTTGCAGCAAAACAAGAACATGAAGCAAGTATGTCTATTGTAAAAGGGGCTATTGGTAAATACAACAAAAAAGGATAAGGAATGGCAAGTGCATACGGACACAGACGAGAATATAGGGAATGGGTAAATCCATACGATGTTCAGTTGACAGCTCAGATACAAACATATCGTCAACAAAAACATGATGCTAATTTTGAGAAGATACAAAATCTTTTAGACCAATATGGTTCTATGGATTTACTTAAAGATACAGATAAATTGTATTTATATTCGCGTCTTCAAACATTAACAGATAAAATAAATCAGAGAGGTACAATGAAACTTGACTCCAATGGGGTGACAAGAGAGTTGTCTAATATTGTCAAACAAGCTGTTGATGCAAATGTCATTACAGCCTACCAAATGACACAACAAGCGAAAGGTACTATTAATGATATTGCTGAAGCTAAGAAATTGGGTGCAAAAGGAGGTTATTCTGAAGTGAATGAAGCTGAAGCAATGGAACCTATAAACACATGGATGAACGATGGAAAAGTAGGTAGTACTTTTGTTAATAGAGGTTATAAAAAATATGTAGACTACAAAAAGGAGCTTCAAGATAAAATGACAGAGTTATATAAAGACTCTGAACAAACTATAGATATACCTGTTGAAGGAGGAAGATTTAAAAGAACGACAGTTAAAGGAATGACACCTTCTGAAGTATCTCTTTACGCTTCTACTTTACTAAGTGATGAAGGTAAGCAGCAACAACAATTAGATGCAAAGTGGAGAATATATAAACAAAGTACTCCTGAACAGTTAGGTTCTTCTTTTAATCAAAGTTTGGATAGTTCTATTTCTGAGTTAAAATCACAGTTGGAGAATGTTAAAGACAAAAATTCAACAACCGCTGTTTATTTGAAAGAAAATATTGATAAGTTAAATTCTGTTAAAGACAACTATCGTATTTTAGATACAGACAGTGAAGATGTTCGTCAGCAAAAAGGGTTAGCTCAGGCTAATTATTTACAACATAATGCTGATATGAATGGTTTACAAGCTATGTATCGTATGAAAACTATTAAAGAAACTTACGAAACAGACCAAGCCTATTGGAATCAAGCAAGAATGAATTTTGACGCTTATCAGAGAGATTTGGATAGAGCTTTGAAACGTGAACAAATGGAGATAGGTTTGCTTAAAGAAGGTTTACGTTATAATGCTAAGACAGGGCAGTTGGAATCTGTTGACGGAGCAGGTGTTCCATATGACCCTGCTATCAATAAGGCTACTGCTGATAATACTTCACTTGATACAAATGATTTACAAAACGCAGTAGATGTATTTCAAAACCGTTTACGTAATCTTATTAATGAATCTGATTCAACAGTTGATGATTTAATAGCTAAACTTCCAAAAGAATTAAAAAGTAATTATTATAATTATTATAAAGATAATAGTGGAGAACCTAATAATTATGTAAGAAAAAGAGTTGCATTGGAATCTGTTATCGCAGATAAGTTTACAAAAAAAGACCGTTTGACTTTTAAAGATGAGCTTCGTAAGATGAGTGATAATAAAGCTCGGCTATACGCTTGGTGGAAAAAAGATAGAGAGGTTACACTAAAAGCGTCTGATGATATTGTAAGTCTTTTGATTAGTAAAATACCTGACTATCAGTCTTTATCTGATAGAGAAAAGACAAGTAGGTTGATGTATCAAGTTCAAAGAATTGGAAGTGATAATGTGACTTTGAGTAATGTAGATAAAAAAGCATTGATTAGGGTTGCAATGACGGAAGGTGGGAAAAAGAACATAAATGAAAATGATTTTATGAAACTAACATCACAAGGAACTGTTTTGACCAATAAAGAGTGGCAAGACATGTTTGTGAAATATCCTTATTTAAAGGGTGTGTTGGGATTAAGTTATGGTAATTATCCTATCAAACCAGTTAAAAGAAATGAAAGAGGTCTTGTAGAATCTGTTATGGTTAACTTTTATGCTCGTGAAGGTTCAGACAAAAGCGGAGATGATTATTTCACTTCAATGGGTTTAAAAAATTATACAGCTGAGCGACTTTCTAATTTGTACTATCAAGGGGGTACGACTTCCTTTACAATGCCTACATTAACTTCGAAAGAACGTGAAAAGAGTCCTACTTGGGCTTTTGTTTCAAGTGTTATAAATAATGAAAATAATGTACAACCTCATATTCTTCGTAATGGAGAAGTGATAAAGTTAGGTAATGATGACGCAAGTAATAAAATAAGAGACGATTTGCGTAAACGAGCTAACGATGGTGCACCTACAATAACTTTTAATAAAGGAGATAAATTTTTAATACAAATAGATGGTTATGAGATTGTAGGAGACATGTCAAAAGCGTTTGATTTTGCAAGTAGAGATGGAATGGAAGCATTTAGAAATGTTGTCTATATGAATTATAATGAAAAGGGAGGTTTAAAAGAAAAACCTCTTCCTATTAATTCTACTGTAAAATTAAATGGTGTTGAAGATTACCGAAATGAGGATTTTTATAATGACGAGGCGGGTAATAAGTTGAAAGAGATGTTTCGTAATGAAAAATTGTTAGCAGGAGGTGACGCGTATAAACAAGAATTAAAACCTAAAGTACAAGAAATTGCACCTTATTTATCTGCAATGAATGTAGATTATAAGAAGTTATATAACGCAATAGATACTTTTGTGGATAGAGGAATGATGGGTAATGTTTCAATAACAACATCTCCTCCTGATAGTCAAAACAAGCAAACTATAACATTTTCTCTTATTAATGGAAAAAACACATTGAGGTTTTCACGTAAGTTCGAGTCTTTAACAGAGGGTGAATATGAGTTTTATTTAAACGCTATGGAACATTGTCCTCAGGCTTTAGCTTATGATATTGCACAAAACTGTTTAGAAACAAAACAAGGTGTGAATGATTTTGTGAGATTTCTTAAAGGTCTCAATGTAGATGTTTCTTTACAACAAAAATAATTTTCAACAACTTATTAACAACTTTTCAACAATTTTTCAATAATTAATTAGATGGATATTCTTAACGATATAGCACAGTTAAAACCAATACCTACTGATTTGGGTGTTTACGATTCTGCAATTAATGATGTTGATAAAATAACAAATTCGTTTTCATTACCTCAAGCACCATCGTTTGTTGTACCTGAAACTCCTGTAGACACAAACATTAGTCCTGATGTTTTAAACATTATAAAAGGTTTACAGAATAATGTTCCTCAACCACATTCAGAAGATTTGACAGCTTTAGCTAAAGCGGGAAGTGGTGATTCTATACCTAAGTCTGATTTTTTTAAAGTAGATAAGAATGTTGTAACTCCTGATATGTTGCCTGATTTTACTTATAAGAATTTGCTTGGAGAAACTAAGTTGAAGTATGATACTTATGAGTATGGAAGAAATAATGAAGAGATACAGGCATTAAAACAAACTCGTTTAGAGAAATGGGGTAAAGGTCTTACTTCTATGTTGGGTAAGTCACTTGTTCACGCAGTGGGAGGAACTGTAGGTTTAGGTGTGGGAATACAAAAATGGATTGAAGAAGGAAACATAAAAGCGTTTTATGATAATGATTTTGCAAAATCTTTAGATAGATTAAATGAATCGTTAGATAATTCTCTTGCTGTGTATAAGACACAAGAAGAGGAGAATATGAACATTTTGCAAAAAATGGGCACTGCAAGTTTTTGGGCAAAAGATATGACTGATGTGGGCGCATTTATGTTAGGTGCTGTTATTGTTGGTAAAGGTACAGGTTTATTAACGCGAGGTTTGCCAAAAGTTGCTACAAAGTTAGCTGCAAGAAGTGGAATGCAGGCGGTTAAAGCAGCAGAAACAGTGGCTTCTACCGCAGAGAAGGCTCGTTTAATGTCTACTATTAAATCACCTATTAAACAACTTTTACATTCAATGACGAATGGAGGTTCTACTCTTAGAGGAGGTGTTTTTGGAGTAGCGCAAAATGCTAATAATATAGGAAAACTTGTTAAGGGAATAAACACGTTTGGACAGGTTACAATGTCTGCTACATATGAAGCGGGGGTTGAAGCAAGACAGGCTTTACAGTCAATGATTGATAATTATGTTCGTCAATATCGAGAGTTTCACGGTGAAGACCCTTCAGAAGAAGAATATTCCGCGTTTGTAAAAGATGCAGTAGATAAATCAAATATTGTATTTTTATCTAACATACCTTTGGTTGCGTTAGGTAATTATGCAACAGTTGGTCGTATTATTGGTTGGCAGACACCTAAGTTTCTTCAACGTGTTGGAAAAGCATTAAACCCTGTGAGATGGGGAGAAAAAACGGCACTTGCAGGTGTTTCTCGTGCAGGTTCAACGTTTGCCTTTGAAGCTCCTAAAGGGTTTGCAAAATTTGGAAAGAAATTCTATAGTTTAATGGAAGCTCCTATAAAGGAGGGTCTAATAGAAGAAGGAGGTCAAAATTTTGTATCTACTTTTGCTCAAAACTATATGGCTACAAAGTATGACCCTACAGCTGGTTCTGAAAACCTTTCTTTTATGGGGGAAATGAGTAAAGCACTTTATGAAGCCTATGGGACAAAGAACGGTTGGAATCAGATAGGTGTAGGTATGCTTATTGGTTTATTGGGCTCTCAGGCAGGTAGAGCTACTGAAGCGCATCGTTCTGGTAAAAGTGTAGGCCAGAGTATTGGTGCTTTTTTTACATCGGATTATACTTCAGAACTTAAAAGGGGTGAAACATTTGTAGATGAGTATAAAAAAATAACGGAAGAAAATAATAAACAATGGCTTTCACAAGAACAATTTGATTCATTCAATCGTCTTGCTTCTCTTAATCAACAACGAGTTGCAGATAAAAAAGCAGAGTTGTCTAAAGATGAAAGAGAACTTTCAATGATAAATAGAGCAAATCAACTTGCTCAATATCGTTTGGCTCGTGAGTATGGAATGGAGGACTTCATAGGAGAACAGATGAAGTCTCAAATTGATTCTTTAAGTACAGAAGATTTGAACGAACTTGGTGTGAAAGAACCACAACATCAAGAATATAAAGATTTTTTAAAAGAACAAGTTGATTATCAGTTAAAAGTAAATGAACAAGCCTATGATATAGCTGAAAATTTACATGAAAACCTTATGTCTCAAGGACAGCTTGAAGAGTTTGCGAAGATGAATGTAAGTCAATCTGATTTAGTGTTCGCTACCGCTTTGGAGCTTTCGATGGGATACGACGCTGTCGAAAGAACTCAACAACTTGCAAAGGATTTAGAAGATTTATTTGGTAATGAAGGTGCGGGTAACGCAGTTCTTTTGCGACAACACTTAAGTGAAACAAAATTTAAACAGTTAGAAGAAAAGAATAAATTAATAAAAGAGCAAGAACAGTTATCTGAAAAACAGAAGGAATTGGAAAATGTTCTTTTAGCTGAACGTAATAGAACGGTTACAGACCAAAAACAGATTGAAAAAAATGCAGAAATTAAAAATACTAAACTTAATGAAGTATTAGAACAAATTTCTCAGAATGAACAAAAAATTAGAGAAGTAGATAATAAAATACAAGCTCTTAATTATAGACAAAATCGATTAGAAACAATAGACGCTAATACTTTGTTAGGTGGTATAACAAAAGGATTAGAGTTTTGGGGAGGTATTGTTAATTCACAATCAGAATTAGATAACGCTTATTCTAAGTTACAAGAATTAGATGATGTTGTTAAAGGTGCAAGAGAAGAATTAAATGACCCTAATACATCTAATTCTCGTAAAAAAGAATTAGAAGGTTGGTTAGACCGTTATGCTTATTTGGTTTCTAATTTAAGACAAAATGTTTCAGCTTATAAAATATTACATGACAATTTTATAGAAAGAACAAATCCTCGTTATGCTTATAGTAAGTTTAAGGAAGAGGCTTTATTTAACAAACGTAAAAATGATAAAGTTGCAGAGTTAGAAGAAAATGCTCCTGATTGGCAAAAAGAGTTGTGGAAAAAAGTAGAGGAAATTGTTGAAAATTCGGAGTTAAATGATTATCAAGCATATCAATTTAAAGCCAATGCTAAAATTTATATTAAACAAGTTGCATTAGACTTAGAAAAAAGTTCTGAAATTTCAGAAGTTATTAAAAATAATACAGAAGTTATTTCAGATGATGTGTGGCAGAAAGTAGAAGATGGTGAAGATGTTGAGGGTCTTAATGAAAATATCGCTGACAAAATAAATTCAAAAACACCTCTTTCTCAAAGAGAATTAGCTATATATGCAAAGAATAAATCTGAGATAGATAACATTGTTGAACGTTTACAAATTGAAAACGGAGACCCTATGTCATTTGGTTTTAGTAGTGGACAGGATACGAACACGGTGATTAATAGGGCTAAAACATTCAAAGATGCGTTGAAAGACATTATTGATGATTTTATAAAAACAAACAATCGTCTTTCACAAGAAATTGTAGATAAGGCTGAAAAACCAACAACTCAAGATTATGAACGTTTTCGTGAACTTCATAGAAAAAAAACAGGACGAGATGAGAATGGTCGTATGACAGACCAAAAAACTCGTGAGAAGTTAATAAGTGAATTTGAAGAGAATGAGCAAGAATATGAAACCTTGCGAAACAAATTAAATAATTGGGGCATTGTAGCAGGAACTGTTGCTAACGGTGTTAGATTGTCAGATATTATTGAAGTTTACGATTCAATTCAAGAGAATGAAAACCTTTCTCCTGAAAAAAGAATAAAACAAACGGAAATAAATTTAGATGAACTTCTTGATGAAAGTGAAAGTGGTGCAGAGTGGCAACCTACAAACAGAGGACGAAATTATAGAATTGGTCAGGTGTATGATATAGCAATGGTTTCTAAAAATAAAAACGGAAATTATGTTTTACATCATTACGGAATAGATAGTTTGATAGATGATGTAAAGGCGGCTCATCCTGATTCACAAGTTGAAGTTTTTGGAATACCTCATACTGCTAAAACAAGACCTATTTATGAATCAGAAAAAAAGAAAACTTATAAAGGTGTTGAGTTTAGAATTACGGGTGAGGACAGTTCTGTAATAAGGTTTGTTGTAGACTTTGATGGGGAACGAAATAATCTTGTTTTTGGTGAAGAAGCTATTCCTCATTTAGGAAATTTAAGAATAATGCAAATTCCTGCTATTAGTAGAAATTATCAACCGCTTTATAGGGAAAATGAAGATGGTACTTTTGAACAAGTGCAAGCTACATTTGACGGAGGAATAGATAATGTTGCAGCAAGAGAGGTTAAAAGAGGTGACAAATTGTCAGCTCGAATTGTGTGGAATGACCCTTATAATACAACATTGTTACAAAATTACAAAAAGGCTCAAAGAAATTACTCTAATAACCCGAATGAAGAAACTAAAAAAGTAATGACAGAATCTCGTGAGAGATTGGCTTCACAAGTTGTTATACAGTTACTTGACGATAGTGGTAGGGTTGTTTCTGTGATGAAATCTAATCCTTCTGCTGATGAACTTAAAGAAAATTTAACTGCTCCTGAAATGTTGGCTTATCGTAATCGGGTTGTAAATGAGGTGGACGAAGCTATTTCTAATAAACGAGACACAGGAACTATGAATTTGACTGACAAAATGTCAGTTGTTGTTGAAGAGACGTTGTTAGGTGTTCCTAATATTAGAGTTGGTAGAAGCGATGAGGGGAATGTTGTTGTTCGTTTACAGCCTTTAACAGAACAGACTAAGGAAAAAGTTGTAGATGTTGGCTACATGCAAGATGATAAGATTCATTCTAAAAATAATACAAAAGCCACAACAGGTCTTAACTTATTAAATCAATATCGAAATGAACAAAATAAAAGTAAAAAGATACCTTTGATATTCCTAAAAGAAAACGGAGAAGTTGTGGCTTATCCTGCTCATTTACAAAGTCAAGGAGATTTGTTACAACAATTTGATTCTATTTTAGAAAATAATGATGTGGTACAGGCTTCTATATTATTAAATAAGTTGTTGTTTGACAACGGTATTTCTACCCAATTGTTTGGTGTTACTCCTGATATGATTTCTGAAAATTCTGTTGAATTACAGAATGTGAGACAACAGGCTGAAAAAGCACAGACATACAATGACCCTGTTAATTGGGTAAAAGGTGATATGACTTTGGAAGAAGTGTTAGACCGTGATATTCAAGTTAATCTTGATATGGAAAGAGATGCGTTCTCTGCACCTAAGTTAGTTTTTGATTTTGGATTAAGGAAAGGAAAGACTATAGTAGAGAAAGTTAAAACACAGGATAGTGGTACAATTAGTGATGAGTTAACACCTTCTGTTATAAGTCTTAAACAGGTTTCAGAAAAAGAAGGAGGTAAGAAGAAAACTAAAGTTTATAAAGATAAGTTAGGAAACACTTATGAAGATTATTATGAAGGTGTTTCCAAGCCTTTTGAATGGAAAGGAAAGAAATACCAAGTTACTCGTATAGCTACACTTGGAACAAACTCTATGTTAATTCTTTTAGATAATTCATCTAAGGAAGTTATTACACAGTCAAGTATTATGAAAGACCCTTTGATGTCAAAAGCGGTTAATGAATGGGTGCAAGATAATGTGGGAAAAACAGAACCTTCTCCTATTGTGACTCTTGAAGAAAAGTTACCTAAGAGTTCTAAACCTGAAAATAAACAAATAGCTTCTGAAGTTACAGAACCTAGTTTGAAAACACAAGAAGAAAAAGAAAAAGTTGAAAAGGAGGTTGAAAGGGCTGTTAGAGAAGTTTCAGAAGAACTGAAAGAAAATAACAAGGTTGAAAGTTTAAATCAAGTTTCAACGCAGAAAGAAATAGGTGTTGGAAGAGAAACTTCTGGAAAACTCACTAAAATAAATAGGGAAAATGTTCAAGAAATAGAAAAACCGATAGAAATGGCAAGTCAGGTTGTAGAAAAACGCAATAAATGTTAAATTAATTTGTTTTTATAATTACTTGTTAATCAGCAGTCTTTTAGAGATTGCTGATTTTTTTTGTAATTTTTTTTACAAAAAGTTTGGAGGTTTCAAAAATTGTTGTACCTTTGCACCGCTTAGTAAATGGGACAATACATATTAGATTATTATTTGTAATAAATAAATTAAGTTTAATAGACCTTACAGAGAGAATATTTTTTGTCACATTCTACTAAGCACTCTGTAGGGTCTATTTTATATTTTCAAAAGTTATGAATGAATTATTAAATGTTCAGATTGAAAACAATCCAAATTATGGATTGGTTGTAAGTAGTAGAGTTGTTGCTCAAGGTTTAGGTAAGCGACATGATAATGTTTTGAGGGATTTAGATTTGCTGATTTCTGAAACCTCAAATTCGAGTTCTCTCTGTATACCAAGTACTTATAAAGTTTTAGGACAACAAAGAGAGTACAAAGAATATCTTCTAACAAAAGATGGTTTTACATTGTATATGTTTAACATTCAAGGTTACAATGATTTTAAAATGGCTTACATTAATCGTTTTAATGAAATGGAAAAGGCTTTGGAATCTAAACAACTTCCTAAAACATTTGCTCAAGCGTTACGTGCTTACGCTGATGAAGTTGAGAAAAACGAACAGCTTCGCTTAGAGGTAGGTCAACAGAAACAAGTTATTAGTGAGTTACAACCCAAAGCCACTTATTACGATTTGATTTTAAGTTCAGTTGATTGTTTAACAGTTACACAGATAGCTAAGGATTACGGAATGACTGCTCAATCATTAAATCAGTTTTTGTTTGAAAAGAAAGTTCAATTTAAACAATCGGGAACGTGGTTATTGTATCAAAATTATGCCGATAAAGGTTATACTAAAAGTGATACTGTTGCTATAGAGTACAAAAATGGTGAAAAAGGTAGTAAATTAAACACTAAGTGGACTCAGAAAGGGCGTTTATTTTTATATCAATTGTTGAAAAACAATAACATCCTACCACTAATTGAAAGATAATAAGTTATTTAATAATTCTTTTAATAAACAGATGAAAATGAACAACAATGTACAATTGGATTTGTTCAAACAAGAACAAGCAGAAAAAAATTGACAATCTCAAGTCGTGAGATTGCAGAGTTGACAGGCAAGAGACATGATCACGTTTTAAGAGATTGTGATAACCTCAATGAAAATTACGAAAAGATGGGCTTCCCCAAAATTGGGGAGGGGTATTACACCCATAAAAACACTGGTAGTCAGAAACACAGAGAGTGTTATCTCACAAAAATTCAAACACTTGATTTGATGACAGGTTATAGAATTGATTTGCGAATTAAAGTTAATCGTCGTTGGGAAGAATTGGAAAGACAAAGTTCCAAATCTAAAATCCCTCAAACTTACAAAGAAGCCTTACTTGAACTTGTTGCAAAAATAGAAGAAAATGAAAAGTTACAAGCTGAAAATCAGTTAATGTTACCTAAAGCAGAATTTTATGATGATGTGACAGGTTCAGACAGTCTAATTGATATGAAAGAAGTTGCTAAGGTTTTGAATTTTAAAAACATTGGTAGGAATAAGCTGTTTGAGTTGTTGAGAAACAAATCTGTTTTAATGCGTGATAACACTCCTTATCAAAAATACGTGGATTGTGGTTATTTTAAAATAATAGAAGTTAAATGGTTTAATCCAAAGAAAGCAACAAATCAGATAACACTTAAAACAATGGTTTTTCAAAAGGGATTGGATTTCATATCCAAACTTTTGAAACAACATTATAAAAAGTAAAAAATTACAACACTCTACTTTTAGAGTGTTTTTTTGATTATAAAAACCTAACTTTCTTGGAAAATTAAGGATTTTTTATTATATTTGCACTTTGAAATTGCACTTTGAAAATGACAAAAGACAATATAACAATGGCTAATGGTAGGAAAGGAATGAATCGTGAGGTTCACCCTTCTACTATGCAAGAGACCGAATATAGTTATATGCGTAATGGCAATATAGAAGAAAGTTCAGGTAATGTGATGATGTTACAAAACGAACCTTCTACATTACTTGCTACTCGTTTTAAAGAAGGTTATAAAGTTATAGGTGTAAAGGCTGATAGAATGTCAGAAGATACTTATTTCTTTTTAACAAATCCAGAAACAGGTTATTCTGAGATAGGTGTTGTGAGTGGAAAGTGTAATTATCAAGAGTTAAATGATAAAGAAGTACCTTGCGATGAATGTACTTCTGTGAATGAGTTGGGAAAACCTCTTGAAGAGCAAGAACAAAAAGAAGGTTGTGTTTACAAAACATTGATTTCAGATGAATGTGATAAAACACGTAGTTTCAATTTTGACATTTACCACCCTATAAAAGACGGAAATGTTGTAATTAAAGATGAGAAGTGTGGTAAAAGAATGTATTGGACAGATAATTATAATCCACCTCGTTATATTGACCTTGATGAGTTAGAAAAGTATAAATATATTGAAGACGCTGTTTGTGATGTTCCTGCTAAATTAAAATGTGAAGATTGTAAACAAGATGATTATGTGAAGTGTCCAAATACAGATAAAATGAGAATATTTCCTATTTATTCTAAACCTTGTTTAGAGCCTGATGTTATAATGGTAGGAGGTAATCTTAAAATGGGTACTTATGAGTTTCTTATTGCCTATTGTACAAAAGTTGGTGATGAGATAACTCCTTATATGTCTATAACAAACCCTATATCTGTATTTGATAAACAAAACTCAACAATGAATCAAACGAATATAGCAGACCAAACTAATTTTGGTATTCGTTTGAAGGTAAATGAGTTAGATAAACAATATAAATATTATAAAATTGTTGTTATTCAGCGTACAGATGTAAATAATAATACAAGTTATTTTGTTGAAGGGGTTCATCCTACAACAGAAGATAAAATTTATTATGTAAGAGAGGGTGAAAAAAGAATAACTCTTGAACAGATTTTACAAAAGAAAATTTCTTATGAGAAAACAGAGGGTATTACAGAAAGTAATAACACTCTTTTCCATTATGGACTAACTGCTCACAGAGAATGGAACTTACAACCTGTTGTAAACTTTATGGGTGCTTTTATGAAATGGAGTACAATGAAAGCGGATGAAAGTTTATATGAAGATGGTGTTAATTGTTCATTGTATAGAGGGAATATGCGAGATGAGGTTTACCCTTATGGTATTTCTTTTATTACAAACACAGGTTATAAAACAGCAGTTTTCCCATTAATATCACGTCCTGCATATAGGGACGAAAAGCGTTATGTTGTAAATCTTCCAAACAATCCTACCCCAAAACAGATAAGAGCTGCTTTAAAAGAAACGAGTGATGCGAATATTCGTTCCATAAATGAATACAATCCTGAATGTTCTGAAACTAATCGTTTGCAAGTGTGGCAGTATTACAATACTGCTGGAAAAGGAACTTATTGTCAAGCAGACCCTGATGAAGAGTTTGAATTTTTGAATGTAGATGAAGATAGAAAGTTTTCAATTAAAAAGGTTGCTTCTTTTGAACTTAATAGTGCAGAAGATTATAAACAGTTATCTAAACGTATTTCGTTTCGATTAGATGTTTCAGGTTTATCCGCACGTAAGGCCAGAGAGTTGGGTGTTGAGAGAACTGCTTATAATAATTTTTTTGAATATTTTAAGACCTTATCTAATACGATTTATGAAACTGAAGATTTAGAAGATTTATATGCATTATATAAAGATGAAGGGGACGATGAGGAAAAGAAACAGTTATGGCAAGCCTTTTGTGATTTTGCAATGAAGGGAGACCCTATTAAAAATAGTCCTCGAACTCACTTTGAAACAACATTCAGAAGTAAAAAATTTAATGAGCTTTTAGGTATAAATGATGAAGAAGCTAAGAATCAGTTTGATATTGGTATAGACCCTGCAACACAGACAGGTTGTAACACGCCTATTTATGTTCCTACTGAACAAGAGTTAGAAAAAGAACAAGCAGAAAAAGAGAATAGACCTGACAGGATTGGGAGATATAATTTTCTTTCAATAAATGAAGATGAAATAACATCTGAGAACTTTGAAGAACATTTTATTTATAAAAATGGAAATGAAATGGAACGTTCTTACGAGTGTACAGCTTGTCGTCCTTACGAAACGGATGCAGAGACAGAGGAGATAGTTAAGGCTCGTGAGAATCCTGATGATTTAGATACACCTGACAAAGTTAAGAAATTAGACCAATTTAATGCTCACGATGTTGAGTTTATGTATAAATATGCGGATTGGTATAACGAAGGGATTAGTTATGATGAACGTTATTGTAAAACCTTTCGTATATTTCGTGACTGTTTTGGAGGATGGTCACATCGAAGGGTGTGGGCATCTAGAATTGCACACCCTCGTGAAATATTTTTAAAACGCGATTTACAACAATTTACGAATGTTGTGACAACAAATTGTAATCAGATTGTAGGTCGTGCGTTAGAATTACAGGCTTCTTCTGAACCTTATGAAAATACTATACCTTTCTTTTTTGGGAATTTTGGCGGTATTTGGAAAAACACATACAGTGACCATTTTTTAGAATACAAGAAGAGTAATGGTAAACAAGTTAATATTTTTGAATATTCTACAAATTTATCAGGAAACGGTATTTTGCGACTTGTTGAAGGTTCTGTTTATGCTTCTTTTTCAAATAATGGTATAAATAGAGGTGCTTTAGCATTTAAGGCAAAATTTGAGGAAGGTGTTACTAGAATGTTTTTGGAACTTGTTCCTTTAAGTAAGTGTGTAAGAAACAATGATTATCATACAATTAAAAGAGGTGATAACGATAAGGAGCGTGAGATTTTTGAAAGAGTTCGTGAAACAGTTCGTGTTACAATTTTTAAAGATTCCACTCTAAGAAAGATTTTAAAACATGAACTTGTTGATTTAAGAACTAAACAGGAGAGTGGTGAAGATGGTATTTTTATAGAGTTAAAACAAGAACCGAATGGTTTTCGTAAGAATCAGTTTTTTTATATTGTTATAGAACCTGGTTATGAGGTGAGAACAGTAAATGTTCCTGAACGTTTGACAATTGAACAACAAATGATTAATGGAACAATTGATGATGATAGACGTAGAAGTTTGAATAGATTTCGTGATTATTTAGGGAATTGGATTTCTGAAAATGATTTAGCTTCTCGAACTGTTGTGAGAACTGTTGTACCCTGTGGTTGTTTTTCTGTTGTTTTACGTAAAGAAGAAGTAAAGGAAACAGACCTCACATTTTCAAAAATATATTTAGATAGAACTGTTACATTTAATTTTGATTGTACTCATAAAGTTCCTTTATATAAAGGTTGTAAACCTGTTGATTATATGAAAGGGGAAATGGGTTATTGGGAGTCTTCTTTTAATTACCCTGATAATAAGGATTTATATGATTCATCAAAGTTACTTATCGAGACAAGTGATATACCTAAGGTGTATCAAGCAAAATTCCGTCAGTTTTATGGAAAAGATGGAAAATCCGATAAAAATATAAATGGAAAAAGTTATTTTGACTTAGATGAAAAAGCAACTCAGTTTTTCTGTAAACCTATACGACATTTTCGTATGCCTGACAACATAACTGCTCCTTTCATTTCAGGAGAGGATTTAAATCCTTTCCAACGTAGTCTTATATATCCTCTTGGTGTTGATTTAGACCCTTATGTTATTCACGCGTTTTTAAATGTAGCAGAGAAGAATGGACTTTTAACAAATCAAGAAAGGAACTCTATTGTAGGATACGAATTACATCGAGGTGACAGAACTCTTGAAAAGAGTATTGTTGCGAAAGGTTTGTTATATGACACTTACAAGTATACAGAAAACAACAAAGAGGTTTTTTATCCTAATTACCCCTACAATGCGTTGGGTATAGACCCTTTGCATTTTGATGAGAACAGAAAGCAGTTAATTGACCATCCTTTTAAAAGCAATCGAAATAATAAATTCACGTTTCACTCCCCTGAAACACATTTTAACAAACCTACTCTTCCACGAGAATTGAAAGTAGAAGGTGTTCAATATGGTGCGTCGAAGGGAGTGTTTGCTCCTGTTGAAGACCATTCTAAGTGGGTTGTGCTTGGAGATAAAGCGTTTAACAAGGCTTATCAGTTGGCATCTGCTGAAGTGTTGTTTGAAAAAATCGTTAAGGCGGGGGAATTAACTGTTGAGGCTTCTAAAAACGGATGGTTTGTAGGAGGTTTCTCTAATGGTGGAGGTATGGTTGGTGCGGTTATTTCAGCAGTGGCACTTGGTCTTACTGTACATCAAATGATAGAACAAGCTAACTTTAAACGTAATAAGTTACAATATGAGTGGGAAAAAATATTCTTAGACAAAGGAGAACCTATTAATTTTGCTTCTTATTATACTTCTGTTGGTTGGTATAATTTTTTAAATGCGGATTTAGCAGGAGATAAGAAGGTTTCACAGTCAAACGGAAGTGTTTATTTTACAAAGCACTCTCTTCGTGGGTTATCAACAGCTAAGTATTTAAAGGCAGGTCGTTATTCTATAACTGAGAATGGAGCTAATGCTTCATATCGTTTTAATAATTTTCAGAGAGAAAGTACTGTGTTTTTATCATTCGGTAAAAATACAAAAAACGCAATAGATTATGACGCTACTTATAAAACATATGATTATTTAGATAAAGAAGGAAATTATTTAAGTAGTAGAGATACAGCAGGTAGTAGGGGTGTTAGAAATGCAGGAGTGAGTCGTGAACTCACTTCACAAATTGCTTCTATGTATGTACAGTTACGGAATTATGTACCTGGACAGTATGGGAATATCGATTCTGTTCAATGGTTACCAACAGGATTTTGTGGAACATTAAAATTAAAAGCGGGCACTAATAGTAAGACTTGTACAACTGCATTTGGTGGAGATACTTTTATTTCTCGTTTTTCATTAAAACGTAAACAACCAATGTTTATAGCAAATGCTTTGGGACTTGCACCACTTACACCTTTTGCTTACACTAAACAAATGAATATAGGTAGAGCAAGGTTTTATGCAGACTATCTTGTGACTTCGGAGTTAGATGTAGGTTCAGGAATGATGCCTTCACTTCGTTCCAACATTAATTTTGACACTGATAGAAAAGGTCTCAACGGAATGTATGTTGAAGCTCCTGCTCGTTTTTATTTATATTATTATGGAATACCACAGTTTTTAGTAGAAAGTGAGATAAATTGTAATTTCCGTTATGCTAAAAAAGAGTGGCACGAAAACTTTTACCCTAATGTTGGAGACTATGTAGAGTGGACACAGGAGAAAAATGTTTCTATAAAAAAAGATAATGAGTATCATTACAATCAAGCGTATTCTAAGATAGTTACACCTATGGGAGAAAATAAACTTCCTGCAATTTATGATAAGAAGAAGTGGGATTGTATGAATAATGCTCCTAATGGTGTAATTGCTTCTCAAACAGATAATAGTGAACAAGATTTAAATGACCCTTATCTTGTTTACAGACCTCTTGATTTCTATCAATTCCCTAAATCTTATGGGAAGTTAATAGATATGAGAGGTATAGATAGTGCAAGTGTATTAGCTAGATTTGAAAACACATCCGCTGTATTTGCAGCTGTTGATACAACACAAGGAAAAGGACAGACTACTGCTAACTATTTATTAGGAAATGCGGGAATGTTTGCACAAAAACCACAAGTTTTATCTACAAATGAACTTGGTTATGCAGGAACTCAACATAAAGCAATGGTGAGTTCTGAGGCTGGTTATTTTTGGGCAGATGCTAAGAGAGGACAGGTGTTGATGTTTGATGGTAAATCTGCACAAGACATCACTGAAGGATTACGTAATTGGTTTAAAGAACAACTTCCTTTTAAAATGTTAAAGGCTCGTGGAGAAGAAGACATTCTAACACTTGATAACCCTTTTATACATAATGGTTTAAGTATGGGTTGGGATAGTCGTTACCGACGAGTGTTTTTGACGAAGTTGGATTACATACCAGGTGAACTTAAAACAAAAGAAATAGAACAAACTTTACGTAGGTATGAAAGGGTTTTAAATGTAGAAACAAAGCAAACAATTGTTGATGAAAATGACCCTAACACTTATAAAGAAGTAGAGAAAATAGAGGTTACATTTGAGGAAGATAGAACAAAACCTCCTATGAAAGGAAGTAAGATTGTTAGTACTTTTCCAGAAGAGTCTTTTTACTTTTTCTATAAAGGTGAAGTTCTTGAAGAATCTAAATGGAGAAATTCACAAGTTGATAAGAGTTATTTGAATAATGAACCTTTTGTAATGTTTGATAAAAAGGTAACAGATAAAAAGATTTTAGAGTTAAAAGAAAAAGTTCAAGGGGATAAAGAAAAGGTTGAAATTGAAGCAGATAATAATGTTTTAAAAGTAACCACATCTGTTCCACAGCCACCTAAACCTCCAACTCCTGCTGTTAAAGATAAGACTAATGTGTTTGTGTTTATTGATATTGACAGTAGTGAAGGGATGAGGTCTGATGGTGAAAAGTTCTCTAAGAAATTTATAAATGTGTTATCTTATATAGTAGATTGGTGTTATGACAAGTTTAATGGTAAGGCGGATGAACAGTATGAAGGTTCTATTTATTTAATTGGACGTTGTGGTAAAGAACAAAATTTTATACAAAATACATTTAATGTTTTAAGTGGTATTTCTTTATCATTACAAGAAACAAAAGATAGTTTATCAAACCAAAAAACAGAACCTCGTTGTGGTTCGGAGTATTTTCCTATAAAACCAATTGTGTTTGCACAAATATATGACGTAAATGACCCTAAACGTAATTTTGTAAGTAAGTTTGTGAAATCTGAACTCCCACAAACTTATTCTTTGGAAAAGACCCTTGTGATTTCTGCTTTTACGAATACTTTGGCATTAGGTCACATGTCTGAGGAAATAGGTCAGATTAAAAATGATGAATTTGGTAAAGAACAGTTAAAGCTGAAAGATAATAAGTTTGTTACTCTTTTTACAAATCAGGATTACACTTATGATAAGTATAAAGAGGAGGCTTTTAAATTGTTAAACACAACCGAAACTGATGCTACCAAAGAACAAAAGGAAAAAGTTTATTTAGGTTGGACAAATGGAGGATTGAAGAAGGAAGGTAAAGATAATTCGTTTTTCTTATATATGTTTGAAGATTTAAAAAATAAACTTCAAAGTATAAATCAAGAAAAACACACACTTCGACATTTGTTGTTACCTATTTATCAAGAAGAAACTGAAATAGGAGATGAACAGGGTGTTTACAAAGGTTCATTTAATGGTTTAAGGTTGTTTAATAGTTTGTTTGCTTTAGAACATGCTAATAAAGAAACTTTCGGTTTAGAAGAAATTGCGGATTACACTAATACAATAGGGGTTGATTTTCCTTATTTTAATATTAAACAGGGAGATGTGAATCCTTATCATTATGAAAATGTTTCTTATAAAGTTAATGAATTAGAGAATAAGTTAGCTAACAATAATAAAACATTGAAAGAGGCAACAAGTCAGGTTTTTTCAGTGGATTATAATCTTAGATTTAAAGGTTCTTCTTGGTTAGTTGCTGATTATTCTGCTCGTTTATACAGTGCTATTGATAAAGCAGTTAGTAAAACGAAACTGTTTGGTAGCTTTAAAGCTGAAGAACAAGGTAAAGAAGTTTCTAAGGATGTTCAATCTAAGCAAGAGTTAATACCTGTTACTAAAAAGGACAAATGGGTTGAGTGTGAGGAATGTCCTGCGGAATATCCTAAAAAGGTCGTTACTAAAAAGTACAAAGTGAAAGAACCGTTGATTTATGAAGTTGTTACGGAGAATGTGGTCTTTCGTACAGAACGAGTTAAGAAATTAATTCAAGAGTATGAACGGAAACAAGATGCGAGTTTTACTCTTGCTTACTCACCTCTTACTAAAACATGGATTTCTTATTACGATTTTAAACCTGCTTATTATGTAAATCACTATAATTATTTTCAGACAGGTATAAATTATGGAAATGGAAGTCTTGAAAACAAAGATGAAATTGGTTTATGGTCTCATTTAAAAACTAATAAATCTTATCAGGTTTTTTATGGAAAACGTTATCCTTTTACAGTAGAACTTCCTATAAAAGAAGTTTATACAAATAGAATATTACAAAATGTTGAATATTGGTTAGAAGCAAGACGTTATCATAATGAATATGATTATGTTGAAAATGCACAAATAGGGTTTACTAAGGCTTGGGTGTATAATAATACAAATAATTCAGGTCAACTTAACTTATATTTGGCAGAAAAAAACAATCGTTATCAACAATTACAGTTTCCAAAATTCCATAGTGGTTCAATGGATATTTTAACAACGAATAATGATAAAAAGTGGACTTTTAATTACTTCTTTAATCAAGTTAAAAATGAATTGAATAATGTCCCTATTTGGAATTATGATGTAAATGCTATAGAAAAGGTGATAAATGAAAAAGCAATTACATATAGTCAGAGAATGCAAGACAGGTTGCGTGGAGATTGGTTCTTTGTTAGATTATCTCAGGATAAAGAGAGTAGGTTTAAAACAATCTTTAAATGGTTGTCTGTTAAAGAGAAACTCTATAATTAAAGATTATGACAGTAGAAAATAAACAAGTGAAGTTGAGTGGTAGGGACGCTGAACCTACCACCACCTTCAAAATAAGAACAAAAGACGCTTCAGTAAACTTAAAGAATATAGATGCCAATTTAATGGGGTATATTAACTCTTTACCTGAAGAAATGCAAAAAGAGGTGCTTGTTACAAGCGGTAACGATTCTGATGCTCACGCTAAGGAGAGTTGGCATTATCACAACAAAGCTGTTGATTTAAGGTTTAGTAGAAACTTGTATAATTATATGATAGATGATCCAAATCGTATAAGATATAAAATTTCACTTTATAATCCTAATCATGGAACAGGGAAACATATACATATTTCATCTATTGGTGAAGAAGGTGTGAGGAATGGAGCAACAGAACACACAAAAGATGTGTTCCTAAATGTATATTCTCCTGAAGCACAGGAATATTTGAAAGACCTTAATAATGTGAAGTTTAAACCTATTAAAGATAGAGCTTTAAGTTATGGTACTCAGTTGTATAAAGGCTCAACAGGTGCAGATAGTATTGCAGGTTCTAATAGTTTGCTGCAAGAGGTGGCTTATAAATCTTTGATGGAGGGAGAACATGGAAACGAACATTATCACAACTTTTTAAATATGTATGATAATGTTAGAGATTTATCAAATCTTGCAAGTTTAGAAAATTTAGATTATGATTCGATACTTTCACAAAATCAGCTTCTATTATCAAAAATAGAAGAATTGGAAGAAACTAAGAAGAAAGAGAACGAGTATAATGCTAAACAGGCAATGGAGAATGAGAAAAAACAAGAACTTGCCAAAAAACAACAAGAGTTTGAGTTCATTAAAGGTCTAATAGAAACAGCACCTTCTTTAGTTAGTGAGGAAAAGAAGTCTTATGGACAAGAAGTTGTTTACGACCCTAATTTGTTTCAAATAACAGATTTTCAAAATAATTTTAGAGTAGGTTAAAAATGAAAAAGAAAGAGTTTTTAAACAAAAAAACAGAATACCCACATATGGGTTTTAAATCAGATGATATTATTATAAGGTTTTCTAAACTTGAAGATTATGAAAGAGCTCCTTTTATTGTTAATGGTTTTATCTTTGATATTGTAGATAATGGAAGTGGTGGCGGGTGGAACAAAATGTATACAGTTCATTTGGATTCTGACAATTTTATAGTTTATCCTGATTTGGGAATAATGCGAATGAGTCGTGAAGGGTTTTTAAATCAGTTTAATTTCAGTCCTCGCGATAGTCATTCTAATATATCAAAAATTCAAATTCTTACAAAGTCTAAAATGACGGATGAACTTTTAGATTTTGGATGTAAAGGCGGTCAAATAATATTTCAAAATATTCAATATGGAACAGAGTGTGACCTTAATGAAACAAATAGGGCTTTTTTTAAAAAAGAACTGCCAATGATGATCACATTAACTTATAATGAATATAAGAAAGATAGAGAAAACTTTGTAGATAGTGTGAAAGGTCTGAAAGAAATTGTATTTCCTGATTTTAAATTTTTATAAATAATGAAAAAAAGACAGTTTATATATAAGAAAAACAATTTTATATTAAAGTCTTCGGAGCATATTTTAAAAGGGTTTAAAGTAGAAAGATTAGGTTCGATTAACACTAATAGTGACGGTGGTATGAATAACTTTCCTTATTTAAGTAGTTCTATTTCTAAAATTGAAAAGGGAACAAATGAACTTATTTGTTATTTTATTTTTAATAAATCTTATAAAGAAAGTGAGCTAAACTTTTTAAATTTTATTGTAGAACAAATAGAGGATTTGGAATTTTACAAAAAGAATGTCAAACTAAACATTGATGAACAGAACGTGAACTTTGAGGTTAGTGATATAGGAGGGGTGTCTTTACTTTTTAATTTTGTAAACAAAATCAAAGTCACAAAAGATTTTAAAGTTAGACTTTTTATATAAATGTTATAATTTTCAAACACTTACATTTAGTAAGTGTTTTTTTTTGTAAAATATTTTGCAAAATATTTTGCAGTTACAAATTAAAGTTATATTTTTGCACCGAAAAATAAAATACAAGAAAATGAAAGACGAAGAATTGAAACAGGCACTGATTAATGAAGATATTAAACGTATATCTAAAATACTTTCTGATAGTGTTATTAAAACAAAAGAGGATATGGAAAAACATCTTTTGGAGGTTTCTAAGAAGTGGTGGAAGAATTTAGATGGTGTTAAATATTGGGATTGGGGAGAAAGTCTTTTAAAATATACTTTTCCGTTTTATACTTTTAAATTGGATAAGGGTTTGGTAAAACTCACATTGGAAGGTGATAAAAATGCACGAAAAGAACTTATTGACAAAATAGACAACTGTTTATCTCTTTCTTTTGAATGGGATACCGAGTTTTATAAGAATGGTGTTTTTGTAAAATTAGATAGTAGAAGTCCAAAAGATTGTATTCAAGACTTTCCAAAGTCCGAATTAAAGAGTTTAAGAACTGGAAGAGAAATTGTAGATGCCTTAACAGGTTCTTTACGAACCTTTGAAGATTTGGCTCTTTTAGTGAGATTGGAAGAGCCAATTATAAACTTACATGTGAAACCTTTTGAAGAATTAAACCGAAAAGAAGAGTGGCGTGTGTTTGTTAAGGATGAAAAAGTTATTGGGATTTCTCAACAGTTTTATGAGGAAAATTTTAATTATAGTGAAAGGTATTTGAATACTGTAAAAAATAATTTACAAAAGTTTATTGAAACAAAAGTTATTCCTAATATAAAGGTTCCTGATTTTGTAGTAGACGCAGTGGTGTTTTTACACTCTCGTTATTTAACAGGGGATAAAAGTGGAGAAAAACATAAAATAGTTATTATAGAAACCAATCCTTATTATTTATCTGACCCTTGTTTGTTTGAAAGTTATGAGGAGTTGGAAAATACTAAAGAGACATTCAGGTTTGTTAAATAGTTGGTTTTGTGTTAAATATTTTAGTTTATGATTACAAAAGAAGAGAAGAAGTTACTTAAAAAAATGTCATTTGAAGAAATTCATACATGGGTCGCAAATAATCCAAGATTCAGAGGGTTGAAAGTTACAGTTTCAAAAGTATCAGAAAACAAAAAATCAAAACTTAAAATTATAAAAGAATGGATAAACAAAAATTTTACAATTAAATGTGAGGGTGTTGTAATTGGTAATTATGTTAAATTTGTATATGAAATAAAAATATTTAATTTATATTTTTATACAAAGTTGTGGAAGTTTTATAAAAGAAGTATTGCGTTTAAACCAAAATTACCAACAGCATATTTGACTTATGATTATTTTATTAATGAATGTAAAGGAAATTTTTATTTAATGCCTTGTTTTCCTGAAAAATGGGAATCTGTTTATGATAAGACTAAATTATTGGATGTAAAAGAGGCTTTTGAAGAATATACTAAATGTAAAAATAACAGATAATTAAAAACTAAAATGACAAGAGAAGAATTTAAGAAACTTAAAGTTGGTAGTTTTGTTGTTCATAATGGTGACAACAAAGAAGTTGTAAGTAAAACTTCGCAGTGGTTGAAATTGCAAGACAGTGATGGTAACAACTCATATGTGATGTACGAGACACTTCCTGAATTACATCATTGTAATAATACCAATCTAAAAGACTTAGATATTATAGTTAATGTTTATGATAAACATGATGATTTGGTAGGTTCTGTTAAAATAGATGGTGGGTTATATTCTAATCAATTAAAAGAATTTATGAAGTTTCCAAATGTTGAGCGTTGTAATGAAGAAAATAAAGAGGTTTTAAGTAAGTTTTTTGAAGATGCTAAAATTAAATTACCTGACAACCTTTTAGAAAAATTTCCACTTTTTTCTAAAACTAGTTTTTGTGATAAAAATGAAATAGAACAAAAAATAATTGATTTTGAAAAGGCTGTGGATGAATATATTTATTCTAAAAAGATTGAGAATTACAATTCAAAAATGGCAAAGGTTTTTGAAATGAAATGGATTACTAAAAAACATTCAGGTTATGTTACAGTTGTTGCAAAAAATCTAAGTGGGGCTAAACGAAAATTAAGAAGGTATTTAGAACGAGTTTTTCAAGAAACAGTTATTTCAGTTAATTGTATAAATCGAGTTGATTTGCTTAAATAGATAATTATAAACATTTTAAATAAATTAGAAATGACAAAATACGAAGACTTTAAAGAGGGTTTAAAAAACACAAATGTTATGTTGTCAAAAGAAAAATTTGAACAAAATAACATTATTAAGACAGTTTGTAAAATTATTGAAGATGTTTACGGTTATGTAATAACAGATGACATTTTTGAAGAAATTGAATACAACAACAGTAATGATTTTAAAAGAGGTGACTATTGTTATATGGCAATGGTTCTTGATAACGGTGTTCGCAGAACAGTTGCAATAGGTTATAAGATTGATTATTGTTTGAAGAAAGCCTATCAGTTTACAAAAGCTCATCCTGAATTGGTTTTTACTCATGTTAATAAAATTTTATGGGGTGAAACAAGTGAAGAGAAAAAGATTTTTATTCAAATTAATAAAATATAATTAAAATAAATTGAAACTAGATACAATAACAAATAAGAAGGAGATAAAAGGAGATATAAATCCTAATGACGAGTTTTATACACCGTATTATGCAATTGAACCGTTGTTGAAATACTTAAAACCTAAAAGTAAAATCCTTTGTCCGTTTGATACAGAAGAAAGTCTTTATGTTAAGGTTTTGGAAGAGAACGGTCATTATGTACAATTTGAACATGTAAATGAAGGTAAAGACTTCTTTAAAAGAAGCGGTGATAGCTTTCATTTCTTTGATTACATTATTTCAAATCCACCTTATTCTAAAAAGACAGAAGTTTTAGAGAAATTGTTTTCTACAAATGTACCTTTTGCGATGTTGTTAGGTGTAGTTGGGATTTTCGAAAGTAAAAATAGATTTGATTTGTTTAAGAACAACAAATTTGAGGTTATGTACTTTGATAAACGAATTAGTTATATGCGAGATTACACAAGTGGTAAAACAGAATTAAACCCTCCCTTTAGTTCTGTTTATATTTGTCATAATGTTTTACCTCAACAGATTGTTTTTGAAGAAGTAAATAAAAAGAATATTTTATAAAAATAATTAAATTATGAATCTTGATAAAATATTAATACCTAATCGATTGGCTGTTAGGATAAGTAAACTTGGTTTTGAGACATCTGACCTCTCTTACAAATTCACTTGGGAAGAGGCTTTTGATTTTTTTAGAAAAGAAGGTTATATTTTTTCAATTGAACCTTATTTAGATTTTGAAACCGAACACTATGATGGTTATAACTATTTTATTGAAGTTGTCTTAAGTGATAAATTTCTAAAAGACTATCGTTGGTTTGAAACTTATGAAGAAGCTCGTGAAGCCTGCTTAGAAAAACTCATATTAGTTAAAGAAGGAGACTACAACGGAATGGGGAGCGAGAGTAGAGATAATAGGGTTGAAGAGAGACGGATGAAACTTTTTCAAGAATATTTGAAAGATCCTAAAAAGATGTCAAAGATTGAAACGAAATCTATAAGCGACGGATATCACACTTTTGAAAAACTTTATGAATTTCGAAAAATGTATAACGCTCTTCTTTTTAATCAGTGGGCTTTAGAAGTACCTGTCAACAAACCATTTGTAGAAGGTGTTTTGAATAAGTTTTATGTACACAAATCTTGGAAACATTATGATGGAGAATGGTGTTTTGGAGAGCCTAATAAATGGTTTATTGTTTGTGCAAAGTTAGATACGGGTTTAATAACAAATCATTATAAAGCCGAAGATTGGGAATTGTTTAAAATTCCTGAGACAGAAAAGTGCATTTTTGAATTTGATGGACATACTCCTCAAGACACACTTGTTAGAATGAATGAACAAATAAAGAAAGATAATATTGTAGAAAAAAATAACAAGATAAATAAATTTAAATAATGTTAAAAAGAACAAATAAAAATGAAAATAATAACAGAAGTTGAATTTGAATCAACATTGTTAGATTCTAATTCAGTAATACAAATATTATTAGAAAATGTTGAACTTGAAAGACGTTTGACAAGTAAACCTGTAACTGCTGCACTTTTTAAAATTGCACAGACTGTTGAAAATCCAAATATTTCAATAGCAGAGAGTGATAAAGAAATGTTTTTTAAAGAACATTTTGATGAAATAACTATTGAAGACTTAGAAGCGATTGTAAATTCTAAACGAAAAAAATAGTAGTTAGTTTTTAAATTATTCTTTTTGTCCTACGGCTAAAATGTGTTATCTTTGCACATAGAGTTGTAGGACTCTTTTTGTTTATTAAGTATGAGGTTTGAAGAGTTTTTAGCAGAGTTTAAATCAGAAAAAGAGAGTTATCTATCAGCAGGATTGATAGATGATTTATCTGTGTATAAGTGGGTCACACAAGCCTTAAAACCTCTTGGTAATAATATAATGGTATTACAGGACGCCGTTGTAGATATAAAGGGTTCTGAGGGTGTATTACCTGATAATTTTTTCGCTCTTTATTCTGCTTGGCAATGTGAACCTAAGAGTTACTTCTGTAAAGAGGAAGATAAGCCTATTTTACAACGGGCTTGGCAGTGGGTTGAGAGAATTGAACAAAGTGCAAAGTGGAATAGTTGTGATTTTTGCTGTGTTGAGGACGAAGAAAAAGTAATAACAGAAAAGGTTTTTATAAACGATGTAGAAGCTAAGTTGTATTATAAAAATCCAAGATTGCTTAAATTAGGTAAGGGTTTTAAACGCTCTGCGTGTACTGAACATTGTAGGAATTTAGTAGTTAGAGATAATCCTAATGAAATTATAATAAATGGTAGTACTATCTATACAAATTTTAGAGAAGGTACTATTTATTTACAATATTATGGAATGGAAGTTGATGAAAAGGGGTTTGTGATAATTCCTGAATTAGGGTTAGGAAATATAGAACAGTATGTGACTACCTATGTGAATTGGAAATTTTATGAAAAGTTGCTTACGAATCAAGACGAACCTAATGTTGTTACACTTTTTCAATATTACGCACAAATGGTAGATAAACATAAAATCCTCGCTCTTACAGAAAGCAAGTTTTCTAAATTAAATCCTGATGATATAAAAGAGGTAGGAAGAAGAAATAGAATTGTTTTAGATGCTTATGAAAAAGGGTATAGTTTTAGTAGATAAAGAATATTTATGAAAAAGAAACAGTTTGTACATCGTTTAGTAAGCCATGTTGAGTATTTAACTTATGGTTTTCAATTGAACTTTAAAGGGATGGAAAAGTTACCTTTAATAAAAGAGACGAACGAAAATGAGGGTTTTTTCTTAAATGTGGGTTATGTTTCTTTTTTGAAATCAGGTAATTTTTCTCAACATTATACAGTTTTTAAAAATTTAAAGTATCAAGAAAAGGAAGGACTTTTTTTTTCTGACTCTCGAGAACCTTTGTCGTTTTTGCTTAATTTTTTTAAATTAAAAGAACAACTTGAGAAAAATGACAAAATGGATTACTATAAAGTAACATTTGAATTTTCTTTTGTAGGAAGTGAACAATCAAATGAACTTTATAATGTTTTTTCTAAATACACAATGAAAAACTCAAATTGGGGTATACAGAAGACATCAAACGGTTTTAAAGTGTGGAATGATCTGTATGAAATTCGTCGAGAAGATGACAAAACAGGAGAATTTATTAAAACAAACAAGGGTATAACTACATTGACAGTTGATGTGGTTAAAAAATGATAATTAATGAAAACACAAAACAAACACAACTTATTTATATTTTTATTTTTTGTTGCACTTTTTATTGTTGTATTACAATATAAGTTTTGTACAAGTGAGGAGCAAAAAATGACAGCAAAAGAACTTGCTTATAAAAAGCAGTTGATAGAGCAAGATAGTCTTAGAAAAGTGGATAGTGTTACTTATGCTCGTCTTGTAAATGATATGTATAAAGAAAAGGAAATTGCAAAAGTTCTTGAAACTGAAAATAAACAGCTTTATGATAAATTAAAGGAACAAGAACAAAAAGTAATGTCTCTTACTAAAATAGTAGGAAATTTAAAGAGTAAAAAATCAATTATATCTGTTGAGAACAAAGAGGGTCGTAGATATTTTGAAGATTATTATCCAAAGAAAGAAAATTATTTTGTTCGATATAAAGCAGAAATTGCAGAAGATAAAGTTAATGGTGAGTTTACTTTTCAGCCCTTACGTTTAGATTTAGTAATTACTGAGAAACAGAAGGGTATATATGAGACGTATTTAAATGCCCCAAGTTGGCTTGAAATAAGTTCGTTGGAGGTTAAATCTCTACCTTTAACATCTCCTTCATTACGACCTGACAACTTTGATTGGCTGTTTGGGGGATTGATTGGTTATTCTTATTTGGACAGGAAACCACTTTTAGGTATTAATGGAGGATTTAGATATAAGAAAACTTTATATTTTTTACAAGGTAATACAAATCAAACACTTTATTTGGGTGTTTCAAAGTTGTTTTAAAAATGATTTCAAAAATACAAATAGATTTTCAAATTATTGATACGGGAGACCCTCGTGTTTTGATGATTGCTGACAATTCGTTGTGGGGTCAAATAGAGAACAAGCCAAAGGTTGTGGAAATAACGTTACCAGGCAATGACCCTAAAACAGATAGTGTTGCTCATTATTTTCAACCTTATCAAATTAATTCTTTTAATTCAGGAACATTAGGACTTACTTGTGATACAGATTGTCCTGTGGAATACGGTGAACTTCCAGATGGAGTTTATACAATTACAGTTAAAGGTTCTCCTGAGAAATATCAACTGACCAGGAAGTGGTTGAAAGTAGACAATACTCAGTTGGAATTGGATAAACTTTTTATTACTTATTATAATTCTTGTAAAGAAAATAATAAGTGTTTTAAAGATTTAATAACAGATATTCAAATGCTTATTGATGGAGCTAAGGCTTCTGTTAGGTTTGATGATGTTTGTAAGGCTCAGGAATTGTTGTATAGAGCTCAAGAACTTATAGAGAGAGTAAAACGTTGTAAAAAGTGTTAGATATGGGATGTGGTTGTAAGGGAAACAGAGTGATAGAAAATATAGTGAATGTTCAATCTCAACATTATGCTAATGATTCTTTAATAGATATGAAACAAGAAAATAGAGGTGAAATAAATGATAATTTGTGTGCAGTTTCGTTATCTGAATTGCAAGATTTAATGTATAAAACAAAAGTAGTTCTTGATAAAGAAGAACATTCTGAAATAAATAAGGGGTATAAGGTGGTACAGAAGTGGTTTGAAAATTATGGTTTTGAATGCCCTGATAGAAAACAGTTTGTAGACCTTCAAAAACTTGTAGAAAATGAATACTCAAAGTATAATTCATAATACTAATTCTGACCTTTCTTATTTAGCAGATACTGCTTTAGGTAAGATTGCTCATTCTTATATGTTGAAAACAAGATTTGGGATAGGTGAGGGGTGTAGTAAACAAGATTATTTTGCTTTAAAAACTTTAAAACGACTTCTTTGTGAAGGTTATTGTGATTTTGAAAAAGAATATGATAATATAAGAATGTCTTTACAAAGAATAGTTTTAAAATATGACGACTAAAACTTACAAAGATGACAAATTGTGGTTATAAAATAAAACATACTTGTGGTACAAAAAACAATGCTCGCTGTGTGTATTATGACAGTGAGCTTCCTGATTTTTCTAAGTTGAAAGATGAGATGTGTGTCACTATTGAAGAAACAACAGATGAGTTGTATAAACTAATAAAAGAAATAAAAGACGGAAGTGATTTAAAAGATTTAGGAGCTTCTTGTATTACATATGGGGTGGATAAGAGTAAACTCACATTAGCTATCGCACTTAAAGTTCTGGAAAAACAAATTTGTGATTTGAAGAATGGAACGACAGGTGGTTCTAATTCAAACGGAGTAGATATTTCTAAGTTGAATCTGAAATGTTTGAAATCTCCTTGTGATACGGGAATACGAAGTTTGCAAGAATTGTTACAAGCAATTATTGACAAAATTTGTGCATAATAAAATATAAAGAGAAAATGGCAAAAGTTTGTAAACAAATAAATAGACCTCAGGTTGATAATAGTGCGTTGGAGTGTGAAACATTACTTTCAACAAAATGTGTTTTGTCAGAAAAAGACGTTCCTGTGTTAAATGTCTTACCTTTTGACAACCTCAGTAAACTATTAGAAAATCTTAATGAGTATTTGAAGAATTTAAAAGGAGAGATTAAAGCACTTGAATATTCTTTACGAAATGGAAATAACAGTGGGGGGGATAAACCTTCACAGCCTTCTTATGATTGGAAGAAAGACCAATCTTTAATTAAGTTTTTAGCTGACAGTTTGGCAGGTAAAGTTGATAAAGAAGTAGGTAAACAGTTATCAACAGAAGACTATACAACTGAAGATAAAAACACTTTAAATCAAGTAAAGGATAAGTTTACAAACTTAAATTCTATTCTTGATAAAATTCAATCTAAATTAGGTAGTAATAGTACTAAGTTAACGGTTATAGAAAATCTTGTAGAAGTTTTAAAAAAACAAGTACAACAATATTCTTTAAAATTAAATAGCCCTATAACATTCACAGATAATTTAGATAGACCTACTCAAGTTGTTTTAGGTGAAATAATACAAGTTAAAGGAGCTGATAAAAATATAAATACACGTACTGAAGATCACAAAATAGAAATATCATTAGCTGAAGATTTAGAAATAAAAAAAGCAAAAATAGGGTCTGTAATATTAAGTGAAAGAGGAATTGATGTAGGTAAGAAAAAGATAACAAATCTGGCCAAAGGTAGTTTGGTGGATGATAGTACAGATGCTCTAACCGCTGGCCAGTTTAGTATCATTTATACAGAATTTGGAAGACAGCTTACCAACCATGAAAGATATACACAAACAGAACTTGCTAAAAGAGAACTTATAAGTAATAAGGCTCAAACACTAGAAGGTGGTTTTGACAATGAACGTTATCCAAGTGTTGCTTTAATTAAAAAAATAAAAAAAGAAATTGATGATTTAATTTCACAAACTGCAGTTGAAGGTAAAGAAGATAAGAAAAATAAAACAGGAGAAATAAACGCTTCTGAACCAGATGTTAAATATCCTAATCTTTCTTTGTTAAAAAAAGTAAAAGCAGATGTTGAAAAAGTACTTGAACAACATATTGTTGCAATTAGAGATTTACAAGACCAAATAAATGCAAATGATAGTGCTGTACATAATGCTGAAATAAATCCTACCACTGCAGCTTTAACATTAAAGGATAAACACGGTGTTACTATTGGTGTTTTAAATTTAGGTTTTTTGAATAATGAAGGAACTAAATTAGTTTACAATAGTGCTAACAAAACTTTAGAAATGTATAATAAAAAAGGAGACTTGTTGTCTTCTGTACCTGTTAGTGCATTTGTTTCAAATTTAGTGAATGCTCTTGGACTTGATGGTAAAAAAATAAAACTGTTAGATGGTGCGGGTGTGAAAGTATCTGAAGTTGATTTAACTCCCTTATTTAACTTGTATACAACTGTTACCAAAACACAAGAGGTTGAAAACAAGTTAAATCAAGTAGAAAGTAATGTAACATCAAATGTACAACGTATTCTTGATTTGACTTCTAAAACAGTTAAATTACAAAATGAAAAAGAGGATAAAAGTAATAAAGTAAACGACCTTAATCAGGGAGATGATACAAATAAGTATCCAACTATTGCATTGTTAAAACAAGTGAAACAGGAACTTTCAGACAGTATGGGTTTACAAGAAGAAAAAACCGAAACTATAACAGTTAAAACATCACATTTAGTTGGTAGTATTGTGAGAATAGAACTTTCAGCGAAGGTAGATGATGGTAAGTGGTGGTCTGTTTGGGTGAATGGTGTTGTTGTTGAACGTACAGCCGTTACTTTTGTTGATAAAATGATGAGTATAGACAGTGCCATTGTTGGTTATAACATTGAAGAAGGAGATGAAATAACAGTTCAATACAAAGTTAAAAAATAATTGGGTAAATAAGAAGACAAATATGGCTAAAAAGATACAAAAAAAACAGATAGAGAATGGTATATTTGTAGAGACAAAAGATACATACGAAGCACCTGTGAAAGATAACGACTTTGTACAGAAGAAATATGTAGATGTAAAAGTAGACACTAAAGCAGATAAAGTCCACACTCATAAGTGGGCAGATATTACTGAAAAACCTGAAATAAAAAAGGTTGATTCTAAGTACACAATTGAAGGGCTAAACGGTGAGATAGTAGTTCCAACACTTCCTGCTTGGGTTAGTGATACTAAACCAACGTATAATTGGAGCGAAATTATTGATAAGCCAAGTTTAAATTATTTACCTTTAACTGGTGGAATGATAACACCTACTGAGGGTGATTATAGGGAAGGTATAAGAATAGGTGATAAAAATGGTTGGTCTTTAGTTCATTTAGGTGCTGTGAATACTCATGGAACAACTGAAAACTCATGGACTATTGCAAGAAAACCTAACAATTCTTTTCAAATAAGTAATGGAGATATTTCAAATGATAAAAAGAAAGGTTTAAATTTAACAACCAACACTTTAACTTTTTCAGAACAAGAGAGTAATTTAATACTAAGTGCTGATAATACAGGTATTCTTGGTAAAGGATTTAAAAAAGAAAATTCATCTAACGAAAAAGTGTTGTTAGGGGGTGGTGGAGAAAAGGAATTATCAGAATTAGAAAATAAAAGTATTATAGTCGGAGGTAGAAATTATGTACCTAATAGTAAATTTATATCATCAAAAGCTGAATCTGGAGGAATAGCATATTTAGGTTCTTTTCAGTTAGAAGTGGGTAAAACTTATATAATATCAGCAAAGAGAATAACTGGGGCTAGACCCGATAATATGTTTTACCTAAATACAAAGAAAGATTGGGATTCAGGTGAAGCTAAAAGTGTTGCAATTAATACTCCATTTATAGTAGATAAGGACTATAGATATTTATGGATTTGGTGTAATAATATAGGGGATGCTGTAACTATTGAAGAATTAAAACTCGAAAAGGGCAACAAAGCAACTGACTGGACACCTGCTCTTGAAGATTTTAATTTCTATAAGGAACTAATAGATTTTTCAGAATTAAATACATTTAAAAATAGACCAGCAGGTTCTTGGGCAGTTAGATTTGGTGGTGGAGCTGGTATATATGTAAATTTTCCTGCCAGTTCTTCAGCATCTTCATTAGAATTTTTTAAACCCAATTGGTATCCAGCAACTCGTATTGGTGTTCGAAATTCAGTTGATACTACAAGATTTAATGATGATAATGGTAAATTTCGTGATTTGGCTTGGTATGACGATATTTTAAGAGCAGGAGTAGAATGCACTCAAAACACAACTCTTCAAAAAGAACATCAAAATCAAACTCTTTTTGTAACAGTTCCTTGTAATATAGAACTTAATGTAATTGACGATTTAAGTAGTGTATCTTTTAGAAAAGTTTTTGATAGTGGTGTTGTTTCTTTTTCTTGTACTGGGAAAAATATTATTTATACTTCTGACAACCAATTTAATGGGAAAAAAGGGTCTACCGCTGTAATATCAAGATATGGGAACGATTGTTACATTGATATAAGAAACATTTAATAAATAAAAAATTATATACATATGTTTGGTTTTACTAATTTAAAAAACAAAATTTTAGAGAATTTAAAAGGAGAAGACAAACTATTACACTCCAAAGTTGGAAATGTCGTTTTCTTAACAATTTTTATATTGTCTTACATTAAAAACTCTTTTTTACACGCTTTAATTTCTGCTTTAATAGTAGTGTTTTTAGTAGGGTTGTTAAAAGAGCTTTATGACAGGTATATAAAACATACATTTATAGATTGGTGGGATATTGTAGCTGCATTTATTCCATATCCTTTACTTAAAAAACTACAAAATACAGGTAAATGGCTTTAATTAAAAGAAATAGATTTTTTGTACCTGACGGATATAGAGCTATAACTCTTTATCCGTTTATATTCGTTCGTAACGACAGTGATAAGTTTGACAAAGTGCTTATTAATCATGAAACGATTCATATACAGCAACAAAAAGAACTGCTTGTTATTCCTTTTTATGTGTGGTATGTTTTAGAATGGTTGATAAAAGTTTTTATTTATAAATCATTTAACAACGCTTATCTTAACATTTGTTTTGAAAGAGAGGCTTATGGTAATGAAGAAAATATAGATTATTTGAAAACAAGAAAAAGATTTTCGTTTTTTAATTATTTAAAGAAAAGAAAATGAACGGGATACAATTTTTTCAATGGGGTTTTGGTAAACAAGCACCTTTCCGTTTGCGAGGTGCAGAGGTTGTTAATCGTTTAACGCTAAGTGATCCAAATGCTTCTTTTACTGCAGTTTCAAATGATTCTTATGAAATAGTAACGTGTTCTCATGGAGGTTTTCAATATTTTGTTTATGAAATTCCTGTATGGAATTTTCAGGATAAAAAGCAAAGAATTACATTTGCAAATAGCAATAATATGTTACATGTGGATTGTCATAGTTCTGACAGTTGTTGTAAATTTGGTTCTTGTGTAATAACCAATATTGTTCTTTCTAAAGACAAAACCACATTTACCAACGCAAGAGATATAAATGAAAACGATGTTATTCTTCAATGTTTTACAAGTTGGGATGACGTTTGGATAACGAGCAATTTCTTTAAAAATCAATATAGTGTGTTTATATTATTTCAAGTTGGTTTTTACAGTGTTGGTTCCAGTCCCACACCTCAAGGAGAAATATCTGTGATGCTACCTCCTAATATTACAGATTCTTTTTAATGTTTTAAATATAAAGATAATCAAACACTTACAATTAGTAAGTGTTTTTTTTTGTAATTTTTTGTAAAAATATTTGGTAGTTACAAATTATATTTATACCTTTGCACCGAAAAATAAAATACAAGAAAAACATGGAAATAGGAGAAATAACAGCAGGACAAATTGGATTAGTACAATTGTCAGAAGATAATGTGATAAGACAAATTGGTCTTACAGAACAACAAAGACGAACATTAGAGATATTTTTAGCTTCTCTTTCAAAAGAGAGACCGTTGGTGTTAATGGGAGAAGAATATGATTTAGTTTTAAAGAAAGATATCGTAAAATAAATTGTTTAATTATGAATAAGTTAAAAGAAAGAGGATTTGTGTTTGAAAATCCACAAAAAGTTTCATTAAATGGTCAAAATGTGATTTGTGAAGAAATTAAAGATAAGATTAATAAGGTTTTAAGTGATAACAATTTATGTGTGAGTAACAATGATTGGTTTGGAGGACTTACTGTTATGAATACTGAAAATGGAGACTTGTTTGAGTTTAAAACAACGGTTTTACCTACTTCAAACTCTACACAGGTTGATAGGATTTGTAATATGAATGTGTCTGTATTTACCAATAAGAATTATACTGCAGAAGATTGTTTAAAACCTTATGATTTTACAATGTTTTCTAAGAAGTTTAGAAATTTTGCAATTCTATTTTTTGGATATACTCAAATAAATGAACGAAAAGTAAAGGCAAAAGATTTCAAAAAGTTTTTAATTGAAGAGTTTGATAAGAGATTTAAAGACTCTGAATATAATTCTTGTGAGTCCTATGATTTTTATAATACATTGTGGTTTGAGTTATGTGAAAAGTTTAAAAGATTTTGTGTATGAGAAAACAAATAAATACCTTAATTGACCATTTTCAATTGAAACAGTTATATAATTAAAAGAAATAGAAAATATTTATGAATAAAGATTATAAAAGAGTACTTAGTAAAGCTATACAATTAGTAAAAACAAAATTAGAGAATAAAGTTGATAAAAATGGAGAACCTTTATTTTGTCACTGTAAAAGAGTTAGTAACTTAAGTGAAAATTATGAAGAACAAATAGTAGGCATCTTACATAATATTCTTGAAGATAGTGATACAGAAGTAAAAGATTTAGTTGAAATTGGTTTTACAAAGAAAGTAATAGACGCTGTAATATGTTTAACTCGTAAGAAAAATGAAGAATATTTTAATTACATTAAAAGAGTCTCTTTTAACAAATTAGCGAGAAATGTAAAAATGAATGATTTAAAAGATAATATGGATATTACAAGATTTAAGTGCTTAAAACAAGAAAATCTTTCTTTACTTAATAGATACTTAAAAGCGTTTAATATATTAAAATCTATTTCAGATATAGAAAAAGATAAAGAAATCTTAAAAAATTTATCATACCCTAATGAGTATAAGTATATTGTAAATATAAGAGAGGAAGAACTTGAAACTTTTGAAAATTTCTTATTTGAGCGCGGTTTTACAAACTGTATTGGAGAGAAAGAATTTGTTGATTTTTTTAAAAGATTGAACGAAACAGAGAAGAAATTCGCTAAAACTTTGCCCATAGGATTGTTTAAACCCAATAAATGGTGTAAATCTCATTTCTTTCAACGAGTAGATATGATAAAAGAAGGTAATTTTATGGATTTCAAACAATTTAAAAGCTATTTTCAATAAATTATATTGTGTGAAATCAATGTCTAAAATAAAAACAACAAGTGATATTTATGAATGATAGAAGTAAAGAATTATGGAAATTTCTTTTAATTAAATATACAAATCCTTCTTTTGTAAAAGAAATAAAAGAAGTAGAATCTGTTCAAGAAACATATAATAGAAATTATTTAATTAAAATAATGTTAGAAAACAATAAAAAAGATTTTGTAGAATTAAGTAGAGAAATAGTAGTTGATTTTTTAAAAAGTCAAAAATCAATTTATCGTGAACTTGTTATAGATGTATATTGTAATTTTAAAGAGGTTATAAATAATTATGAATTGTTTTTAAGAGAAATGGAAAATATAAAATATTTAATTGAAAAAGAATCTAAGTTTTCGAAAGAACAAATACAGGAAATTAGAAAAGATTTTGAACAACTTTATAAGAACCCCAATAAATATTATTATGGTATGAACAGATTTTAATGTAAAAATCTTTATTTCTCAAATAATATTAAACAATAAATTAAAATAATTATGTTAAATTTTTTATTAGAAACCGTTTTTAATCCACAGAAGACTTACAACCTGTTTTTATGGATAGATATAATAGGAGGTCTTATTGTGATGATTTTCAAGATTAGGGAGGAAGTTAAGGAATATGAAAGAATAGAAGGAGAGAGTTTGGTCGGCGGTATCGTGTTAGCGTTAATTGGTTTTGTGCCCATATTGAACGCAGTATTAGTGTTGTGTGGTGTTGTGCTTGTAGTATTTATTGCTATTTCAATACTATTCGAACATATTTTTAAAAACCGCAAGAAAGAAGAAGTCAATAAAGAATAAATTTGGAAAAAGAGAATGACAAGTCTAAATTTATTAAACATAAATAATTAAAAACAAATAAAAATGAATGTAGAAATGAACGTAAACAATCAGTTTGCTCAAATCGGAGAACAAATCAATTTGGGTGACATTGAAGCGTTGAACGAATTAGATTTAGATGATTTGTTCAAACCTACAAAAGAAGAGAGTAGGAGTGAGATAATCTCTATGTGGGTAACCCCTTCTGTTGCTGAAAAAGTAAAAGAGTATGAAGATAATATTAAAGAGCGAGAAAAAATAGTTCTTGAATATTTAAACAAAGGTAAAGAACAACTTAAATTTGAAATCAACTATATTAAACAAAGTTTAGGGTTTTATAAGGAATTGACAGATAACCTTAAATCTTGTTTTGAAAAGGTGGAAAAGGAATTTAAACAAAGTCTTCAAGAAATCTATGGAACAACAGAAGAAGATTATGTGAAAATGTGTCGTAGAAACATTGATTTCATCAACAAAGTTGAAAATTCTGTAAATAAAGCTAAAGAGAAAATGAAAGATTTGCAAACCTCTGTGCGAGATTGTAATGTTTACGGTGCAGATAAACTTCTTGAAGTTGTTGAACGATTTTCAAGGATGTCTGAAAAGGAAAAAGACCTTTTAAGTAAGTTGTTGAATGTAGAAAAATAATTATGGGAAGAAATTATAAAAAAGTTCCTGTTATAAAGAAGAAGCAAGTTGTTTATAAAAGAAAAGAAACAGATTTAATTGTATCTTTAAAAATGTACAATTATTTAAAAGAGTGTTTTAAAAATGAAGTAGAAGAATATGAAAAAAGAAAATTATCCAAGTTGGTTAGTTCCAACAGAAACAGCCAAAGAACTCAAAGAAATAGGTTTCAAGGAGTCTTGTGTTTTTACTTGTAAGGATAACAAATTGAATATAGAACTATTTGTAGAAGAATACATACCATTTATATCAAAAGTTTATATTTTAAAAACAAATGCTGATAAAATTACAAATATAGATTTTGATTTTTATATTCCAACTTGGACTCAAGCATTTGATTGGTTTTTGGAAAGAGGGATTCCTTCACATATAGAGTGGGTTGAAGAAGGCAGATTTAAGTTTGTTTATAGAACAGATAAAACTTGTGGAAAAGTAAAATGGGTTTCTTTTGAGTGTTCAAATTTATTAGAAGCAAGAGAAGAGGGGTTGAAAAAATTAATTCGGCATTATAAAGAAGTTATGAATATTATTAATGTTGATAATAAAACTAAAGGTATTTTTCCTCTTACACCTGAAGATTGTTTCGAAAGGTGTGATACAAAAATTATGAAAATTAAAGAAAAGGAAGGTTATAAAAGGTTAATCACACCAAAACCAATTTCAAGAGAGCGTTTTAATGAAATTACTGAATATATGTTTAGTGATAAGAATAGTTACAAGTAGTTAAATAGAATTTTTAAATGTAATAAAATGAAAATAGAAACAGGTTTTAATTTAGGAGATAAAGTTTATTATGTATACAATTTTTCTATACGTAGTTCTCGTGTGGAAGAAATTATTGTAAATGTTGTAAAATCATCATGTAACAATCTTAAAGTTAGTTACAGACTGTCTGATTTTGCAGATAAAACATTTAAAGAAAGTTATTTGTTTGAAACAAAAGAAGATTTAATAAAGAGTTTAACACAATGATAACAAGTTTGTAAAAGAATATCTTAAAATGATTGAACTTGTGAAAATTAGAATTTTAGAAAACCATTTAGTAAAAAGTAGAATGAATCATAATCACCAATAAGAATAAGTGGTAATCTCTTATGAGGCATACCTTAGAAACTCAATAGTGCTTGAAGTTTTTATTGGTGATTCAAAAAATTAAAATATTAAAATTAGATGATAAGTAATATAGTAATATTAATAGTAATAACTATTATTTTCCTTAATATTTGTATTGTATTAAGAAGATTAAGAAATAAAAGTATTAATTATATTAAATGGCTTAAAGTTATGCCAAATGAATACTTTGATGATTCATTGAAGAATATGATTAGAGATATAAAATATTATTGTAATATGGAATTATTCTTATATATAATCTATATTAATGCTTTATACTTATTAATATTTAGACATTATATATAATATGAACTCAGATACAATAGTTGTTATGATTACATTGTAGATACTGAAAAATATTATAAGACGTACGAAGAATGCCGTGAAGAATTAGTGAAAGAGTTAATTAACATTTATAAAAAAAATAAAAGAAAATGAGAACAATTAAATTTAGAGGTTATTCCTCATTAGAAAACAAGTGGGTTTATGGAAGAAGTATTTTTAATATTGGAACTATTTGTTCGATCTGTGAAGATGAGGAAATAGATAAGAGTTTATTGGAAGACAGAGGTGCTTTAGGAATAAGTGTAGACCCCGAAACTGTTGGACAATTTACTGGGTTTTGTGATAAAGATGGTAAGGAAATTTATGAAGGAGATGTTGTTTTTGTTGACATATATAGTAGTGAAAAACCTTTTAAAGCATTTGTGGAATGGCAGGAAGAATATGGTTGCTTTGCTTTTGTTGAAAAAGAGTTAATACAAAATGAAGAAGGTAGTCAAGAAATCATAAGTGGTGAATCTTATTATTATTCTAAAGAAATATGTAAAAACTTAAGAGTTGTAGATAATATTTATGGAAAACAATGATTTTAAATTAAACTGTGAAGTACAAGATATTAATTTCGGGTTAGGTCAAATAATTAAAGAAAACAATGACAATGAATTTATTGTGTTGTTTGATAGTCAATTAGATAATCCGTTTGAAATTAAAAAAGTATCTTATAGGAAAGATGGAAGAATAGAACGTATAATTACGAAAGATGGTAGTATATGGGTGAGAAATCTTTTTAAACACCCAACATTATTACCTACAGGTAAACTTAGAAATGAATACTGTATATACATAGGACAATATTGTAAATTTAAAAATAAAAAAGGTTTTATTAGTATTGACAAATTAAAGGATATAAAAAATAATAAATTCTTTGGTGAATCAGGAGCAGTGTATGAACATATATGTTGTGTTATAGATAGAACTTGTTTACAAGATTTGAAAACATTTACAATATAATTTAAAAGTAATACAATATCTAAAAACATAAGTCTGTGTAATTTGGATTGTTAAATAGTGAATATGTTGAAATTTATTTTAAAATATATGAGTGTATGAAAATTTATGAAGAACAACATAATTCTGCTTCTATAGTGGAAATTGAAGTGGATTTTAAGAAAATAGGTAAGAGAGGGATAAATGGAGTACAGGTTATAAAATTTTTCAAAGAAGAAAATGAATTTAATAAATATAAACACATTTACTCAAAAATAATTAAAGAGTTAGTAGATTCCTTAGAAGATAATAATGAATTAATAATAAGAAAAATAAATTAAAGAAAATGATAACAGTAGATAAAGAAAAAGATTTAGGTCGCACCTACTTTTTTATTTTAGAAAAAGAGGGTGTTTATACTATTGCAGTTGGTGAATTAAAAGAAATAATAGAAGTTCACTCAGAGTATGAACCTTTAAAAGAACATAACCCTATAACATATAAAAATTATATAACAACTGTTTATTTATCTTTGTATATGCCAAAAGAAGAGAAAAAATATAAAATACATAAAAGCAGAGTTTTTGATAACTATGAAGATGCTTGTGAGGAATATTTAAAATACATTTAGATATTATGAAAACAAAATTTAAAATAGGACAACGAGTATTTGATTATCTCTATGGATGGGGTTATGTGAAAAACATAAATGAATTTAATAATTTACAAGTTAGTTTTGATAATTGTAATTTTGAAGTTTGCTATGATAAGAACGGTTATCTTATAGATAATAAAGTGGTGTTAAAACCTACTTTAGCAACTAAAGAATATAGTCTTAAAGGTTTTACTCAAAAAGAACAAAAAAAATAATTAAAATAACAAAATATTTTTATAACTATGGAAATAATAAAAACAATAATTCTAATCTTATCCACTTCTTTTATGTTTTTATTGTTTTATGCATTTGTGTATAAAATTATAAATCCGTTTTATTATAAAATAAGTTGGGTTACAACAGATAATGTTGAACAGTGTTTATATGTAAAGATGTTAAAAGAAATGTCATTGACAACCTATCAAGAAATTCCTTCTAATATTATCAAAAATTATATTGGTGTTACAAAGGTGTTAAAGGAATCTATAAAAATAGAAAGGATTTATATAAACAAGTACACTAATTTGGAATTGTTTGACAAAAAAGACTATTTTTAAGATATATGAATGTTACAATTATTTGTCCAAAAATTCATAAAGAAGAAAATCATTTACAGAACAGTAAATATAATGAGGTGTTCTTTGATGAGTTTTCTATAAGAGATTGGGTTTCTTGGGACACTGAAAGTGGTTTTGAACTGTTTTATGAAGTAGATTTTGAAACTGCAAAAAGAAACATAAAATCAGGAAACACTATTTATATAAATACGTATTATGATAATAGTATTTACAACAATTGATAAAAAAGATTTGATTTTGAAGAATGATGATTTTTGTAAAATTGAAGTAAAAGATAAAGAAACCTTTAACGAAGGTGACAAGGTGATTGTTAAAATTGGAAATAGTAATTTTGATGGTGAGATTGTTAGCGATTGTGGACTTAATTCAAATGTTTTTACACGTTTTTATTATGTAACACTTGAAAATCTTCCTAAATACAAATTTCCCATAGTAGATTGTTTAATTATGAAAAGAAATTGTTTATAAAAATAAAAAAAAGATATGAGAAACAAATTAAACGAACTTTTATCACATTACAAAGCTCAATACGAAAAAGCCCTTATAGAAAAAGGGAGAATAGAAATGAGAAAAGAGGTAGATGGTACAAGAGGCTTCACTTATGATGAAGGACATAATGACACGGAAATCAAAATGTTAAAAAGTTTTATTGAAAATCTTGAAGAACTTATGGATATAGCTTTTAACTCATTTTAAACAAGATTTATAGATAACTTATAATTGTTAAAAATGGAATTAAAATTAAGAAGAACAACAGAAATGATGGACAAACACAATAAAGAAATTTTTGAAGGTGACATTTTGTATTCTGAAACCTCAGGAGTTTTTGAAGTAATTGTGTTACAAAATGGTGAATTTTATCTCAGGGAGATTTCAGAAGGTTTAGGAGAAGAAATTCCTATGAGGAAAGAGTTTGTAAAAACAATGAAGGTGTCAAAATAGAAATTTAATATTATAAAACAATAATATGGATAAAGAAAGTTTTAAAAACGGAGGTTTACATGTAGAAGGTGAACAATCTTTGGAGGAGCTTATGAAACTTTGTTCAGAACAAATGAAACAAAGTAAGAATTTAAATTATAAAAGTACTACTTCTTCAGAGTCTTTTAATCATACTCTTTTATACTGTTTGAGTTTTCAAACTTTTTCTATTTTGAAAGCAATTTCAACACTTGACAATACTATAAAACAATTAATTAAAACAAAGGTAAAATGATTACAAATTTACAAAAAGAAAAGGTAATACAAGAGATAGCTCTTGAAAACTATCAATTAAAACAAAAATATAAGTTGAAAGGACTTGCAAAAGGTGGATATTTGTTTGAACCTGATATTAGTTATGATTTTGAAGAGTTTATTCATTATCGTGTGAAACCTTCATATGTTAGTTTTGAAACAGAAGATGATTGTTGTTTTCATATTTATTCAATAGAAAAAATTCAACAAGAATTAGAAAATTGTGTTAAAAATAGAAATTTTAATGAAGAAGAACAAAAGAAAATTTCTAAATTTACTATAGAATTTCAAGAACTTTGTGATAATTCAGAATTGTATGATTATGATTTAATAATAATAGGCATACCTAATTGTAATTATGAAAATGAATGAAAAGATATCTTATAAATGGAAAGGTTTTGGAGAACTATCCAAGATATATGAAAGAGCAGAAGTTATAAAAGAACTCTTAAATTCTTTTTTTGTTGAAAAATAATATTATTATTGAAAGAAGTAATTTTAATGATTCTTTTACAATTTACGATACTAAAACAAAAGAGGTTTATAAAACTGAGTCTGTTTCTTTACCTATTGATAAAGGTGACAACTTGATTTACAAAGGAACACTTGTAACAGACTCTCAAATAGGTTTAAGTGGTAATTTGTTTTTAGATACTATTGAATGGTGTTTACTTTCTAAGGATTTCAAGAGATTTGTAATTTATAAATTATTGAAAAATGATTTACTGTTATCAAACAAAATACCAAATGAAACTTATTTAGATAATGAACTTTTTGAAAAAACTGTAAGAGAAGAATTTCAAAAGTTTTTAAGAAATAACAAACATATAGAATCATCTTGGAGGTTTTATTTTAATTTGTGGGAAGATTTGGTAATGGAATATAAAGAATATAAAAAAGGTAATGATTTTAGTTATGAAATATGAAGACGTAAAAGACAAAATACACAATTATTTTAAAAATATAAATTCTGAAGAACTTTATGAACTTGCAATACAGAGTGGTTTTAAACAAGTTCCAAAGCGAAAGAGAGGCTGTTTTGAGAAGTTCAAAGAGTCACTTAACAATATGACAGATGGGGAATTTGAAGCTCATTTGAACGAAATGAAAGAAGACGCTGAAGAGTATGGTAACGATGGAATAACTATTGGCGAATTTTAAGCAAATTTATTACTAATTACGACAACTTAGAAGATTATGACGATGATGAAGAAGAATAAAAGTATAATTGCACTTTTTGGTGTACATGGTGTGGGTAAGGACACTGTTGCTGCAATTTTAAAAGAATTGTTAGGTGGAAAAGAGAATGTAGAAATAAAGTCTTTCGCAGAACCTGTACAAAAAGCAGTTGCTTCATTACTTGATGTAATGTTAGACAAAATCAAATCTCATTCTTTCAAAGATTCTCCTTCTGGAATTGTTTCTTATGTGGTCGGTGAGAACCCATTTTCTAATTTAGAAGATGCACAAGAATTTCAAAAAGAACTGTTGAAAGAAGGTTATGATTTGAAACTTAGAGAGTATAAAATAACACCAAGAGATTTAGTTATTGAAATTGCAGAAAGATTGAAAGAGGCTTTTGGAGACGGAATTTGGGCTAAAATAGCTATGAAAAAGGCGAAAAAAGAAGGAAATGTAATTTTCACTGATTTACGTTTTAAAAGTGAATTAAAAGAGCTTAAAAAAGAAAATGCGTTAATCGTAAAGGTTGTGTGTGAAGATGAGAATGGTAAGGAGATGAAAGGTGATTTGTATGAAATGGAGGACTTTCCAGAAGAAGAGATAGATTATGTTATTTACAACAAGAAAGATGATTGGTCTCATCTTAGAGCCGAAATATTAAGAATGATAGAAAAACTAAAACTATAATTTTATAAAAAAATAAACAATAAAGACAAACAGTATGAAGGCAAAATTACTAAAACTGTTACGAGCAAACTTAGAATTTTACTATTTAAGAGGTGCTGATAAATATTTTGTTTTTGATAAAGAGACAAAAGAATGTAAATGGGGTAAATCTGTCAGTGAAATAATATCTCAAACAGCAAAGATGGATAGATTTGCAGAAACACTTGGAACTAAAATCTTGTTGTTACTTGAAAGTGCTGTATCAAGAAGAGAAACAATCGAGGATTACAAACGATATAACTCTATCTATAAACAGATACAAAAGGGGATTGAAGAGGAAGTTAAAAGTGAATTAAAAGAAAACAATACAAGTTCTAACAACTATGTTGTTTTATAAAACTATAAAGATTATAAATTATGCAATATTCATATAAATATTTTATTAGATTTTCAATAATTAGTTTTCTTTTTTATGTGTTAGGTTTAATACTTCCTATATATTTAGGTTGCTCATTATTAAATAACACTTTTGAAATAATGAAATGGGAAACTTATAGTAAAATAGGTTTTATTATTTGGGTTTTGGTGTGTTTGTATAACTTATATAAACCACTTTATGAATTTCTGACTTCTTACATAAAAGCTAAACAAGAAGAAGAAAAAAGTTCTAAATCTCTAATTTATAAACAAATAGCAGAAGAAAACGAAAAAATGAGAACAATCAAATTTAGAGGATTTTCAAACTGTTTATTTCAAGACAAATGGGTTTACGGTTATTTAAGTGATGAAGATAAAATAAGAGGAACAGACCTACTTGATTGTAGGGTTAATTATAAATCCGTTGGGCAATTTACAGGTTTGTATGACAAAAATGGAAAGGAAATCTATGAGGGCGATATTCTTCTTCACGATTATGGAAATTACAGTCTTATTGAGTACCGAGAGGAATGTATGGCATTTTGCCGTGTTGATGCCAATAATGTAGGTAATATTAATGGGTATTACAATCTTCGCGAAGACGCTTGGCGTTCGTGTTTGCAACGTGCAAGAGTTATTGGAAACCAATATGAAAACCCTGAATTGTTAAGCTATAGAGAAGATTAAGTTATTATAAAACTAAAAAATTACAATTATAATGAAAATAAAAAGTAGTATACGAGATGTGTTACCTGCATTAGGTGCTGTAACATTGTTTTTAAAATATGTCTCTTCTCAGGCAATGATTGATGATTATTCAGAAATAATCAAGCGAGGAGGTGTTGAATATAAATCAGCAGAAGCTCTTTCAAAACTTGCTTCAAAAATTCTCGAAGAAGACGTTCCTGTAGAAGATTTTATTAACACTACAGACGAGAGTTTAGATAAGATTTCTGAACAAATGAAAGAACGTGATGAGAGTTTAGGAATGTTTGAAACATATCTTAAACTAAATAAAAAAGAAGTTGAAGACTTTTATAAAGAATGGAAACAGGTAGCAGATAAACAATGGATTCATTCTGTTGCAGTTGTTTCTTCGTTTTCAATTCTTAATAACTTTATAAATTACGCATTAGGATTAATTGAGAAAGAATATTTTAAAGTCTATTTACAAGGTGTAAAAAGTTATAAACTTTTCCCTTCAAATATTTTTGCTTTAACAAGAAGAGTACTTAGGATTACATCTAAATTACTTTATGAATTTCTGAAAAAACGAACTATAAAGTATTACAAACAGGGTGCTAATATTAATGAAAGTTGGATAAAATTACAAACTGCATTGTTACCTCTTAGTCTTTCTTATAGTGAAATAGAACGACTGTTTGAAGAATCAAAAGAATTAGAAGATTTGGGTTTTATTGAACAGGCTGAAAAAATGTTAAATGATATTAAAAGAGATGGAAAATAAAATAACACCTGTTCGTTCTATAAATGATAATCAAGAAGAAATCATTAATAATATTCTGAGTTTACATTCACCTAATAAGAAAATAGATGTAGATGTAACTTATTCGAAGGGAGTTTTTTACAAGTCAGGTGTCGTTACAGAGCCAACAATGAAGTTTGACCTCACACCACAGACAGAGGACACTGTACAGGCAGATAGTAGAGACCTACCACTCAAAGATGAAAGTGTTGGGACTATTATGTTTGACCCTCCTTTTGTAATTGCAGGAGAAACTTATAAAAACAATACAGATAGTAACAGTTCAAAAATTGCTAAACGATTTTCAGCTTATAAGAACTTTAAAGAACTGAAAGAACATTATTACAATTCTTTAAAAGAGTTTTATAGGGTTCTTAAAAAGAGCGGTATAGTGATATTTAAATGTCAAAACACTGTATCGGGAGGAAAACAGCTATTTTCGCACTATTTTATCCTCAAATCAGCGTTAGAGATAGGTTTATATCCAAAAGATGAATTTGTACTGTTATCTAAGTCTAAAATGACTTCTTTTGGAGGTAGATGGAAACAGCAACAACATGCGATGAAATATCACTCTTACTTTTTAGTTTTAAAGAAAGAAGATTGTAAAGTAGATTATAAAATTTGACATAAAAGATTATGAAAAACTATAGAGTTTTAGTAACTTCTTCTGATTCACCTTATAAAGCTCAAAGCATTAAATTGTTAAAATATTTAAGATGTGACAAAAAAGAACTTATTGTTAAGGTAAAACAATGGTTTAAACCTTTTATAATTGGTTATTCAGAAAATTCTTTACCTCGTTGTGATTATAATGCTTTTATAGAAGAAGTTGTTAAGACAGGACAGTTTACAACTTGTTTCACCGCATTCTTTTATATAGAAGAGTTTGAGTTTGAAAAGTCTTAATTAAAATTGAGAAACCCCTATCTGATTAAGGTAGGGGTTGTTTTTTATTTACATTAATCGTTGATGTTTTTCTTTTAACAACTTCATTATATCTTCTTTAAAAAACTCCATAGTTGTTCTATTATCTGTGATGTTAAAATAAAGAGCGTTTTCTTTATTTTCTTCTAAAACTAAATTTTTAAAGGAATATTTTAATTCTACTTTTTTATTTTCACAAATTTCTGGAAAACAGTGTTTAAAATATCTTATAGCTTTTTTCTTTAGTTTCATAAAAGTTTTACTATAAAACCCTTCTTCATGAGCAGCACACATTAATACAATAAACATTTTATAAAACTCTTCCATTGCGGGACGTGTAGAAAACAACATACAATTTTGAGATTTAATCCAAATATGAAGTGTTATTACTTTTAAAGGTAGATCCTCTGAGACATCAGAGTCTGTGTTTATTGTACATTCCCAAGTTTTATTTTTGTAATCAAACTCATAAACTTTGTTTTCTAAAGAAGCGCATTTGTCTGAATTTATAAGGGAAGACACAATACTTACCTTAGAAGGATAAACTCCAAAGATATCTTTGTCAATTTGCTTTTTAGCTTCTTCTATTATTTGTTCTTTAGTTTCAAATATTTTTTTCATCAATAACCTCCTTCCTCTTTTAATTTATTATTTAATTTTTCTAGAAACTTGTCAGCACTTGCACTGGCCTTAATTTTACTGTATTGATTTTCTGTATTTCTGTTTTTAATAAACAAAAGATTATCAATTAAAAAATCAATGATTTTATAAGTTAGTTCTTGTTTTTCTAACTTTTCTTCATCGATTGTAGTATCTCCTATAGGAAATATATCCTCCAATTCACTTTCTACAAGTTCTACAATAATGTTTAGATTTTTCATAATAAAAAAAACAATTAAATTAGTCTTTTAACAATTTTAATTTTTCAACATCTTCTATTGTTAAAGGTTCAAAACTATCGTAATAATCATTATTTGTTTCTGAAATAAAACATAAATTTCCATTATGTTTAATCACAGATTTAAGTTTTGAAATTTGAACAAATTCATTATTTTTGTAAAACCTACCAAAAATTCCAACTAAATGTTTATAAGAAAAGGGTTCTTGTGTAGATAAACTAAATCCTTTTAACTTATAAGGTTTTATTGAAAGAGTTGGTTCAAAATCACCAAGTCTAACACCTTCTTCATTAAAATAAAATGTTTTACTAAAACAAAGTTCATTTGGTTTTTCACAAGGAAAGGAAACTTTTACAGGGTAATTTCTATGTGTTTCATCGTTTACACTTAAAACATAACCTTCACCAAGTCCTGCACAATAAACCTTTTGACCTACAAAATAACTGTTAATTTTCATATTTATTTATTATTTTTTATTAAATTTCCATGCTTCTTCTCCATAATCAAACAGCTTGTAAAGCATTCTAACAACTATTGTTAATTTCTCATTGACATAAAGAGAATTTATTTCTTCTGGATAAAATATTCTTTCAAGAACATCAAAAAGTTCAGCTTCCTCTTTACTATAAAAGAAGTTATTTTTACCTTTTATTTCCCAACAATTGTTTTTATAATCAAATTGTATAGTTCTTGAATTATTAAGTTCTGCGAGCATTGTCACAACCCTTCGCACTCTCATCTTTTCGGAGAAACTAAAACCTTTCTCATCTAAGAAAGTGCTAAGATTGTTGTAGATTTCACTTCTTCTCTTTTCTGTTTCTGTTTTCATTTTATTTTTCAGCTAATTTTTTAATTAGTTTTTCTTTAGTGTTTGAAATTTCATTTGTTTTGAAGATGATATCTTCTCGTAACAAATCGTCTTTTATATAACCTTCGACTTCAACAAGATTTAACTTTTTACCTTTGTAGGCAGGTTCGAAAATCAATCTTGATGTTACAAACTTCTGAATCCGATTGTAATAAATTGCGTAGAAGTGTTCACAAATTTCACTCTCGACGTCTTCTAAACCTTTGTAGTTTGTAGTTAAATAATAAGTACCTTTCTTAATGTTTTCTTTAATTTGATAGCTAATAAATTATTAAACCTACAACTAACGCAATAATGTATTCTATTGTCATTTTTACCTCCTTTCTTCTAATTGTTTAAAATAATCTGTTAATAAAACAGTGTCCCACTTCATGTTCTCACTACTTCTACTACTTGGTGCGTAATAACCATCAACTGCATTTATGTAGAGGCTGTGTTCACCTTGATTGAAAGTTTCAAAAGTAGACTTACTCAAAAAACGCTGAGGTTCGACTTGTTCCAAAGCCAAGTTGTCAAAACTAACTACCTCGAACTTATCGAAAAGTCTTCTTAAATACCACTTCCAATGTTTATGTTTCTTTGTCTGCAAATCAACTTTACCTGCGTTAAACCCAAAGTCCTTCTCACCGAGAACAAGTATCTTTTTAACACCTTTGACAGGTAACTCTAAAATATCTTCAATATCATCAATACCTGCAATTATATGGAAAACAGTGTTTTTGTAATTTACAATCTCTTCTGGAACATTCCACTTTAGACTTTGTCTGTAAGAAACTCCTAAACCTTTAATAAGATTGTTATCTGCCATTTCTAACAGCTTTTTAGAGTATTGTCGAATATTACCTTGATTTACAGTTAAGTTAACAATGTAATTGTTCTCTTCTTTTGCACACCATTCTATAAAGTCAATAAGACCTTCGGATAGAATGTTACAACCTATTGCGAGTTCTATCCCTTTCGGTAGCCCTGCGAGCTTCTCTTTGAGTTTGTTGTAATCGCACTCTACACCGTTGACTTTAGCACTTTCGTGGCAGAAAGAACACAAACCAGGACTTCCGTCTTCCTTTTGTCCGAAAGGACATTTACTAGAAACCCTAATGTCTATATTTAAAGGGTACACTAATTGTAAATCATCTTCAAATTCTATTATTCTTGTTCCGTCCTCTTCTATAGACACTAAGGCGTTTCCGTTTTTATATTTATACATAAATTTATTTTTCTACAACAGGAACATTAAAAAATTCTTCTTTTTCCTTATCACTTTCAAACCAAAATTCGTCACCTATTAAAAACAACCAAGAGTTTTTATCAAAAATAGCTTTGTAAAGAGAATCGTGAGTATAAGGTACTTCGAAATCATCCCAAAACTCTAACTTACTTTCTCCTAAATTTAAAAACTCTACTTTTTCAGCTAATGAATTTTCTTCAATTATCTTTTTTAACATTTCAAGACCTTTTTCATAATCCTCATGTTCGTCACACCATAATGTTGCAAAAAATGCAATCTTTTCTTTTGTGTTATTTGTTCTTCTTGGTTTTTGTCTACCAAAATTATAACCTCCACAATCAATGTAAACTACGCCATCTTTATCAGGATAAACTGTATCATAGATTTTAGGTTTATGCTTTCCATCATTAATAGAAAGACTGTGAGCAGAAGAACTATTTGTTTCAAAAACACTCTTTCTTATAAGTTTCTTCTTGTGTTCTTCATTCGTTACAATTGGAGGGTTGTTAAATAACTCTTCGTCTTCATCAGAAGCAAAATCATAATCGTCTCCCATTAATCTTAAATAACAATTCTTGTCAAAAATAACTCTATACAACTCGTCGAAATCTTGTGGCAAGTCAAAATCATTTTTAAAATCAATAGCCGCATAATTGAAACCTAAAAACACAACTTCACGCACTTTACTATTAGCTTTAATAACACTTTCCAACAATTTCATTTTTTCTTTGTCATCATAATAACTCTCACCCCACAATGAAGCAAAAAATGCAATCTTCTCTTTCGTGTCATTTGTTATTCTTGGTACTTGTCGTGCGAAAAAATAATCACTACAATCAACAACTACACGCCCGTCTTCATCGGGATAAACTGTATCGTAAACAGCATTGCTAATGTCTGTTGCGAATGCTAAGCTGTGTGCTGATGAGCTATTCGTCTCGAACACACTTTTTCTAATTAACTTTTTCATTTCTTATATTTTTATAGGTTAAATTCAATCTTTGTATCACCTTTAAGTTTATAGAATTATTCGTCTTCGAAATCATCAATTAAATTAAAACCGTTTCCCAATACCTCCATATTGTGTTTTGAGATTTCTAAAGATGTGAGTCTAATAAAATCACCTTCTGTGTCATACTGTTCACATACAATATAACCACCAATTCCTGAAAAATATTCGACATCACATTTTTTCTTATATGGAGACTTAGTGTTCTCATCTACAAACCAACACCTTAAAGTGTCATTTTCATAAATTTTTTTATTATGAACATCGTAAAGTCCTGTAAACTGTCCAATAGATGCTCTATCTACTTCTCTTGTTATTTCAAATCCGTCTTCGGTTTTATAAGATATTGCATTTTCACCTGTCAAATAACCGTACACCCACTTATTTTTTTTGGAGTCTTTTGTAAACCCTCTAAATTTTATCTCTCTCATTTTTTTTTCTTTTTTAAATGCTTCTACAGCTTCTTCTATAGTTCTATATACACAATCTCCGTTTAGAGTATAATACTCCTCTCGGTATTTTAACCAAGCAAGTGTTTCTTTTTTATGTTCTGTCTTGTTATTTTTTAATTCAAAACTCTCATAAGAAGAAATTTTCGTTAATTGACAATTGAGTATTTCTCTATAAGGTTCTTTTTTATCAAAGTCTATATCTATTATATAGAAAAACTTTCCTAAATCTTCTTTTGTAAATTTCATATTATAACATTTGAAATTAATTAACTATAACAAAGGTTTTGCGATTTCTAATAATTCTCTTTGTTCTTCTAAAAATTTCTCAGCTAACAACTCTGTTTTAAAATACAACGGTCTACTAAATGAAATTTCATTTGTTACATTTAAGTTATTGTTAGAAACTTCTATTGTCCACTTCGTTATTCTGTTATCATTCCAATCAGGTTGCCAACCTTCGTTGTAGTAGTCTCTAAGAATAACAAGAGTTTTAAGAGCCTCAAACGCTTCGTATTCTTCCTTGCTTGTGTAGTGTTCCTCAGCCATAGAAATTTGTTTTGTGTAAGTGTTTTTTCTACTAAGTAACCAAACCGTAACCTCTTCAAATGTAGGTACAAGTGCTTTTTGTTCAAAGCCTTGTATTGTATAAGGAGATGTAGACAACGTTCTTATCTTGTGTTTTCCTCTACAACCTTCAGCCGTATAATAACGAACACAACTACCAAATTGTACTGTAATAGGATGAGGTGATAATTTCATATTCACATCTAACACTTCACCTTTTATATCAGGTTCAAATACTTGGTCATAGACCTTCATTCCTGTTTTAAATATTGTTTGCATATTTATTTGATTTTAAATTTTATTTTTAGATAATGACAATGGTTTGAGTTCTTTCACATAAAAATATACTGATCTACTACTGTTATAAATACTTTCTACACGAATTTCAAATTTAAATATTTTGTCATTTTTTGCAAAAACAATATTGTTAAAATCATATTTATCGTAGAGATCTAAAAATCCTAAAGCAACATCTATCATTTTATCATATTTCTTAGATTTTGTTTCTTTTTCATTCAAACTTCTGTCGTTATCAGGAAGCCAAATTCGAAAGAACTTCTTATTAGAAACACCATGTTTTCCGTACAAGTTAGAGTCAAAAAAATTATAAGTTGCAGGTATTATATCGTCTTTTATAGACTTTATAAAGTTGTTAAGCTCATTTTCTCCTAAAATATAATATTTCTTTTTTTCGTACTCTTTATCTAAATTCTCTTTAAATTCAGATAATTTTAAATTGTAACTTCTTTCTAAACTCTCAAGTTTCGAAGTTGTTTCCTCGCTTATTTCCATTTTATTTGTATCCTTATTCATCTTTCTTGTTTTTATATATTTCTATTAATTTTTCTACTAACGCTTCACGTGCTTCTTCATAAGTGGGCAATTCCCATTTAAAATGTTTACCTTTATCTATTGTCATATTGTAAAACATTATTTTGGTGCTGTCTTCATGATTTTCAATAGTAATTCTAAAATCCTTACTTCTAAACCATTCAAATACTTGTTCGTATGTAGGTATTGAGATACCTTTGTCAGTGCAATTAGCATTATAACCTCCTCTTTTTAAGATGTATTCTGAACCCCATATCTTATTTTCTTCTTTATATCGTTTGCTTTTCAATACATCTGTTGCTGTTTTATTTTGAACAAATAAATCAAAACCAATTTCTTTGAGTTCTTTGGCGGTTTCAACAGAAACCAACCAATTAGGATAATTATTTGTTTCCATTTTATTTATTTTTTTTATACTTGTCTATTAGTGAATTAACCATAGCTTCTCTACATTTTTCATAACTCTTAAATCTTTCAGTATGAAAAACTTCAGTTGTGTTCCTCCTACTAAAAAAGAAAGTTCCAGTAGCACTATGACCTGTAAAATAACAATAAAGTGTAATAGGCTTTTCTAATATTTTTGTTTCTTTCTTATCATACTCTGTATTGGTATATAAAACTTCAATATGAGAATGTAGCCCTTTATCTCTGAACCACTCAAAAACTTGCTCATAGGTATATGTTGGTATAAAACCCGTATCACCAGCTAAGTAAGTCTCTTTAACAGATATAGTTTCAAGTTCACCGTCATTGTAAATACTGAAAATTTCGTCTCCTTTGTACCAGCTACCTGATTTATCAACAAATATTTCTAAGCTATCGAACCCTATTTCTTTTAACTTCTTAGCTGTTTCCACAGGAACTAACCAAGATGGATAATTGTTTTCTTTCATTTTTTATAATTTTAATTTTTTATTTAATATACAAATTAGTCAAACAGTCTTTTTTCACTTCGACCTCTTTTAAATATTCTTTGTATTCCTTTTGATTTTTCATTCTCTCAAAATCTTTTATATTAAAAGGAGTTGTTATTAAATGATATCCATTTTTACTTTCTGTTATCAGTTTTACTTTATCACCTTTTGGATATATAGGACAACAATATTGATTTATAATAGATTTTAAAGTTTCTATATGATAAACAGATTCTTTTTTATCAACATCTAAAATCCAATATTTTTCAATTCCTAACTCTTTACTAATAGACGAAGACGCAGTACAACTGTCAAACAGTTTAGATATAGACCTGTCATAAAAATCACTTTCGATGTATTCTGATAATCTTCTAAGCATAGAATGAGTAACTCGTCTAAAACTTTTAGGGTTTAGATTTATCATTGCTCTTGCATTAAGATTATTACATATAGGGATGATTTCTTTTTCTAACTTATATTCTAAATATTCTATATTGTTTATAACATAAATTTTTACAACATTTGTGTTTTTATTAATCATTTCATTATTTTCTTTCTTCCTCTGTATTAACAACAAATGAAAAAATAAATCATCCCTATTTAAATCGAAAACCTGTTTTAATCTTGGTTTTATTGTTTCTAAATTATTTATCATTCTTTTTAGCGTATTGATAATCCCATAAATCTAAACCTTCGAACATCACATCTCTAACTTGAATCATCCAAAAATTATCAAACCTTGTATTTTTTTCATTTTCTATTTCTTTTAAGTCCTCTATATTGGTAACAATATAGTAAACTTTTTTAACGCCATCTATTGTTTTAACAGATGTTTCATAAAGATAAAAATACGGTGTAGTTCCTGTTTTAAATCTATAATCTATTTCTAGTTTAAACTTTCCACCACTTCCATTTTCAATAGTACTACTTACAGTTTCTCCCTTGTCCGTATTAATAATAATTTCAATTTTACTAAAACTAATAGCCTCTATGTCTTTATCTGTATATTTATATCTAACACCTCGTGTTGTATAAGTACCATTTTTAAATTCACCATCATTTGTAACTTTCCAAACCTGGTGTAATCGAACTTCAAAATCTCCTTTTATATTAGTGTCTAAAACCAATTTTCTTTTATTTTCTTCTTTAAATTTTATTTCTTCAAATGGTAATGTTCCACTAAATTCTTTACTTGAAATAAATTTATAATTTTTATCAACATCTTTGAGTTTTTGATTAAAATTATAAATTAATGGTTCTACATCTACTTTTGGAATATCAGGGACTTTTATACTACCACCTCCCCCAGTGTTATTTCCACCACCATTGTTAGGTTTACCATTATTCCCTGTTTGTGGTTTCTGAGGTTCGTTGTTACTGTCTTTTTGACAAGATGTCAAAGTTAAGAAAGACAATAGCATCACACCTATAAATAGGCTGAAAAATAATTTGTTGTTTGTCTTTGTTTTCATGATATTATTTATTTTATTATTTATTTTGTTGTTTAGTTTACTAATTGTTTATAAATTTTCTTTTCTTATATTGTTCTTTTGCAAAATCATAACGATGAGGTCTTAAGTAAGGGTCGTTACAATTTTCTAATCCTTCCCATACTCTGTCTCGTAACTCTTTTGTTACACCTTCTTGTTTTGTGTAATTTACTTTATCCATTACATAACAAGCAGGTTGGTATGTACTTTCACAAGCACTGTTAATATAAAACAAACCTCTTCGTATATCTTTTGCTTCATTAGACGTACATAAGAAGTCTCCTATCATCATCTGAGCAGGTGGATAATCTAAGTCAGCAGATTGTTTGATTAATTTCATTCCTTCTACAAAATCCTCTTCTACTTTTACACCTCCTAATCCACCTTCACTCATTGCAACTCCCCACATAAACATATATTTAGGGCGTTTTAAGTCGGATAATTGTTTTATGTAATACATAATCTTTTCCCCGTCTTTGTCTTCTTTGTAGAAGTAGTGATAATAAAGTTTCTCACACGCTTCGCTTTTCCCCTCTTTACAATATTGTTCTATTTTCTTTATTGTTTGTGGGGTAGGTTCATCTTTTAATTCCCCTTGTGGGTAGGCTACAATTCCAATAAGAAACAGTAACCAAGTGTAAATTCTGTTTTTCATTTTATTTCTAATTTAAAAATTCTTACAATTTCTTATATCAAACATAGAAAATTCCTTTTGTCCTTCTTTAAGACGATTTTGTAAATCACTTCTACGTTTTTTTTGTCTATCGTTTTGGTCTTGTGCTGAAAAAATAACTATCATAATCCCAAAACCAATAATAATATGTAAAATTAATACCATTTGTTCTTATAAAATCTCTTTTAATTGTTATTAATAGGAATTATATTTTCCACATAAAATCCTTTTGCATTTCTAAAATATGTGCATATTTTCTTTATATAGTTGTCTCTTTCAACAGTACCAAGAGCATTAATTCTGTCTATTGGTTCTCCTGTTCTCCAGTGCGTTACATATTTTATTGCACTTTTCATTCTCTCAATCGTCGAGGTTATTGATATTTTGTTTATACCATCTCCCCAATCTTGGACAAGAGTAATAAGCTGATTTTTTTCTTTGTTCCAATTTTCTTTAAGAATGTTGGGACGATACATTTGAATTTCTTGGTCACTGGCCAGTCGTACTTGTTCTGTAGAGGTCATTCCAAAATCATCTGTTCTGAGTTCCCCAAAGTTTTTAGAAATTTGTACAACAATACCAATTTCTGGTTTTTCATTGTTCTCACGAATAACAACATCGCCAAGTTTAATTCCGTTTTCTGTTTTCTCCAATTCAATTGGGTAAACATTCATACAATATTCTAGATAATTAGATAAGTTCATTTTATTAATGTTTTTAATTTATAATTTATTTTCTATGAGCTCCTTAATTTCTTTTTGTTTTTCAAAAGGTAAAGAAGATAAAGGTGCAATTATTTCGTTTACTTCAAGGTCTTTAATTGCTTCTTTTAATTCTTTATATATCTTAGGTTGTTTGTTACGAAACTCTAAGACCTCTCCGTTTTCTAATACAATAACATATTTTTCATTTTTCATAGTTATAAAATTAATAATGTTCTACAACCACATTTCTGTCAATTAGATTTTCAATAATTAAATTTTGTACGGTTTTACCTAAAAACTTAATTCTTACAAAATCATACTCTTTATAAAAGTCTTTATCGAAAGTTACTTCATTTAACATTTCAATATTAAACACTTCTACATTACCGTTTTCGTCTTCTAACATTCCCTTTTTAGTAGAATAAAACACATATAAATCTAAGATTTTAGGTTTTTTGTACTCTGAAATTATCTCTTTAAGTTCTCCTATATCAATTTTATTACTTTCTTTTCTTTTTTCTAAATAAAAGTCTGAAAAAGTAATAAAATCGTCATTATAATCAATGAAGAAAAAACAATCATCGTTAAAAAATCCTTCATTCCACATTACATCTTCTAACTCTCGTAAGAAAGAAATAGTAGTTTGAACATTTTCCAATTCAAATAAGAGTTCTGGACGAAAGTTTTCGATTTCTTGTTTTGTTGCTAATTTAAGAGTGTTAGAACGTTTAACGCCAAAGTTATCCGTTCTCACCATTTCTCCACCTTTTAAAATTTGAATAATAACACCAACTCGTGGTTGTTTACAAAAAACTAAGTTATGATAACTTATACAAACATCTCCTAATTGTAACCTACTGTTTGAAATGTTTTCATCACTTTCGTATTCAAATTCAGAATATTTTTTATAATTTTTTACCCTTGCATGATATTTTATTTTTATTAGATTTTCTTTTTTTGCTCTTTTGCATAGTTTTATAATTCGTTCATTAAGCCCATAATTTACTTCCACATTACCTGTAATGTAATCTTCAACAGATCTTTTAATACTTTCTTCATTGACTCCTTTTTTCTCGTTATAAAACATTAAAACATATTCTAAAAGAACTTTAAAAACTTCCAATGCGTGTTCATTACGGTTTACATTATAAAACTCTCTAAAAAAATTTCTATTTAAAATTGTTTTTCCATTTATATTTAAATTCTCTTGAGTGTCGTTATAAGACAATAAAGGAAATTTAGATTTAATAAACCCTCTGTAAACTTCTTCATCTGTGTTTTCTATAAAATTAAAACATTCAATGAGAGTTTTTTCTTGCATTTCAATTGTCACTTCAAAACCGTTTGTACGAGAACCACTATTTACTTCTTCTATGTAAATTGTTCTATCTTGAAAAAGATTTTGTAAATAATAAGTTATTAAGTTACATTCACACTCTTTTGTCATAACTTCAAATTCAAAATCATAGTCATCGAACATAAAGTCTTTTAAAGTAACAGGTTCTTTAATAACATCTGCGAGCTCTTTATTATAAAGTTGAACAATTGCAGATTTATTTAACTCACGATTGACAACACTTTCACTCTCTACCACTTCACTGAAAGGTAATAATGTGTTAATTTTAATTACATTTTTTGTTTTCATTTTATTCAATTTTTAATATTTATTTTTTAACTTTTAGATTTAGCTTTACACTGAGCTTCTGATTGAAAACTAAATCGTTTTAATCTCTGTATCTGCTTCCTCTTTAACTTGTTTGAGTAATATTCTAAATTTACTTTAAATACATTTTCACTCGTTTTGAAATCAATATTAAAAAGAGTCAGTTTACACACTCTGTCAAACTTTCCTAACTTTGTTTTATAACCAAGTCCTAATTTAACAAGTTCTTTTGCTATTTCTCGTCGTTCCTTTTGTTGTTCTGTCTTGTCTGTTGTGTTATGTTGTAATAACAGGTCTTCGCCTATAATTCCAACTCTCACACCTTTTTCTTTTATTTTATCTACTTCGTTAAGGTAGTTTGCTATTTTTTCAGAGACAGAAAAACGATAATTTTTTACTTTATCTGTGTTTTTCATTGACTAATTACTCTAATAATTCTACGGTTGTACACTGAAAGTATACCTCTTCATTTGTTGTTTGATTATAATCACTTATTAATAAAACTTCTACGAACTCTCTTATGTTTTCTACAGGTGAAATATCCCATGCTTCTATTGTTTCTGAAACAACAGGTACTAAGAGGTCTATAGCCCGTTGCATTGGAGTTTGCTCGTTTAATGTAGCAATCACTTCAAAGTCTCCAAATAACTGTGTTAATTTTGCTTGTACTACAATTGTTCTCATTTTCTTAATATTTTTTTAAAGATTAAACTTAATTTTCTCTGTCGATATTTTTCACAATTAAATCATTCCTACCTACTCTCTTACAAATATCAACAAGTCTTTCGTTTAAGGTGTAATCAATATTTACATTACCCATCACATATTCACAAATCTCTTCCTCAAACTCTTGTTTGGTAATACCCTCTTTTTCGTTGTAGAATGTAAGAATGTATTCAAAAAGATATTGTAACACTTCTAAATAGTTTTCGCTACCTTTCTTGTTATAAAACATTCTGTAATATTTAGGGTCAGTAATGTTTGTTTTGCCCACATACCACAAGTTTTTATTATACCCCTCATAATACCAACTTGGTACTCCATCTTCAGAATTTACCCATGCTAAATATTTTTTAGGGTCTTCACTTTCGATAAAGTCAAAACATTTTTCGAGAGTTTCTTTTTGCATTTCAATAAATACTTCTATATCATTTGTATAATCTGTTCTATCCCAATCTATATTAATAATTGATATACTTTCGTCTTTTAGGATAGTCTTTAAATATCTCTCAATTGTTACCGTCTCTTTATCAATCACCTCAGATTGATATTTGTACGTGTCAAAATTGAAATCATCGTAATAAATATTGTCGTCTTCTTTATCCAAATAATCTCTTAACTCTTCCCTATAAAACTCAATTATATCGTTTTCCTTACTTTCACTATCCAAACAACTATACTCTCCGAAAGTTTTACCGAAAGGTAATAAGGTTCTTATTCTAATTAAATTTTGTGTTTTCATTTTTTATAATGTTTTTAAAAATGTTAATAATTATTTGTTTTATATTAAATACCCCTCTTCATCGAAAAGCAGTTTGTTTTCGTCGGCATATTTTAGTCTTTGATAGTCGTCGCCTAAATAAACTTCAGCTTTACGCATCTCTTCTATGAAACTATCATTTAACAAATCTACACAACATGTTGTGTATTCATAAATTTTAAATAGTTCTTTAAGGACGTTTTTGTATTTAACATTTAGGTAGCGATAAGGATTTTCCAAATAAACTCCGTATCTACTTTTCTCTGCTTCCATTGTGTTTTCCAAAACTCCCTCTTCGATTAATTTGATAACTCTCCTATCAGCTTTGAAATTTACAATCTCTTCTGGAATGTTATTTACCCATTTGTTAAGGATAGTTTTACAATTATTTAGAAAATCTACAATATCTAAATATTCAGCGCTAAAACGCACATAACAATTATAATCTGTATCATATTGAAAATCACTCACTCCGTAAATACCTAAATTAAACAGGTCTGTTTTGTAATCTTCTTCTGTTTTAGCGATTTTTTCCTCTATAAGTGTCTCAAAAAACTCGTCGTTTTTGTGGAGTACTTCAAAAATGTTATTTATGTCTCCAAATTCTTTAATTGTTAATCTTTTCATTTTCTTATTTGTTTTTTTAAATTAATATTTTTAATTTTTTTTTCACTCATTGTCAATACTTTCGTATTTTTCAATAAAGTTGTTTATTTTTGTGTTAATCATTTCGATAAGTTCCAACGGCTCAATTGTAAAACCTGTTCGCTTTACGTCCCCGTTAGGTCTTTGTACAGTATAATCTACTATATAAATATCTTCTGCTTTAACAATTTTGTCAATTTCTATTTTACTCGCTCGAATACTCTCGTATGTTGCAATATTTTCACGTAAAACAGTGTCACCCATATAAATAGATATTTCTTTTATTTCTTTTTTCATCTTATTCGATTTTTAAATTATTATTCATTTTCTAACTTTTCAATCTCCTCGAGACTTTCAGAATAATACATTTCCGCTAACTCTTTAAGCCATATCTTGTCCTCTTCGCACATCTCACTGTATCGCTCTAATAAGTCGTAAAATGTACCTTCTATTCCATCGTAAGGTGTATCGTAATAAGAAAGTAGCTCACCATCTACCTCTACACATATTTGATAGCTACTATTGGTCAAGAACACAAGTCCACTATAAGGGTTAGACGCTATCTTTACTTCTGCTGTTTCAAAATCGCAGTCAAAATCTTCAGGAAACCCATAAGATATTGCACTTATTAATCTTTCAGCAATTGCCAATTCTCTTCCGCCGAAGCGTGCTAAGTTTGTTATTAACATAATAATTTTAATTTTGTGCCCTTGTTGGGCGATTAAACATTTACTTTTATTTTACATTGCAAAGGTACGACATTTTTTCATTCCTTGCAAATTTTTTCACAATTATTTTTAATTATTTTTTCAATCTTTTTTCTAACTCATTCTTATTGTGTCTGTTAGGTAGCATTAAAATTTCTTTAAGTTTTTCATCTCTATCAAAAACAAGTTCATAAATATACCCATTTAACTCCTGTTTTACCTTTTCTAACATTTCACTACTTACTTCTTTATTTGTAGTAATTCCGTAAGAGGCGTAACGAAAAACATTTGTAAAACGCTTTCTTATATTTTCACTAACTTGTTTTATAAATAATCGTGCTTTAACTCTATCTTTTAACTTTTTACGAATCTTGTCAAAATCTAATACTACACCATCCTTTAATTTTAATTTCGGATAATAAAAACCGTTATTACTTATAACTTCGATATATTGGGCGTCTTCATATTCTCTTAAAGTTATTCGTTCGTTATTTTTATCGTACAAAAAGACAGTGTTATAAAAATTTAAAAGCTGATGTCCGTTTTTTGCCACTTTCATTTATCACCTCCTTTCTCTTTTAAGTATTTTCCAAACTCTTTTATTATTCTGTTAATATCACAATTTTCACAATGTAGATGAGCTTCTAAAAACTTTTTTATTTTAACAAAAAATAATTTGTAAAAGTACCTTTCTCAGTGACTTTGTGCCACTGTTTTGGTATTAGATACTCCAACCGTTCCGATACAGTTGCGTTAAGGGGTGGACGGTCGTTTGTTTTAGCCTGTTTTAGACTGTTTTTAGTGTTGTTTTTACTATTTTGATATTCCTGTATATTTTTGTAAAAACTCTTATTTTTTAAATTAATTTCTTGCATAACTTAAATTTATTAAATTAACAATATATGCCCTTTTCTCTAAGTATTTGTTTTGTTTCTGCATATAGGTTTTCATTTCCAAATACTTTAAAATTGTTTTTATAACACAGTTTTAAAATTAAATGATTTTTAATATCTAATAAATTTTCTAATATATTAGTTTTAGGAACACATCTAACTTGTCCGTGTGTTAGTTGTTTTAAACCTTTATACTGTTTTAATTCATCAATTGGTACAACCTTTAACAGTACACCAACTTCATTAAATAAGTTAGCAAAATTTCCACTTTTAGAAAGCACATAAAAGTTTGGGGTTTCATCATCGTACATTTCCTGCATAAGTTTTATAACCTCTATAATTTCGTCACTATTTGCAAAATAACCTTCCTTTTCATATTCTGCAATTTTGTAATATAATGCACTTTGAAATCTCTTTACAGGGTATTCCTTTAGCATTCTATGTATAAACTCTTTTGTATATTTATTTGTTTTCATCTTTTTATAAGTGTTTAAAATTAAATTTCAATAAAGAGCCCCTCCCTTTATGAGTTTGGGGCTCTCAATACTTTTATTATTTTTCTTTCATCCACCCTAAGAAAGTGAACAAAGGTATAAAATGCGTGTCAATAAACGAATACCCACAACCTGTGATATTTAAAAAATAATACCCTTTATATTCTACTACTCCGATTCCAAAGTGTGCTAATACGTCTATATTACAATATTCAGAATTTAAGTAGTAATCTTCACCAGTTCTGGAAATTCTATACAGCGATGTCATAACCTCCATGTGTTCTCTCATCCACTCATCTTGTAGCCGTTCTATTTCTTCATCTTTTTCTTCTTCTATATTGCTTTCCAATTGTGATTCAAAAAATTCATAAGAGGGCATTTGTACCTCTATCTCTTCATAATAATTCTCTGGTAACAAGTCGTAAGGCAAAATATTAAATTCTCTATTGAGAAATTCAGTTGCAATACTGTTTCCATCTTTATAGGTTACCTCAAACGGTTTAAACTCTTTTTTATCAGAATCTCCAAAGTTTTCTGTAAAATTTTGTGCTTGTTGTAATAAGTTGTTAGTTTCCATGATAATATTCTTTTTTTTACTAATTGTTTAAAATTGTTTTTAAAATCTTGTTGCTCCAATTCACCTCAAAGCGTGCGACGCACAAGGCTTTGATATATTGGTATACACCACCCGCTATTAACATAGAGGGGTAAAACTCTTTATTTGTAGTTAAGTATGCAGCTACTCCCGCAATTACTAATACACTACCTAAGTAAGCAAAAAACTTAATTTTTGCAATTCCATTGTTTTTGTTTTCTGTTTTCATTTTAATCAACGTTTTAAATTAATATTTCACATTTTATTTTTTACACTGCAAAGGTACGACGTTTTTTCATTCCTTGCAAATTTTTTCACAATTATTTTTACAATTTTTGCAATCTTTTTATTTAACTGTTTATTTATTAAACAGTTAGGTAATTAATATTTTTACCTTAATTTCAAAAGGTGTGTAAAAGTGTTATATCTCATTCTTTTACAGGACAAAGATACGGCGATATTTTTAAACACGCAAGAAAAAACGCAATTTTAACACAAACTTTAACATTTTAAAAACGTTAAAACACACGTTTGCAACAAGTTAGGTATATTGTTTTAACAAATATTAAGACACGATAAAAAATAAAAATCGCCGTTGGTACAATTGCCACCCTCTTCACTGAGAACAAACAACTACACACCACTATCATACATCTATCTATATTAACCCTATCAATAAACCTACAATAATAACCCAACCAATAACAACAAACATACTAACACAACAACAAAGCAACAATATAACAACAATACATATAATACACCATACACAATACATAATACATACAGACAACAATAAACAAACACAACCCTACACCTATATACACATACAATATAATAGCCCCCAATTAGCTACATACCGACGGGACAAATTTCAAAGCTATAAGAGAAATACAACCTTTATAAACTGTCTTATTATATCATTCAGATGCGACCCCACTCCCTAACGTCCTCACCACCAACCACTTACAACAACAATAATAAAACCACAGAACAACTGCAATAATAAATTTATTTTACAAAATAACAATTCTTTGGAATATTTTTCTATCGAGACAAAAAAAAATGCCGTGTGGATAATTTTATTCTTACCTAAAAAAGAGATTTGGTAGAATATTTTTCTGTTAGGGGAGAAAATAGAGTAGAAATAAAAAAGCAGTGCCAAAGAAGACACTGCCAAACTAAAAAACATAAATTACTTTACAACGTAATTACTTTTTGCGACACTTGTGGTAAAAGAAAGCTACATACAGTATTATGAGTGTTAAGAATATTGCAACTACTGCGAAGATACCAGCAAGTTCGTTGTAAGTGCCTACGAATAAGAGTGCCCCGAAGGTACACACGATAACTGTAATAACAATCTTTGTTAATAGATTCATTTTCATATTTATTTTTTATTGGAAACAATTTAACTCCCGCAAGCAAGGAAATTCACAACTACATATAAACGGCTTGCAAGGTATAGCACCTCATTTATACAGAACAAAGGTACGAATAATTTTGGTAACTGCCAAATATTTTGCAAAGAATTTTCAATTTGCGATTATTCAAAAAATACAATGCATCTCAATAAAACAAAAACAGTCAGTAAAACATTCACTTGTCAAACTATCACAATATTACAAGCCTGCACCTTGTTACATTACTGTACCCCTCTTAGCTCACAAGTCTCAGCAAGCAAAAATAAATATAGAAACCTCCTGCATATAAACCCCTCCAACAAATATCAATTCAATATTATTTTTATTTTAGTAGGGGGTACGGGTGAAAATAGTTAAGAGGGGGTGGGGTAAGGAATAGGGTGGGTCGTCACGCGCGACACTTAGTTTAAGTCAACGCACAATACTTAATTTAGTTTTGTAAATACGTAATACTTAGTTTTGTTTAGTGCATAATACTTACTTAACACGTGATACTTAAATATGCGATACCCAATCCAAACTAGTGAGTGATGTTTGATTTGAATTGTTTATATACTCAGGTGTTTAGCTTGAATCGTACTTATCTCTATTTTCAATAGTGTAAAATATGTAATGGGCTTGAGTGAACTATACTACATTTAACTTGGATCTAAATATGACATAAAAAGATAGGTTAATATAAGTGTAAAGAGATAAAAAAACATATAGATGAATACTTAGATTAATGTATTAGTTTTATTATTGTTTATATAGGGATATGTATGAGAAAAGATATGTGTTATTATAATGTAATTGTATTATAAAGGATAGGGTGGGCAATTGCACCGACGGCGATTTTTGTTTTTGCAACGCAAGGTGAAAACAGCAGTGTTATACAGTGCAAGTCTTGTTGGCGCAGGGAGGGGTGTAGAACAAAATGTAGATAAGGGGTAGGGTGTAAAAAGAAAAAGGACATATCTTACGGGATATGCCTTTCTCCTATCGAATAAAGAAATAAAATGTAATAACAAATTTCTAACTTTAAAAATTGTAAAAAATCATAGTAAAAATAAGAAACTCACTCTATCTATGAAAGATGTATAAAATGCATAACAAAATATAATAGTAAATAAATGGAAATAAACATATAGAGTGAGTTCTTATTTTAGGAAATGTATAATTAAAAAAGTATTAATGCTCATTATCTTCCTCAATCAACTGTTCGGAACAGCACCTATGGCGATTTTGATTTGTGACACCTGATTGTGATGACAGTGTAACCCAACCTTGTCGACTTGTCTACTGTCAGGAAGAGGAGAAGGAACAAGCCCTCTCCCTTCGCAAACAGTGATAAAAATATAATTATTTCTAAAATATGAAAAGATTCAAAATTATCCCTCTTACCTGTAAAATGAAAAACAAAATATATTTACAAAGTACAAATCAATATCATCTTTAAAACCTACAAGAAAAAATTACAATCCGCAGCTGTTCCTAATAAAAGGGATTGCTTCTAGGTAAGAGGGATTTGAAGGCTGTGTAGGACTTGAACCTACATCTGAAATGTTTTTACACGTTAAACTAACAGCCTAAAAAAAACAATATAAATATTTAAAACAACTTTTAATAGACATACAGCTCGGATTCGAACCGATTCCTCTTTTACACTGTTAAGTAAAAGCAATGCCAACCTATACACCTCTGTATGTTTTGTCCTATATTATATAATGTTACCACACATCTCCTTAACTGTCGCGGAGTTTCATAAAACAACAAACCAATCATTTTTCAGATTGTGTGTTTTGTGATAGTGAAAACTAAATATAGAACAAGTAAGACATTTTCAGTCTTATTTTTTTGACAGTTAGTGAGGAATCGAACCTCAACCTACTTCATTTTTAGAAGTTGCTCTAACCATTAAGCTACCAACCAACCTTTGAATTAAAATTACAAATGAGAATTGCTAAGTTATTTGTATAGGAGGCAAGACTTGAACTTGCGACTTCCTGAATCTAAATCAGGTAGGGTAACCATCACAGTTACCTAAAACAAAGACAAACAATATCTTAGGTTTTGCACGCAATTTTGCAATCCGTGTGGGCGTACTGCAAGCCTCTATCGGGTACTGAAATTCTCCGATTACTTTTCCAAACCTTTAAAGCCTTCTTACAAGACGTGTTTTGTTTTCGCTCCTCTTAAAAAAGAGTACTTTCATTCTCGAAAACTAAGGAAATTCAATATCTTGCAAGTTTGTTTTAGAGTTTAAAAGATTTGTAACCCTCACTCCTATATGTTATCTCACCCTATCTCCCGACGGAGTGAGATTTGTCCATAAGGACAAAACTTCAAAAGAAATAATTCTACTTTGAGCAAGTCCATCTAAGGTTAATATCTTAGATATGATATACATAACTTTCATAATGTTAGGTTTAGCACGAATGTGCAAATATAGCATTAATGTTTTCTTTTGAAATTTGTATAAAACTTATCTAATTATGATTTTTCAACTATCTCATTTACTTTTACGCTGCAAAGATACAACATTATTTTAAATTCTCCAAATTTTTTTGCAACTTTTTTATAAAAAACTTTTCAATAAATCATAATAACTTGATTTCAAGTGTATTACGGAAGTTGAAATTGTAATTCTTTTTTGTTTTTTCTCTCATTTTGTATAAGATTAATAAGTGTAAAGTTCAAATCATAATATTGTCTATTCATAGAAATTTTACCTTTTAGTTCATTCCATATTATTTCTCTGAGAGGTAACTCTTCAGAAGAAACGTTAGGGTTGGACTTAACTACTTCTACTAATTTTTCATAACACTTCTTGTAAATGTTACTCATCACCTCTGAGGAAATTCGTTTTTGAGAATGAGACTTTTTAATATTGTCTTTATCATCACCTTTTACAACTTTTGAAATGAGAGTAGAGAGTGCAGCCCTTTTAGAAACAACCTCAGCTTCTCTTTTCAAAGGTGATACTTGTCTAAAACGTGAAAAAAAGAACAACTGATTAAAATCACTGTCTGCTGAAATACAAGTTACTCGGTCAAATCGTTTATCTTTGGAGTATTGAGCAATAATATCATCAGCCTCCATTTTATCGAAACACAAAAAATAGTCTTTATTTTTAAGTTCATCTTTTAAAGCAAACATTTGTCTTGCGAATGTTTCATCACCTGAGGTTTTACGATTTTCTTTATAAGCCTCATATAATCTTTTCCTCCAATATGTATCTCTTTTACTATCACAAACCACTTTAACATTAGAAGTTCCAAGTTTAGACGACCACCCTTTCATATAATCTTCCAACCCTTCAATATTTAACTTCTTTGCTTTGTACAATGTAAATGCTATATTGTTTAAATCAAAAAGAATTATAGAACGAGGGTCGTATGAGACAGCTACATCTTTACCTTGTAACATCATACACTGTGTTTTAATAAGAGTTTTAGTTTCAGAGTTGAAATTAGACCATCCGTCTATGTTTTTCACAAGCCAAACTCGGTACTGTTCAGGAGTTTCAGATAACCGTTTTCCTTTATGAATACCAAAAGTGAGTTTATAATCCTTAACGTCCTCTTTTTTAAGTTGTATGACTTTTTCAAGTTCCTCCATTGTCATCTCAGCACCCATCGGGACTCCTGTGAGCAAGTGAGTATTATTGAAAACACCCCAACCATAACCCTCTTTGTTGAGAACTCTAAGCTCTTGTATTCTACCAAACCGTTTTACATTATTACAAAAATCTATAATAAGACATTCTTTAAGATTTGGATAAAGAGGGTTGCGAACACCCCTTCCAAATATTTGATAAAGAAGAGCAAGAGAGTTAGTGGGTCTGGCCATAATAACAGTTTGCAGGTCAGGCTTATCAAAACCGAGTGTTAATGCAAACATGTTTGTAACAATCTTTATCTTATTGTTTTTAAAGTCTTCTACTATTCGAGCACGCTCTTTTTTACCCATTGTAGCATAAACACAAGCAGCCTGAGAACCTAATCTTTCAGCAAGAATTTTAGCATTTTCAACACTATCCATAAACACCATTGCGTTTTTACCCTGTTCCAAAAGTTTCTTACAACGTTTATAAACATTCTCATTAACACCCTGTTCTAAAATAGCCTTTTGAACGGATTGTTCTGTGTATTCCGCACCTGTGGAATTAAGTTTTAAAGAATTAGAATTAAAATCCCACAACTCATAATTAAGTTTAGCCCAAAAGTTATTTTTTACCAATTCTTGTATTTGAGTAACATGAATAATCTTATCAAAAACCCTAGGTTTACTACTTGTTAACATATTTAACTGGGTCCAGTTATTAAAACCTTCTCCATAAGTTTTCAATCTGAATGGAGTGGCAGTGAAGCCTATTATATGAGTGGGTTTTAAGTCATCAACAAAATCTCGAAACATAGAACCTTTTTCAGGAGGATAAGAAGCATGACATTCATCAACTAATAACACCTTCACACCACGTTTACGAAATTCACATCCAAGATTTTTTACAGAACCAATTGTTGCAAAAGTAACATGTCCTATTTCTTTCTGGCCAGCGGAAGCTGAATATACAGAAGCAGAGTTACCATAAGACTCGTATTTTTCAAGGTTCTGTTTCAACAACTCTATGGAAGGTTGCAATACAATTACAGAACCGTCACATTGGTCTGCAACAGCACCTATCAGAATAGATTTACCGTAACCCGTAGGTGCAACTACTACACCAGGGTCAGGGTTCTTTTCCGACAAGAATTTCAAACACGCGTCGAGAGCTTGCTTTTGATTATCTCTTAATGTATATTTCATCTTCTTACATTCTTTCTATTTTCGGGGACAAAATTACAAAAAAAATTTTAAATACACAAAAAAAAGACTTTTTAAAAAAGAAGCCTTTTTAAAATAACAAATTTATAAAAATGAATGAAAATATTGTATTAGTTAAATCCTTCTGACATCAACGTGTTACTGTAATGTTTATTATACATAGACCGAACTGTTCTATAATATAATTTATACTTTTTACCAGCTGCTACATTATAAAACACTGCTCTTTTTATCGGTATACTAATTGCCCTATCCATCGTCCAAGCTAATGTGTTTAAACCTGTTTTAAAAACATCTGTAAAAAGACTAATGTTATAAAAATAACCATCCGTTTCCGTTGTAAACTTAGTATATTTGAATGTTTTAAAATTAGTTAATCTTACTTTTTTAGGAGTGACCCATACCGCAAGATAACCTAACTTATCCAAAACAACACCGCCATCTCTATTTATAAGTTCATCGACTATGACTTCAAAGATTTTATTTACAATCACTCTCTTTTCTTTACGAAACGGTCTGTTTTTTCGAGTTCTGTATTTAACCTCCAAAAACTCATAAAAGGGAGCTGAACAAAGATTAGCACTATGTTCTAATTTACGAACTTGATGTACTCTTCCCTCCTTAACATTAGAATTTTTGTAAATATCATAAAGTTCGTCATTTATCTCCTTCTTAAATTGTTTTTCTTCATCAGTATATTTTTCGTAAGTCTTTCTTGTAAAATACTTACTTGCTTTAATTTTACCAACCGTAAACCTCTTCATTTTGTTGAACTTGTTTTATTTGTTTTATTTGTTATTGTTGAGTTTGAGTTTTCTGATGTTCATCCATATTTGGATTTTCATCAACTTGTACAGCTTTATAAAAAGAGGCTACTTCTTTTAGTGTTTCTTGTATAACAATTTCTAATAATTTATCAGGACAGTTGAACTCATAATCCCAACCTTCTTTACACCCATCACAGTCTTTATCTTTACAACCACTTGCCTCGTCAACCTCATCGAGTGAAACAGGCAGAAGAACTATATTAACAAGTTCAACCTCACTGTCAGGAAGATATAAATATCCATCATGGATGTAATAATTGGCAGGTTTAATAAGAGAAGCAAACTGACGGTTCTTTTGTAAAGCATATTTTTGAGTAGTTGTTGGAGTAAATTCTACCTCACCACCAACAGATGTAATACTCACAATTGAAGCTCCAAACCTTGTGAAAACAGTTTCAGGTAACTTTTTTACTGACTTCATTAGATTATTACAACGTCTAAACTCAACGATATTACATTTTACAATATCATCACGTTTTAATTGAAAACACTTTATTGTTTTATAAAGATTTTCTTCTCTATACAGAGACCTGTCGTGTAGCTTCTGTGCAATGTAAAACTTTGCTTTATCTTTGGCTGTTCTTAAAATAAAACGTCGTGAAATATGTTGGTCTTTATTAAGAGTTCGTAAATTATTTACAACTCTACTAACTAATTCCTTATTTGTCATCTTATGTATTGTTTATAATACAAAGATACAACATTTTACTGTAAAAAACCAAGAAAGTAAGTTAAAAATTATTCTTTGTCAACAATAAAAGTGTAAATAATACAAAGAAAACTAAGTAATATAAAAAATGAAAAAAGAATAATCGCTAAAACAAGCATTTCCTCTTTGTTATTATGTATGTAAATATTGAAATTATATAACACTGTAACAATTAAAGCCAATGCAAACATTAAAACAGAACAAAAAGTAAGAGACTTTAAAACGTGTTTTTCTCTTCTTGTCATTTCAGTTTTCTCAAGCATTGTCTGTATTACTACTTGCAAAACGCTCTTTACTTGCTGTTGAAACAGACTGAAAAACTCCTTGCCACATTTTCATATAAAAATCATAAGAGGTTCTTATAGAATCAGACAGTTCTACTATTTTCTGTATCTCTTTTTTAACAGCTAAATAACGAGAATCAATCTCTACAAGTTTATCCGCCTGTGCAATGGATGTAGCTTTGCCGTTTTCGTCTTTACGTGTTTCTGTAATATCTTTTAAAACAGTAGTACGAAGTTGCTTTTTTAGATAGTCTTCTAAATAAGTAGCCTGTGTAGCAAACTCGTCTTTACAAGTCATTAGAAATTCAAGACGAGCTGTCATTTCTTTTTTTATAGCATCATACTGAACAAGGTCTCCAATATCTGTAATCTTAGCATATCTCGATACAAGATACGACAACTCTTTAAGTACTTGATGTACTTGCTCCACCTTCTCTTCCGTAATTGTAGTTTGTATATCACCTACAATTAGATTTCCAACTTTTTCTCGAAGCTCTATCAGCTTTCTTAATTTCTGTGCTTCACCTTTGGCTTCTGCTTTTCCTTCAGCTTGTGTAATTAATGCCTTAAGCCACTTTATGTTTTCTTCTGTGAATGTAATCATTTCTTCTATTTTATTTGTTTTCTACTAAAAGGTTTTTACCAAACCATTTGTTTTTATATTCTTTACGCAGTGCTTTAATGATTTCGTCAGTCGATTTTACATAACCATTGGTTATAAGATAAGTTAGACGTTCTTCAACAGAATGAAGTTCTTTCATCATTTCTTCAGTACCTTTATCATTGCGTATTTCTTTGTAATGATTGTTGAAAACTACATAGTTGATTGCTATTGCAATCTCGGACATAACAACCTGCATTCTAAACTTATCTCTGTCCAACAAATCATAAACTGCTTCACTCAACTTCTTGTAGCTGTCCGCTGCTTTCTTTCTATAAAGAATCATTTCGTCATAAACAAACTTTAAAACTTTATATTTGAATTTAGGATTTAGGTACATTGCAAAATCAATGAACAAAAGAGGATGCATCCACACAGCCCCTCTCACCCTACCACCATTAGACAATGTCTTAGGCTTGATTTTTATAACTACTTGATTTTCAAGTTCGTCGGTTTTCCGCATTTCGGAAAACTCTTCACTTTCTATCGTTTCAATAAAAGATTTAGTCTTTGGTGAATTTAAAAATTCGTTTAAACGTCTTCTACCCTTGTCTTTGTTCCTCGCAGACCACTCATTTAAAAAATCATTAGCCTCAAAGTAACCATCACTTGTTCTTTGTAGCACATCAAAACCTACAAAAGGTCTCTTCATTACAACATTTGTTTTCATAGAAAAAAAATTATTTTATATTTTACAAAATTACAAACTTTTAAGATGTTATGCAAGAAAGTTGTATGTAAATTTCCTTATTTAAAAAGTCGTTTTAAGGAATTTAAGAATCCTTTTTCTACCACATCAATACCGATACCGAAGTTGCTATCAGCCATAGTGTGATAATCTTCGCGGATAGGTTCCAATTTATCTAAAGGCAACTCAATATTCGTGAGCGGATTGTACTCTACAATCACCTTACCAGAGTTTTTAGTGATAAACTTTTGGGTTTTATGGGTGAAATACTCGTTTTTGATATCACACTCTTGTACGGTGTATTTTTCCTTAGTATCAATATTCTCATCAGTTTTGAGCTCTATTTCGTAATGTTCACTATCGAAGTTATGCCAAAAGCTCGCATCGCTGTGCTGGTGTTCACGAATGCTGTTTTTCAACACACTACCATCGTAGTACATCAAGAAACGACGACCTTCATTGTCTATAAAATAAGGCTGTTCAATAGTTGCTTCGTACTTCACTACAAATTCATTTTCCACCTTATCGTCCTTCACTATTTGCAAAGTAGCATCTTTGAAAATCTCGCGAAAATCTTTGCCTTTGCGGTCGTTCACATAGTTGAGCGCATAAAACAAGGAGTTGTTCCAGCTGTCCAAACGTTCGTTTTTGTTGCTCGACTTGAAGTAAGCTCGCATAGAGTTTGCACGATTGTAACGATAAGTAGTAAGCAGTTGTATTTTGCCCGTATTACCTTTGGCTTCTAAGGTGATGTGCTCATCTATACAAAAATTGTCGAAATAGGTAGGTTTGCGCACTTGTAACTCTTGGTTAGGCAATATCTCCATAAAGTGACAAAAAGAAATCACTGCGCGTTTCTCCAATTTACCAAACTCATTACGAGCAGTTGCATCTACAAAGTACTCTTTACCTTCGTAATTGATTTTCACCACTACGTGATTGAACGAAAGCAACGAAGGGAGATAGAATTGCAAGTAATAATCAGAATTGTAGTTCACCAATATCACTGAAGCCTCTACACCGAGATAGTTGAGAATAGATTTTAACAATACACATTTCGCTTTACAATCACCTTGCTTATTTTGGTAAGTAAGTGCAGGTGCTTGTGGTTTGTGTCCATTCATCTCATCGGCGTTGTACACGTAGTAGATGTTGTTTTGCACAAACTCTATAGCGTATTGCAATTTCTCATCGAGGGTAGCCATACCGTTGAGTTTCTCCACTAAATCGGGAGCGAAATCAGCGGGTTGTGCTTTGAATACCTCTTCGTAAAGCGGATAGATATAGTTAGAAAGTTCTTTCCAAGTACTATCAGTAGCGAAGTCTATAAAAGGGAAGATTTCGCGGTTAGGATCTACTGGGTTGATGTAGTTTTCTTGTACTATCTCAAATGCCTCTCCTTGCGCTAAGTATTTCAACTGACTTGGGATTACGTTGCCTTGCTCGTCGCGGAAAAACACATCTTTATAAGCCACGCGTTTGTCGCGATTATTGATGAGTTTGAAGTGGTATTTACCGTACGCCCAGTAAGTATCGGGGGTTACATATACGTATTTCATAAAGTCCCGACGCAAGAACTCTTTCTCAGTAAATACCTTTTCTTTGGTGTCTTCCAAAATGAGGATATCGTCTAAGTGAAGGTCTTTGATGGAGAAGTTCAGTTTTTTAGAACTGCTGATAATACCACGACCGCTTTGCCCTTCGTTGTCCAATACTTTTATAGTAGTATCAGCTGTTTTGTCAATTAGCTGACCGTTGCGATACACACTGATGCGGTGTATACTGAAATACTCATTTTCTTCGAGTATCATATCGTACATCGAAGCGCGTTCCAAGTTTTCGGGTTGGGTAAGCGTATAAGCCATCAACGTATAGTCAGAAGCACTATTATCGTCTATTTTGCTGTATTTATGTAAGAAATAGCAGTAGTCACGTCCCTCGTCGGTTTGCTCTCGAGAGAAATCAGTCTCTACTAAAAGTTTTTCCATTTCACTATCTGAAAGGGAATTTGTCCAATCTCCCGCTTCTACAAAGCGGTACAATTCTTTTTCTTCTGTTTGCACTTTTTTAGTTTAGAGTTTAAAATTAAGAGTTATAAGAGTATTTAAGTGGGCACAAAGATACTACTTTTTTATCGTTCAGCCAAAAAAGTTTATGCCTCCTTCATTCCCAAACCGTTATCAATGGCATATGCCATATTTTCAATGATATGCTTGTGTTTGGTTACAAACGGATTGGTAGTATCCCACACGTAACCTGCAAGTACCGAACATATTTTCTTCTTCACGTCTTCATTTCCTGGCTGATGAAAGAAGAGCGTTTGTAGATTGCCAGTATACCATTCTCTTACATAAGAAGTAAACACGTCTATACCACGTTGCATATACTCGGCGTATTCCTTTTGCCAATCTACTTTTTCACCCGCAAGTTCGCGTTTTACCAATTTAGCCGCCAACATCCCCGATTCGGTAGCAAATGCCACTCCTGAGGAGAACACAGGATCTAAGAACTCGGTACTGTTGCCCGTGAGCACAAACCCTTCGCCAAAGAGTTTTTTCACCGAGCAAGAATAACTTTGTATCTTATTGGGCTTGAACAGAAAATCCGAATGTTCAAAGCGTGGTCGGTAGAAGTCAGAACGTTTGATAGCTTTGCGAAGTGCTTCTTCGGTATCTCCCGAAGCCGACAAAGCGTTGATATAGTGCGTAGGTCCTACAATGCCCACGCTAGTATTGCCGTTAGAGAACGGAATTACCCATAGCCATACTTCACGCTCCAATACATCAAATGAAATAAGCGTACCTTCTTCACCCGCAGGACGTACCTTCCCCTCTTTGATATGAGTAAAAATAGACGAGTGGTCGTCTAACTTCGAAGGAGAATTGAGGTCTAACAAGCGAGGCAACACACGTCCATAACCACTGGCATCAATTACAAATTTAGAGGTAATTTCGCTCACCTCGCCATTAGCGTCTTTCACCGTAGTGACCTGATGGTCGGGGAAGAATTGTACATCGGTAACTTCGGTTTCAAAAGTGAGATTTACTCCTTTTCGAATGATCTCTTGTGCCAAAACATTATCGAAATCGGCACGAGGCACTTGCCACGTCCAATCCCAACCTTTGCCGTACTTCTTGCCAAAATCAAACTGACATACTTGTTCCCCACGAATAAAACGGGCACCCCATTTTACTTCGTACTTTTGGGCTTCCAAGGCTGGCATAAAACCCGCTTCCTCAAAATGATCCATCACGCGCGGAATAAGGCTCTCTC